ACAAGACGGGCAAGGCATACCGCTTTGCCAAGGATGGCAACACCTATAAGTGGACAGTCATCACGGATACCGATATTGCCAAAGCCCTCTCTGATGCAAGCAAGGCACAGGAGACCGCAAACGGGAAAATGAAGGTGTTCAGCACTCAACCGAACCCACCATACCAAGTTGGTGACATCTGGGTAAATGCCACTTATCCTTCTGACGGCAGTACCTACAAGAATGAGGTATTGCGCTGTCAGACCAATAAAGCGGCTGGTTCTCAGTTCGTCATCGGTGATTGGATCAAGGCATCTAAATACACCGATGATACCGTTGCCAACGCAGCTAAAAAAGCAGCAGAAGAAGCTCAAAAGGCGGTACAGACAGCACAGACGAACATTACGAACCTCGGCAAGACCGTCACCACCAACAAGAAGGCATTCGATAATTATGTTACCGATGGATACCTAGAGCCATCGGAGATTGCGGCTATGGCGCAGGACTCAAAACGACTCGAAGATGATTTTGCGGCAGCGCAGAAGTCATATAATGAGGTGAAGGATGCAGAGGTACTGAAGGGCACCAAGGAACTCACCGACCTCAACACCGCTTTTGCTACCCTCACGACTGCCAAGACGGAACTCGTTAAGTATCTCTCAGATATATCTGCAAGATACAATGCGGCTAATACTGAGGAAAAGGCTACCATCGTCTCAGCAGTGGGAACGAAGTTCACTAATTTTCAGTCTGCCTATGCTTCTTTCTACGACAAGCTGGGTCTGGCGAACGCATACATCACTAGAAAGATATATGGCGACCTCGGTGTAGTTATCGGTGATGTGGCTACCTATCAATATCTGAAAAAAGTGCTTGCCGATGGTGTGGAGACGGAAATCAATGGTGGATTGATTCTTACCTCTCTCATCGCCCTGCGTGACCCTGAGACCAAGCGGGTGGAGAGTGGAATTAATGGTGTTATTGACAAGACGGCGAAAGGAAACGGCATTGCTACCTGGTGGGGTGGATATATGAACGATGGTGAGGTGGTTGGCTTCGATAAGAAGGAAGATTATTCAAAACAGGCAGCTACCTCTCTCGTCCGTTTTGATGGTTCCGGCTATCTGGCTAATGGCGCTATCTGGTGGGGAACGGATGGTAAGGTTCACGCTGACCCTACATCTTTCATTATCAGCGAAAAGAACTTGGGCGCATACCTCACCTTCTTTGAACCAACATGGAAAGCAGGAAGTGCAGGAACGAGCGTTGCCGACCTTGTGTCTTTGAAGCCCAACGCTCCTTTCACTAAATTGGGAGTTTCGGGCGATGCCAGTTTTGAGGGTGCTATCACTTTTCACGGTATCAAAATCACCTATGATTCCACAAACAAGGCTATTAAAGTGGATGGTAATCTCTATGCCACAGGCGGCATCACAGCATACGGAGCAGCAAGTAGTGGCGCAGGCGGTGGCGGATTGAATGCAAGCGTAATCAGCTATGCGAGAATCATAGAGGGAAGCTATACAGATGCAGACTTGACTAGTATCCCGAACGCCTATGCTATCAAGGCTCTCAGCAGCCGAATTGACAACATAGCCACAGAACTTGGCGGTCTGAATCTCTCTTGGAATAACATTACGGGTAAACCATCAACGTTCGCACCTAGTGCTCATAAACATAAATGGGTAGATATTACAGATAGAATCACGAAGGTAAGCCAGCTTACCAACGATGCTGGGTATCTGACTACCCATCAGTCTCTCGCTAGCTACTACACCAAGGCTGAGATAGATGCAAAGGGCTATACAACCAATAAGGGTACAGTTACTTCTGTAAGTCTTACTCTTCCAACTGGTTTGACTTGTGCGACAAAGACTATCACAACAAGTGGAACGTTTGCTATTAGCCTTGCTTCGGGGTACTCTATCCCTACAACGGCAAAGCAGACAGCTTGGGATAGTGCTGTATCAGCAAAGCATACTCATAGCAATAAGTCTGTGTTGGACGGCATTTCATCCGAAAAAGTAACTCATTGGGATAGTGCCTATGACTGGTACGCCCTTATGACTACTGACGAGGAGACTGCGGACGGAATTATCAATAAGTGGAACGAGGTGGTGAGCTTCCTCGCCAATATTGCGCAGACCGATACTTTGAGCGGAATCATTGACGGAATCAATAAGTCAATTTCTGATGAGGTAACAAGAGCGAAAAAGGCAGAGGGGCTAAATGCTTCGGGCATATCCACCAACAAGACGAGTATCACCACCTTGCAGGGCTACTTTACAAGCGGTTCAGCGAAAAAGGCACTCCAGCTCACGAATGCTCACAAGCTTTGGGGTAACTCGTTTAATGGTACTGCCGATATTAACGGAAGCATCATCGTGCCTAGCGGAAAGTATATCTCCATCGGCAATATAAAGATGGAGTATGATGCAACCAACAAGGCGTTGAAGATTACGAACACTACGACTAATGAGGTGGCAAACCTCTATACTAGTGGTGGTGTTTCTGCCTATGGTGTGGGAACATCATCATCCAGTGGCGGTGGTCTCAACGGCTCTGTAAAGGCTTATGCTGATGCTATCAGGCTTACTACGGAAAACCTTTCAGAGATTGCTTCTGCATACTCAGTAGCAAAGCTCTATTCGGAGATTCAGAATGTGGCAAGTGCTGTTCCTAGTATCAGCGTGTCTGTGCCAACTGGCGGCAATGCCCTCACTGGTGCAACCTATGATGCAAGTACTGGTGTGATTACTTTCGCGAAGGGTACGTTCCTCACGGCTCATCAGTCTCTCGATGGTTACGTGAATGCGATAGCAGTTAGCGGAAGTGGAAATGCCGTAACTGCCGTTACAAAGAGCGGCAAGACCATCACCTTCACGAAGGGTGCTACATATCTCACCTCGCATCAGAGTTTAAGTAATTATTACACCAAGAGTAGTGTAGATTCTCTTCTTAATGGTAAGTCTGCTACTACTCATACACATAGTGTAAAGATTAACGGTATCACTAAAACCATTGCGGCTAGTGGTGGAGATGCTGTAGATTTGGGAACTTATCTCACAACACATCAAAGTCTCGCAGCTTATGCAACTCAGAATTGGGTTAAAAATGAAGCTACTGCTCATAACGCTGATATGGTAGATAATTATCACGCTAGTGGTTTGTTTACTGGTTTCAGTATTTCTGATGTTGCAAACAAGGTTACTATTAGTATTGGTGGAACTTCTAAAGCACTGAATTTAGTAAGAGCTTTTCCTAGTGGTGTTGGAAACAATTTTAACGATATTGCAACACACGGGAATAGTATGGGTATGTCTAATATTGCAGCACCTTATGCTAGTTCTACTGCTAACTATCAAACGTTGAATGGTTATGTTAATCCTAATGGACAAACTGGTTGGCATCATTATATTAATCTGTCTTATACTGATAGTAATAATACGGCAACTTCTCCTAATATGTGGCAAACTCAGTTTGCTATAAAAGCTGGCACGACAGAAGTTTATGTCCGTTCTAGAGCTGGAGGCAAGATAAGCAATAGTGATGCTTGGGCTGCTCCTTGGGTAAGACTTGCTAGAGTTACTGACAATGTAGCATCTGCATCAAAAGTTGCTAATGCTCTTTCTTGGAGCGGTTACAGTAGTGGTTCTTATAATGGTTCTGCTGCAAAGTCTATTAGTATTCCAAACAATACTAATCAGCTTACTAATGGAGCAGGGTTCATTACAGCTTCTGCTAGTATTAGCGGTAATGCTGGAAGTGCTACTAAGTTACAGAACTCTAGAACTATAAACGGAACATCGTTTAATGGTACTGCCAACATAGTAACTTCTTATTGGGGAACAACAAGAAAGCTTTGGGGCAATAGCGTGAATGGTAATGCTGATGTAAATGGCAGTATAACTATTGCTAATACTGATGGCGTTTATGTGCAAATTGGTGATGTCAGATTAGTTTATGATAAAGCTAATACTGCCATTAAAGTAGTTAAGTCTGATGGTACAACCGCAGCTAACTTCTATGCTACTGGTGGCATTACCGCCTATGGTGAAGGTAGTGGCTCGTCAGGTGGTGGTGGGTTGAATGGTAGTGTAAAGAGCTATGCAGATGCCTTGAAACTTGCTAGCGAATCTCTGTCTGAGATAGCTTCTGCCTACTCCATCAAGGCTCTTGATAGTCGTATCTCCAGCTTGGAAGGTGGTAGTGCTACTGCCATCTCTGTCAGTGGCAGCGGTAATGCGGTTACGTCTGTTACCAAGAATGGCACTACTATCAGCGTAGTTAAAGGCAGCACGTTCCTCACCAGCCATCAAAGCCTTGATGGTTATGTAAATAATATTACCACAAGTGGCACTGGTAATGCTATTACAAGTGTTACAAAGAGCGGTAAAACTGTTACATTTACTAAAGGTGCAACGTTCCTGACTAATCATCAAAGTCTTAGTGCTTATTTGAAGTCTGCTGATGCTGCTAACACTTACAGTAAGCTTGGACACACTCATAGTCAGTACTTGACTTCTCATCAAAGCTTTACTGATTTGTGTGCAACACTCCTTGTAGGTGATGGTGTTGTTGTGAATGATACTGAATTTATTACATCAATTGCAGATGCAAATGGATTTAGTAATACAAGTGCGTTAAACAGACCATATAAAAGAAAAGCTAGCAAGTTATGGGAATATATTAAGAATAAAGCTAATTCTTTGTATCAACCTATAGGAGACTATGCAACTCAATCGTGGGTTAATAATAAAGGTTATATTACCTCTTCTAGTTCTATATCAGGTAATGCTGCAACAGCAACAAATGCAGATAAAGTAGATGGTTATCACGCTTATCAATTATTTCGAGATTTAGGATGGTGGAATAGTAGTGAAACTCATAATGCTAATGATATAGAAGGTAATGCTTCAGTATTTGCGTATAGTACTCATTCTAACGTTCCAACTACTGGAGTACTTACTACATTTAGTGGAGGAAATGATGCATATAATTGGCAAATGATTAAACAATATAGTTGGAGAGGTTTATATATTAGATATCGTAATGGAGATACTAAAACTTGGTCAGATTGGGTGCGTTTACTTGATGAAACCGACTTGACATGGAGTAGTATTTCAAATAGACCTACAGCTGTTAGTCAATTTACAAATGATAGCGGTTATATTACATCATCTGCTAATATTAGTGGTAATGCAGGTAGTGCAACTAAATTGCAAGTACCTCGTAATCTTTGGGGTAATTCATTCGATGGTACAGAAAATATTGGTGGTACTATACTTCCATCTGCCACACATAGGTATAATCTTGGTAGTACAACATATATGTTTGAGAGAACATGTACTAGATATATAGAAACCGATAGTGGATATGACCTTAGACTTATTTGTGCAGGTAATGAGTTAATAAGATTAGGTTCTAGTGACAATGTAGTATATTTTAATAGTCAAGGTTTAAGCATAAAGAATGATGTCAGTAGTGGTTGTTCTATGTCAATATCAGAGATTAAAGATAGTGAATTAAATTACGGTCAAATTAATGTTGTAGATACTAATGGGTCAAGACCTAAAGGTCGTCATTTAGTGTTACAATACGAGCAAGGAAATGTAGGTATAGGAGTAAAATATCCTTCAGAGAAACTTGAAGTTAATGGAAATATATTAGTTAATACTTCTAGTACTTCTGGTGATAAAGGTTTAAAAATTAAAGCTAATAGTAGAAACTTACTATTTGGTGTTGGAACTTCAACTAAAATAGGAGTATATAATTATAGTGGTAATAATTGGTTATTTTATACTGATACTTCTACATTTTATACTAGTGGTGGTATCCTTGCTACTGGCGGCATCACCGCATACTCATCCTCAGACATCCGCTTGAAGCAGGATTTGCGTAAGCTGGACTACTTCGGCATCATCAAGATGATGGGTGGCACGTTCGGCTTTGCTTGGAAGAAGGACAACACAAGGTCTATCGGTTGGATTGCTCAGCACGTCTTGTGCAACCCTCACTTAAAGGACATCGTGGAGACTGACGAGAATGGCTACTACAAGATAAATTACTGGTCTCCGAAGCTGATTGCAACGGCATTCGGTGCTATCGAGCAGGTGGGCGATGAGGTCAGCAGGTTGAAGGCTCGAGTGGTCTTCCTCGAATCCGAGGTTCAGCGATTGAGCGGAAAGCAGGACGGCAATAACAAGAAGAGATTAGATAACAAGAATATTAATTTATTAAATTAGTTAAGAAAATGGAGAATTTAAAAATTAACAAGAAGAGTGAACAGACAACCGCCACTTACACTAAGGGCGGCTATCGAGTAGAAATTACCTACAATGTTGACAAGACGGGTGGCAACATCGACAGCATCAATATGAGTATCTATGGTGACGCAAATGGTAATTATCTCGGCAATGCCAACGCAAGCTCCAACGGCAGCGAGCTGACCTACAACATCAGCGGCATCCCTCAGAGCAAGCTCAGTGAGGTGTCAACATTGATAGCGGAGGTTGATTCCGCTATCGCTACCAATATGGCTAGCGAGGCAGCAGAGTAAGTATCGTGAGTATTAACGCAGGGTGGCTCTTATAGAGCTGCCTTGCCTAGTGTTTTAAGTTCTAAACATCAAGCGTATGGAACGCTTTATATTATAGCTTGCGAAAGTGTTCAATGTAACAGTAGAGCGAGTTGTTACTAAAGAAGTTGTAACAGAATTAGAAACTAAAGTTGAATATCTAAAAAATAAAGATTATGTCTTACAATAGTGAAACTGGAATTATTAGTGCTCCTGTTAGCATTGATGATGTTAAACAAGCTCTTGGAGAGAGTAGCAATGACCTTGCTACTCTTTGTAAGAGTGAAAATATAAATATATGGAGTAAGTATAAACCTATTAGTTGTAAAGGTGAATTTAAAGAATATCCTATTAGAGAAGACTCTGATGAAATAGTAACATCTTCATATAGTAAATATACTTGTGTTGTTCGTTGTGGTATGAATATACCTATGGACACTTATAAAAATTTACGTAATAATTATGGAGGAGAAGGTTTTGCAATTAAAGGTTGTTACAACTTTTATATTGATAATGTATATGGTGTAGTTGGCTGTATTCCTGATAATACAAGTACAAGTGTATCAGGAAAACATTTTCCAAAAGGTGGTGTTAATTCTCCTTATAGATTAAGTGATTTTAGAAACTATAGTAGTAAAGCAAAAATCAATACATTTCTGACTTCTCTTCCTCGATATAATACCGTTGAAGTTTATTATTCTTCAACTCCTAAACTTAATTGTGTATTATATATGCGTACAAATGTGGATAATAACACAAATCTTACTATGGATGATATAATACCTGATTTATCTTTAGCTTGGTCTTTTTGGATTCAAATTCGTTATGATTCACCATATAATACTACTGATAAGATTTATAAAAATTATTATGTTGGTAATTGCAAAAAACCAACAGATTATATATACGCTAGCAGAGAAATAACTTTTGATATAGGTAGTGGAGATAAAGATATTGATATTGTGCCTTTTTTAGCATATACTCGTAACGCAACTTTATATGATAATACAAAAATAATTTTTATATCTCTTCCAGGTGCTATTAGTTTTAAATATTATCCTAGACAAATTAATATGGAAAGTATTAAAAGTGGTTCTAGTGGTTTTGTTGATTTCTCATCGTTGAGAGAATTAGTTGGTGCTAGTTGTATTTGTAAAGCTAAAATATATAAACTTCCTGATGGTGCATTAACCGTTACTGATGGTATGTTTAGAAGCGTTTGTGGATATGGTAATAATAAGATAACATACGGAAGAGGTTATGTATCTAACAGCTCTGGTCAAGGTGCAGGCTCTGTAACTATTCCTGAAGGTGATAGAACAGATTATATTGAAGTATATATAAGATTTGATAATGTTTATGAAGGAGGATATTATGGACAAATGTGTCAATTATCTTTTGAAATTAATATAGATGGTGGATGGAAACAAGTTCCTCCAGGAGGTAGTTATATTATGCGTTAAAACGTAAATGCTCTTAATATAATAAATGTGCTAGAAACGTATTTGTGGTTTACGTTCTCACCGAGAAAGCAGACACGTTGCGACCTAGTGATTACCCAACGTGGGGAAGCTGATTTTTTAAATTCGTAAATTTTGCTCCTCCTGCATTGCTATTCGGAATTATTTTCTTAACTTTGCACTGTTAATAGGAAAGGTATTCTGCTATGGCAATCTGACAAAGAATATTGTATAACATAAAAATAAAGAAACAATTATGAAAAAGATTAAGACAATCGAGGCTGTTGCAGCCTACAGAACATTGAAGGCATTGAAGACATCATCAATGAGCGATGATGCCGCTATGCGAGTTTGGAAGAATATGAAGGCTCTGCGCCACGTAGCCGATACCTACGACAAGGATGTGGAGGAAGCGCAGGAGAGCCTGAAGGACGATAAGTTCGAGGAGATGCAGCGCAAGCTCCAGGAGTGCCAGCAGCTTGAGCAGAAGCACGCCGATGAGGGCTACGAATACACCAAGGACGATTCAGCCAAGTTCGCTGAGGTTAATGAGTATTTCTTCAATCAGAAGCAGAAGACCGAGAAGTATTTCTCAGACCTTGCCAATGCCGAGGTAGAGGTAGCTATTGAGGATGTTGACGAGAAAGAGCTTTTCAAGGCAGCGAAAGATTGCGGCTTGAAGTTCGCCGATATGGAGAGCTTGGAAGCCGTAATAGCAGAAGCTTAGCAGCGAAAGTTCGTCCCCCTTTTGCCCCCGTCCCCAGCGATGGAATCGCTGGTCACCACCCCTATCAAGAGAAAGAAGCCCTGCTATCCATCTCGGACGGCAGGGCTTCGCTGTTTTTTAATACACTTTAAGATTATAGCCCATCGGAGGGCTATGGCGCTGCAAAGGTACGAAGAAAAATCTGAATATGTATCAGAAAATCTGAGAAAAACAAGAAATTATCTGTAAATTTTCGGGCTTATCTCGAAGAATGAGCTGTATTTTTCCGGTGGAAATCATACAGATAATAGCATTATTTGATAAAAATCATACAGATAATGGAAGTATCCCTTAGAAATCATACAGATGTTGTCCGATGTTTCACGCAGCTTTTTCGTATCTTTGCTTTTGGAAAATTAGATGTGATATTACAGGTATCTTATACGATGTATCTAAAATAAGAAAAAAGGCAGAATGCTGTTTTTCATTTTTTTTCATTCGATCTGAATTAAAAAGGGCGAGGGCACTAGTGATAGTCCCCTCGCCCGCTCTTTTCCGCCTTCTCATCAGACAAGGATCTTCTTCCGGAAAACAGAAAAAGGCTAGAGGAAGATGCCCCCCTAGCCTTTTTAGAACAGTTTCATTAGTATTCATACACGTTTCTTTCTCTGAAACTTGTAATATCTATATTTATATCCTTTGCATAGTCGCCGTTTTCCTCTTTCATTTCGTCGATATGAAGCTGGATATGATATTCCTTACGTCCCATTTCATCTTTGCGTCCCGTATCTTCCATTTTGATCCAAGCTCCCTTTACCGGTGCGCTATTATCGCCAGTGTCGAGATAAACTTTCGGGAGTTCCGTCTGTTCACCGTCTTTATAACCGCGGACACAGCCGTCCACCTGCCAGATGGTATATGTGCCCTGCCATTTATCCAGCCCCGGATCAGATTCCAGGAACATACTGATGATCCATCTGTCGAAGCGTTGTCCTATAGCAGGAGCCACACTATGAATCTCCAGTGTACCACCATATTTATTCTTGATGTATTCCCATCCAGCCGCAGGATGCTCCTTCATTGTCTTTACCAGAAGACTCTCCACGGGCTTGTGTACCGGAGTCACCGTTTCGTCCTGAGATAACTCATCATCGCTGCTGCTGCAAGCCGCTAGCGAAGCCGAAATCATTCCCGCAGCCACCACTGTGCAGATGGCCATCATGGAATGTTTCATCATAGATAAAAAGTTCTGTTTCATTTCTTCATTCTGTTTTAAGAGTTATACATTATTTATCAATCGATATTCATCCTTCTTCGGGAAGCAGCACCACCCCCACTCTTACCTTCTTGCCGCAGTGAGGGCAGAAGGTGGAAGTCTGAATCATCTGTTGCTGCTGATTTTCTGATACCAGTCCGTTTTCGTGAACTGGGTAGGCTGGCGTACTTTCTGCTACTTCCTCGTTCTCTTTCTTATCAGTATTCGAGAAAAGATCATCCTTCTCCTCTGTCGGGAAGAACATTTCACGTGGGTCTATATCCAAAGCTGTAGCTATGCGATAGATGGTGTTTGTTGTCAGCGACTTGTTGCGAAGAAACTGCGACATTGATTGTGAAGACATACCGCATTTTTCGGCAAAAGCATTTGTGCCCAAGCCTAATTTCTGCATCAGCTTGCGGAGATTGATTTCTGATTTTGGCTTAATATTTTCTTCCATAATTTCTTTATTTATATATATAATCTTTAATTTTCGGTGCAAAGGTAATATATTTATTTGATTTTTGCAAATATTTCTAGTTAAAAGTTATATATTTATTTGTTTTTCTATATATTTTTTGATTAAATAGTTTATATTTTAGGTATTTTTTTATTTAAGATTTCAGATAGCACGAATTATTTCTGAATAATTTTAAATCCCCTTTAAACTATTGGTATTTAAGGTTTTACGAGAGATAGCCTTTTTTTTTAGCACCCAAGAGGAGAAGATAAATAATTGATAATTAGAGAATTTCCAAGTTCGATGACCCCCCCCAGCAATCTCCATTCAGCCGCACGACCCCCGCCGCCCTGAAGGGCTTCGCCTGGCTCCTCCCTGCCTGGGGGTGGATGGAATATGCCACCGCCTCCCAGAGGTGCGAGCGGTGACGGTGTTTTTTTTCTATATATAATAAGGTATATAATATAATAAGTATAAATTTGGCAACAATACGTAAAACAGGGAATAAATGAGTTTATTTGCAAATATATGTAAATTTAAGGTATTTATTTGTATACAAAGGTTAAAAATAAAGGAAAATATAAACTTTTTGCGGAAATTATTTGCGCGGAACAAATAAATTTATTACCTTTGCAAACGTAAAACAAAACATAGTATAAACAAATAAAATATTAAAGTTATGAAAAAGAATTTAGTTATCTCAACAGTCGCTGCAATCGCAGCAATCAACCCTGAAGGTTTTACCGTTAACGCTGCAAATTTGCAGCCTGTCACAACCGGGTACGCTGTAGCACTGAAGCGTACACAAAACAGCTTTGGCGCTGAAGGTCTGGCAAAGGTAGCAAACGTTATCGAAGAGCTCCAGGCATCAAACGAGATGAACGGTCGCACTTTGGCGTTTGGCGGCTGGTATGATTCCGAATCTGGATTATATTATTATGATGCTACAGTTATTTTCGAGGATCGCGTTGAAGCTATCGAGGCCGGCCGTGCGAATGAGCAAATTGCAATTTTTGATCTTGCAAATTTGGAGGAGATCAGATTGTAATATCCAGGTAGTAAGTAATAAACGGGGACCGCTCCGGTGGTCCCTTTATAGGAACATTTTAAAATTTAGAATCATGAAGGAATTTTTAAAGGTAGTATCAAATATGGATACAATGAGTTTTATTTTGGCTATTATTCCGCTGCCATTTGTTTTAGGCGCTTTTGTTTGCGCTTACGACCTGATCTTTAATAATGTAGTAAAAATGGGAGCGTGTATCGATACCCTTCTTTTACTCCTTACAATCAGCGCTTTAATGTATTTTGGTTTTGGTCTGATCATTAAAGATGATTATCTGGAGGTAAAAAGCGAGTTAAAAAAATAAAGTACTAATATTTTAAAATTTAGAAATCATGGCAACAAAAATATATAATAGAAAAACTTTCGAGTTTACAGTTAACGGCGAAAAGATTTATTTTTTCTGTAGTACTACAGACACGAAAAATGTTTTTTGCCATCATGTTTACACTTCAGGCGGTGGCAAAGATTATGAGCATTCCCGTGTATCATATTACAACCGAACTTGGGAATCTTTTGAGTATGAAACGGCGCTTTTGCACGCCGTCGATAAATTCCCCAAGAGTATGCGCGCACCTTTGCGCCTGGAGATCCAGGCCGTCGCAAAGAATGAACACGAGAAAGCGGAGGCATTTTGTGCTGCATTCCGCGCTAACTTTGCGGCACTGAGTACTGAACAAAGAAAATTTGTCCAGGAATACACACCGGAAATCACAAACAAGGATCAGGCTAAAATTGTTAATACGGCCGTCGCTATGCTGGCAGCATTATAATATATTTTAGAGATTCCAGGGTGCAAAGGTACAAGGCCTTAAACGGTGGATCATTCCCGCCGGCACCTTCTATTTATGAACATTTAAAAAATTTGAGTTATGAATAATAGCATCAATATTTCACGCCGTACCAGTACGGCGGCGCTAGTAAGCGTTTTATTTGCCGTGTGTGCTCTTCTTTTTGTGCGCCTGAATAAATGTATCTTTGCGGCTGCAAAAACCGCCTGGATATGGTTATTTACACCAAAAACGTACTTTTCCGGCGACGGTGAAGGGGTGACAGTTAACGGGCTGCAATTTATAGGCATTAATTTACTTGCCGCGGCCGTGTGTATGTTGTTATCAGTATCTTTATAAGATATTCTTTTTCAAACTTTAAATATTAAGGCGCAAAGGTTTAAGGCCTTCATGGTGGATCATTCCCGCCGGCACCTTCTAGATGGTGATAAAAGCCGCTTTATAGCGGCTGCAAAATATCACCAGGGAATTAATAAACATATTATAGAATCTTTAAAATATTAGAGTTATGGCAACGTGTAATTTTATGAGTGCAAATTGCACTCGCTATTTTGTTATCGGTATGAATCGATATTTTACCAAGGAGGACGTAAAAGAATGCGACCTGGATCCTGAACTCGAAGGAGAGTACGACGAGTTAGGAACGGAGACTGATTATGAATTTGCAAAACAGAATATAGTTTCCGGGCTCCAGAAGAAGGGCTATGAGGATTTCGACGGGTACGAAGACAACGCGCACGTGATCGCCTACAAGACTGCAACCATCAATTATGGGGGCTGTGAAATATCACTAGAAATTAATGCACTGGTGCGCTCCGGTTATTACGAAGGCGCTTGTATGGATCTTTCGGGCAAAGTTACTATAGATTCCGGCGGTGATTATTGGACCGGGAGCCCTGAATATGATATGTTCGACGGAGGCGATTTTTGCGCGGATCAAGTTATCGAGGACGACTGGACCGGGAACTCTGGGCTAGATCACCTTCAGGCAAAGAACATCACCAAGAAATTAAACTCTATTATAGAAGGCCTGAAAAACGAAGCAGAATACATTTTTTCTTGCTATTGTAGCGAGGAGTTGGTCGTTGCTTATCACTGTTTTAACGGAGAAACTGGCTATAGTAGAACGCAAAAAAGACTCTATCAGGAAATCGACGAAGCAAACAAGAAAACCGCCGCATAAAGTTTTTGTGGGTATTCCTGGAGGCTCCAGGGTACCCCGATTATAGAACGCATAAAATATCACTATATTATAGAACATTTTAAATTTTGAGGAATTATGGAAGCAAAGATAGATTTTGAGAATTTGGCAAATGAGGACACGGAGAAAATAATGAGTCGCTACAAGGAGCTTCATGCAGACAAGGGCACCGTTTACGCCTGGCAGTTTGACACGGAAAATCCACCTTCAGCCCGTACCTTCAGCAGCGAGGAAAACGCAAGGGAATTTGAGGCACTGAATAATGAACGCTTTCGCCGTTGGCTGGGTGATCACGCGCCTAAAACTTCCTATATTATAGGCACGGAGGCAGACTACAAAAATGCGGTGAAAAACTGGGAGCGCGACCGTGCAAAGATGGAGGCTAAATTGTACGCCGATCATGTTGCAAAAATAGTGAATCTCAAAAAGCAGCAAATAAAAGCCCTGGAGGCGCTTAAAACCGTTTGCCACACATTCGATGGCAAAGTAATAAATAAGCGCTTCAACGAGGCAGTAAAAGTCGCTACAGGCTTTTCTTGTTACTTCGAGGATAACTGTATGAGCTTGAGAAAATATAGCTGTGCTGGTCCTTCTACGGAAAATTACGTTTATCTCTATTATAGATGGTATGGAAAAATGGAGAATTTCTGGCAGTGGACCACTGGCGACCGTATGGAGGCAGAAAAAGCCGTATCTATTATAGATATAAAGTTAAACGACCTACAGGAGGATATTAAGAGACTCCAGGGCACCAGAAAGGAGTATGCAAAATATGTGGCAAAGGTGCGCAAAGTGGAAAAGCTCATCGAGGAACTTCGTTGCGAGGATATAGACCTTCGGGAATTTGCGATGAATCACGATCTGAAACAATACCCTTCTGTGACCAGTATCTGGAAGTGTAGCTAAAAATGCAGCTAGCCCTGGGCACTATCCAGGGCACTCGCTATAGAGAATATCACCTATTATAGAACGTTTTTAATTTTGAGGAATTATGATGAATAAGAAACTGTATGTAGATATTTTGAGCAATCAGGCAAAGAAGGACGGCCGACCATACGAGATGGCACTGAGTGACTTCTGCGACTTCCTTCTGGATTTATTCAGTGTGAAGGCATTCCAGGGAGGAAAAGCCGATAGCCTGAAAAACTGGTATCAGGAACGCATCAATAAAAAGCCTGATTTTGGCGTACTGGCTACAACCTGGCTTATCGACGTTAGCCGGGCACTCCAGAACGGCACCTGGCTTGATGTGTTTGGCATTCTCTATGAGGATATGTATCTGTCACGAGGCAAGGCATCTCAGACGGGGCAATTTTTCACTCCTCACGACGTTTCAGATCTGATAAGTGATATTATAGGCTCGAAGAAAAAACAGGCTTCCAGTCCGGTAATATCGGGCACTCGTGTGAATGATTGCGCCGCTGGTAGCGGTCGTCTGCTTTTGTCACATTTCGCAAAGATGAGCTGTCCTGATCCTTCAGCCGGAAGACCTTATAAATACGTTGCCCAGGATTCAGATCCACTGGTATGTAAGATGTGTGCCCTGAACATGATGGCACACGGAATGGATGGTGTTGTGATTTGCCAAAACTCACTAACTATGAGTGCTCCTTCCGTAACGTATTACGTTAACGAGGTAAGATACCCGTTTATCACGCCTTATTATAGCATACGTACTGAATCAGGGGATCCAGCAAAATAGGGATTCCCTGAGAATGAAAAGAAACATATTATAGAACATTTAAATTTTTAAAGTTATGGAAAAGAAAAAGAAATTAGATGTATCAAACATCGACCTGGTAAGCTTTGAAGGCTTCTATCAGACTATCTGGTGTCCGGAGTTCGAGATCTCAGATTACGAACTCGAAAACGAAGTGGAGGAAGACAAGGATTTCACCTTTGACAACGACGGGTACGAAAAAGCAATTAGCGAGGCTTACACCCAACAGTGGGAGCATTTGCTTCAGTAGTATATTTGCAAAGATATTAAATTATCCTTCGTAGGCGTTCAACATCCACTCTTCTACAATTATAGTACTGATACCATCCAGGTAAAAATCGGGCTTACCAACGAAGCAAAGAAGGCTATTATAGCAAAGGTAAAAGAACATCGTGAAAAAATAGGTACCTGGATTGAGCAAGGCTTCACGTCTTATGATGGATTTCTCTCAAATCTGAGTCACTATAAAAAAGACTGGAATCGTCGCAGCTTCTTTGATCACAACGAAAAATATCAGGAGTCTTATTTAGCCTATATACTCTACTTTCTGATACTGGCAGAAGTATATAAAAAAGATGGCTCCACTAGTGATAGCCTGGAAATGCAGACTTACTGGAATATCAGCGAGCAGATGAGCATCACCGAGTTTATCACATACCCTGGCAATAATAAGGCAGCCTAAGCGCTGCCCTATTATAGCCCATCGGAAAAATCAGAAATCACTCATTATAGAACATTCAAAATATCAGGAATTATGGCCAACAAAGTTACAGACTTATTCAAGAAGTCATCATCATATGACAAGAAACATATCAAGAATCTGAGCACAAAGAAAGTTCCGGCAGCCTTGCTCCAGGCAGTGGAGAAGGGATGCAGTTTCGAGACTCTGGAGAAACTGGCAAAGGGCTTCCCTATCTGCAAATATCAGACACAAATCACCGTCCACGGAATCTTTGATGATCCGAACACTCGCTGTGTAGGTTTTTACGTGAATCTCACGAAAAACAAAAATCAGTCTTTGGGTATCAGATGGACCGCCATCGACCACGAGAAGAAGGAGAAACTTTTCTCTTATATCAAATTGATGGATAATGAATGGCACATCCAGGAGGACAGCAGCAGCTTCTATATGCGCAAAATGGTGCGAGTCACCAGCCACGAAGAACTTCTGAAGGTGCAGGAAAGATACCAGGCAGAAGTGGATAAGATAGACGTGAATCTGTTTACAGGCAGTGCCAACGTCTTCAAGCTGGAAGGTCTTTGGGGTATTACCTATGTAGGCTTGGCGCTGGTCATCCAGTGCTTCCCAGAAGGCAGATTTTGGCAGATTGCCGAGAATATCACGGGCAAGAAGAAAACAGAGATCCTGGCAGCAGAAGCGGCTAAGATAGCTAAGGAAAAGAAACGGGATGAGGAACGGGAGGCATCCTTACAGAAGTCACGCCAGGAAGCAGCGAAAAAGCGCAAAGATTTCGAGGCGCGCCGTGATGCCTGGAAAGCTAAAAATCCAGCTCCATCTGGATTTAAGAAGGTGCAGAATTACACCTTCCAGCCGGGAGATATTGTGCTGGTAGATCCTAATGAGGTAGATGAGAAGCTAGGCTTCCGGTATCACTACTATACCTATTATAAGAGCTTTGGCAATTTATGCTTTTGTCTGTGCGACGAAAACGGCAAGCGCCTGGTACGAGGTACTGAGGTATGGAAGCATACGGTGGCAGAAGCATACGTTAAGAAGGCAGCATAAGTAGTATTCACTCATTATAGAACATATAGAAAATGAAGAAATCATCAGTTATATATAATTTTGCTATCTCGCAGCAGCAGGGTAAAATCCTGCTGACTGCCCAGGAATATCCCTGGAGCGTGCTCCAGGTAGTGACTTTCGAGCCACAATATTTCGATAAGGTTGTGGAGCTTTGCAAGCGCCGTGGTATGGTAGCCACTCATGACAAGGACCGCTCCTTCTGCATCATCCATCTGGGCAGTGGCGACCAGGGCGGCAAATATCCAGATAAGTATATCAATACTGATACGCCAGCAGCCATCGACCAGTATCTGGAGGCATTGAAAGATGCGATGGCGCAAGCAGTGGTCTGGTATTATACGAATATTATAGAATCAACTAAAAATTAGAAATTATGGTAAAGTTAACAAAGAAAGATAAGGTGTATCTTCAGAGTATAGGCTATCTCAAAACAGATTTTACTCAGATAGAGGAAGCTAATTATAAGTACTACGCTGAAGGCAATCAGAAAATCGGCGAAGAGGAAGCTATTAAAAAGTTAGGTAGAGAGTGCTGGTTATCTGGTATAGGTGGAGCTTGTTTTCATGTTTCATCTGTAAGAATTTGCAAGTGTGGTTCAGAAATTATATATATTACTAGCGACACTTTCGATAAATAATATCGCAATATCATATTATAGAACATATTTAAAATTTAGAAATTATGGAAGCAAAGAATAATAAAAACAACGATATGAACGTTATTGAGAATATACAAAATGAAGTGCAGGTGACAGAAGAGAGCCGCAAGGCATACGGCAGACCATCGGTCAATGAGGAGAAGGGATGGAAGCTGGATCACGTTATCCCTTTCGATTTCTACCACAACGCATATATCATGAGCCGCGCGAGCATCGACGAGCTGGTGAATATGGTACTGCAGGAATGCAATATCAAGCCGGACGATACCTGCTCTTGGGCAAAGGATATTCGTACGATTATTAAGCATAGTATTGAGAACTACGACAAGCTTTTGGAGGAGAGCGAGAACACTCCGGACGAAGAGAACCTGAACCTATCAGGGTGTTTGGTTGGCGATGCAATCGAATTTCGGCATGAGGCTTTTTATCCTGCCGGTTACATCGCTCCTCATACCTTTGAGGAGACGAAAGAGGAATACGTTCGGGAAGGTAACTGGAAGAGTTTTCTTGCCATGAATAGTATGACCGAGGAGGAATATAAAGAGTATTACAACAAACACTATTTTCCTGCTGCTGTAGCATAGAAATCCCCTACCCCGTCCGGCAGACCGGCAAGGGTGGATCGCCACCGCCACGGGGAGCATTTTTAAACATAACTTTAAAGATTTAAATGTTTGACTGCGGAAGCGTCCGCGTGTTTTAGTTTTACGAAAAGGCTGCCATCGGTCACGAGGCCACCGAGATTTCGCTTGCCGACCTTCGCAAGTATGGCAAGAAGTTCGGTCTTGAAGAATATACCGAGCGTGTTATCCGCTATGTTATGAACAGATTGTAGAATCATATATATTACTTATAGAATATGGAAAAAATGATATTATCACCCTTGCAACTATCCTCTGTAGCCAAAAGCTACTATGAGGGTAGCATCCCGAAAAATACCTTCGGAATGGAAAAGTATGTAGCCACAGATGGCGAGAATGCGATGTTTGTAAAATCAGACTATCAGCCAGCACCGGGCGAAGTGGTCTTCTATATCAAGCGCATGAGATCGGAGCTGTACTGCCAGCTTTACAGAGAATCATAAAATACTTGGAGATATGGCAAAAAGAGAAATTCCCCTGTTTATTATAGACACGCTACGAAATCACAAGCGTGGTGAGTGTGACTTCCTCGTCTGCACTGATAAGGATTGCGGTTTTATCGCAAAGGTAGATTACATCGACGAGGAAAAGGAGGAGGTAGGCGATGATTACCGCATCGGTTTTCCTCGCCGTGGGTGTAGCCTGAGAATCAAGATTTACCAGATGATAGGGCTGCATCCTGATACGGGCAGAATCAGAACCTTGCTGAAAAAGGGTATGGAGTACTTTCTGAAGGCTGTTACCTGCGAGGTTCACGTGAACAATCCGAGCCGCGAGGAGTGTGCTGACTTCCTGAATACGCTGGTCCGTATGAATAAGCAGTATGTGGACGATGCCGGCTCAGATTATCACGCAAGGCAGGCCACCATCCACACGATTATGATGCTGGAGGCAACAAGAAAGCTCCTTCTGGAAAAGCAGGAAGGTATCGAGATTGAGAACGGCGGCGATAATGATCCGCTCAAAGGTGTAGATTTCAAGTAATAATCATTCAAGCCCTCGACAGCACGGTTAAGTCAATTTCAATATGAAGATTTTAGAAACAAATACGAGAACTTTGGTTGTTTCCCAAAACGCTGATGGTTCTTTACTTATTACAGAAAAAGGTTTGCCAATCAAGAATGCAGGTAACTTCATCCTTAATCTCGGTGGCATTGATGCTGTTCTGGCAAAATGCAAGGATATGACTGAAGAGGAACTTCTGGCAGAGAAGAAGAGTAAGTTGAAAAAGCAGAAAGCAAAACATGAAGAACTGCAACGCAGAATCTTGGCGGAGAATGCTTTGATTGAAGAAGCATACAAGAAAGTGTTTACTGATGGTGCAACTGTTGAGTCTACTCCTCATAATATTTATGTATTGCTTTCTTTCCTTAATACGCAAAATTGGGGAATGTGGAATTTGCCAAAAATGACTATTGGCTACAAGTGTAATCAATATGATTGTGATGGCAAACAGGTAACTACCATCATTCTTGATAAGCCAATCTTCTATAAAGCAGAAATGCTTTCACACTTCCAGGTTGGTGCACCACGTGGGCATCTTACGCAATATGCAAGATTATCTTTTAACTAATTATATAGCTCTACCGCATCACGGCAAAGCGGATTTCAGTATGAAAGAAGATAGATTTACGATAAATCCCAGCGAGACCGAATCTGTAGTATGGACGGTTGAAGATAATGTGTCGGGCATAGGCATCACTTTCGTAGAAGGAGATTTGTTTGATACTTGTAGATATTTTGTCATCGACAAAGCGAAATGCAAGAATAGGAATATTGATAGCATTGTTGCAGATATTACTAAGTGGATAGGTGAGAACCACCTGGATCTGGCTGTATGTAACGTTTCTGCCCGATTCCGTGCTATTTGGCTGCTGAACGATTCCCACAGCCTGACAGTCATCACTGAGGCTATTAAGGGTATCTCTCCTAACGATGTGGATATGGCCAAAGCTTCTGAAACTCTCTTTAACAAGGTTCACGATTACGTTCTTACGGGCGATGGCGAAAATGAGTTCTGTTCCGAGCAGGAGATAACCCGACTCCTGGGTGCGGTATCTATGCTATCAGATAAAGAGGCGATGGAGGTGTTCTGTATGGCTTCCGTGTTCTGGAACTACAAGGATAAGGCAGAAATGGATATTGGCAATTATGCAGATGATCTTATTTGTTGGCCAGTCTATCTATCCCGAGAGCAACAAGCCGAGGCGATGGGTAATGATAGCAAGATTATCGAAGCTGAAGGTTTTGAACTCGAAGAAGAGGATAAGGAAAATTAGAACATAAAAAGGCTTTGGCCAAACTTCTATTTCGGAAAAATAGAACATTTTATAGCAAATTTTTTAATTCACAAAGAAAATGGAGAATACCAAAACATCAAATAAGAAAGGCAGACCAGCAGCAGAGGGCAGCGTCCACAAATATGTGGTGCCCGATGACGTTCACGACTGGATCAGGAAGCATGGAGGCAGCAGATATGTTACAGAGACCTTCCGCGCTATCAAGGCTGCGACCTTACAGGCGCAGAAGAATCCTTCATTATAACATCGGTGGAACATCACTGATGCTGCGACAAAAATATAAACTTCAATTTTAAAATTCTCAAGACTATGAATAAAGAAGAAATCAAAGTGCTTGTTTGTAAGAAGCTCGCAAATGATCTGAATTGGAATGAAATGCAGATTCGCCAGGAAACTATTACGGATATTACCAACGCATGCGGTACCCTGCAACCTTGCATCATTGCGATGTATCCGGTAGTAGATTGGTTTAATTCGCATAAACTCGAAAACAAGTCGAGGGGAGAACAAAAGCCTTATGTGGGTGTGCTCATCAACCTGATTTGGCTCCTTGCTGCAAACGATATTGCAGGTATGATGCAGAACTGGGTACTCAGCGATATGGAATAGAAAACATTAATTTTAATACATTTAAAGATTATAGCATTATGAAGAAAGCAATTACTTATTCCCTTGCAGCCCTCGCCTTCGTAGGTGTAGCAGTGCTGCTCTTCTCTACCATCGGTGTAGCAGTATTCTTCCTGCCACTTCTGGCTGGAGCATTCAAGTAGAAAAAATATCGTGCGGGATACAATATCTCTGCATCCCGCACGTTATCAATTATAGAAACTTTAAAAACTTAGTAAACATTAAGAATTATATCTGTTATGAAGGACATTGTTTTGGCAGTTTTGAGGAACTATCTGATTTCGCCAAGAACAATCCAGCCAGCGATGTGCTCGTATGGGACTATCAGGAACGTCAAAACCTGGTAATCGCAAACGGGAAGCTGGTCCCACAGGGTAAGCAGGGACGTGGCAAATGTACCTATAAGGGTAAGACCTATGAGGGCGAGGTGGAATACATCGACAACAAGCTTTATGTAGGCAGCAGGTACGTTAAGGATATGTAGAAATTCCTACGTTATGGCATCGGCAAACCTTCACTGAATTTCGCCAATGCGACAAAATTATAAACTCAAACCTTTTAAATTTTTGGCTTATGAAAACTAGAATGTTTTTATTTGCCACCACCTTACTGATGATGGCAGCGGGTGCGGGCTTCGGCTCTTGCGCCCAAAGCGATGGAGTGTTGAACACCAATGACAGCCAGCAGACTGATAAGCCCTACTCCACCTTCACGGTTCCTGATGTGCAGTTTGAGCGCAATAAGATTACAACGATTAAGGGTCAGTACTCAATCATCAATCGGGCATCTCTATGTCGCTGAATACTGAATGGAGCGAAAAGGGTTTTGATGTTGAGATTTAGTTGATAGTTTATAGGCTATAGGGAAATTTAAAAAGGTACATTCGCACTTTAGTACTTTCGTACTTTGTGATATGTTTGCACTTTTGTACTTTTGTACGTTTACACCTTTATACTTTCGTATATTTGTATCTTATGTATCTTAGTACTAACGCACTTTCATACCTCAGCACATTAATACTTTCGTACCTTAGTACAACTACATCTTAGTACTTTGGTACATCTGTTCTTTAGCACCTTAGTACTTTCACACCTTAGCTCATTCGTTCCTCGGCACTTTAATTCCTTAGCACTTTCGCACTTCGGTACGTTTGCGCCTTAGTACTAAAGTACTATTATAGATACTAATAATTAAATATGATTAAAATCTAAAAAATAATAAGGTAATTATTTGTGGGAATGAATATTTTTTAGTACTTTTGCACCGAAGTAGAAAAGTACTTTGGTACATTTAAGGATACCTTCATTCGTTCGTTGATGGATTTCCACTTTAACACATTGGCTGATTTCCACTTTAGCACTTTTCTTCTTTAGTACATTAGTACTTCGGTACGATTGTACTTTTGAACTTTTAAACTTTTAAAGAATAAACTAGAAGTAGAACGTTTTTAATACATTACAAGAAATGGCAGAAATTAGATTGAAAGAAGTTCTCGCCTTCGTGAATCACAAGGGTGGGGTAGGTAAGACAACATCAGTTCAGAGTTTGGCAACTGGCTTGCGCCGTTATGGCAAGGGCTATTTCGGTAAGGGCAAGGATGGCAAGGAGCGTAAGCCTCGCGTGTTGCTCATCGACTTAGACCCACAGTCAAGTCTCTCCTTCCTTTTCGGATGGAGTGAAGTGCAGAATCCGGGCAAGCCTACGGTATATGATGCGCTCATCAAGCAGTCACCGCTTACGGTGTACCAGGTGGAAGAAGGCATCCATCTTGCACCTGCGTCGGCAAATCTGATAAGCATTGAGCCGTTCCTCAATCAGATGCCGGTACCTCGCAAGGCACTCACAAAACTGCTGGCGAAACCTTTTGCCGTGATGCAGGACTACAAGTTCACCGACAAGGACGGACAGAAGGTAGAAAATGAGTTTGCCGGCAAGGACGGAATGAAGGTAGAAGAGGTGTTTGACTATATCCTGATAGACTGCCCACCAGCTATGTCATTGCTCACCCATAACGCACTCTCTTGCGCCACAAGCGTAGTTATTCCAGTACAGTTGGAAATGCTGGCCACGAAAGGTATTGCTGAAATCCTGAATGCCATCAAGGAGACGAGAGAAGACTTGAATCCTAACCTGGATATTCGAGGTTTGCTGATGGTGATGAGTAACGATCAGACGAAGGCTACCAAGCAGTTCAAGGAGTATCTGGGCGATAAGTTCGACGACTATATGTTCGATGCCTACACCCGCCGAGATACCAAGATGGTGGAAGCGCAGGCGATGTCGAAGGATATTTTTACCTATGCGCCATACAGCAGGGTAGGCAACGACTATGCAGCCTTTACGAAAGAGATATTGGCAAGTATGCCTAAATAGTGTTTAATATTTAATGTTTAGCGATTATGGCAAGACAAGCACAGAACGGCTTCTCCAAGTTTGATATTACCAAGTCGAAGGCGATGAGGAATATTGAAGATATTTACGACTCAGAGCCATCGGCAGCAGAGGAACCGGAAAAGACAGAGACTCCGACAGTGGATTTGGAATCAACAGAAGATAATGCTCCGGCAGCAAAGCAGGAGCCAGCAGAAGAGGCACCAGCCGAGCAGGCACCAGCCGAGCAGACACCAGCCGAGAAAAAACCCGCCGAGGATATAGCCCCCGTCCCCAGCGATTCTATCACTGGTCCCTCATCATCTCTCAATAGCGGAATGCCATCTGGCATGAAGCCACTGAAGGCAGAGAAGGGTGTAAAGATCTCCCTCCCTATGGAGTATTACTTCAAGCTCGTGCAGATAAAAGCCTGCACGGGCAAGAGCCTTCAGGACTTGGCAGCGCAGGGCGTGATGGAGTTTATCGATCGTTTCAGCCAACCAGACAGTCAGGTAAACGAAAAGTCAGATTGAGGTAAAATCTTACTAAAGTCTTTTACCTCGACGAGGTACCGAAATAGTACCTAGGGGTATAGTTTTCGGTACCTAAGGGTATAGTTCTTGGAACCAATTTTACCACCTAAATCTGATTTTTCGTTTACCTCAAAACGAAGTCTTTAAATAGAAAATTATAGTATTACTTATATTATATATATTAGGAAAATTCTAACGTATTGATATTCAGGTATTTATAATTTTGTTGGTAAACGAAAAGTCAGATTTAGGTAAACGAAAAGTCAGATTTAGGTAAACGAAAAGTCAGATTTAGGTAAACGAAAAGTCAGATTTAGGTAAACGAAAAGTCAGATTTAGGTAAACGAAAAGTCAGATTTAGGTAAACGAAAAGTCAGATTTGATATGAGTGATGAAAATAAAAACAATGGTTTAGCTTGGATAAACACTCCTTTTTCGCTCACGAAACTGGATAGACAATACTCTCTGTTTCAGCAGAATGTGTTGATGATAACAAGCACACACCTGCAGAAGTTTGTAGATGAATACTTTTTGGAGAAGAGGCAGTTGGGCGACGCTCGTTCTGATTTTCTGTTTGAGCAAGGTGTAGATCATATCGTGATGAATATTCCACCTATCAAGATAGATATTCATGATTTCATTACTTGCGAGAATATGAGCTATCAGAAGTTGAGAGCGGAGCTGAAGACAAGCATTCTCGATATGACGGTAAGGAGTACACTGCCCGATGGTAGCGACGAGTTTGCTCATATATTCAGCCGAATGAGTATTCCATCGTCGAAGAACGGATATACAACTAAGGACGGAAAGAAAGTGAGCCGCATATTGGGATATATTATGCTTGAGATTGACCCGAAACTTTCTAAGAGGGTGTTTGATATGGGGCAGGGGTATATTCACCATATATCTATGATAGCGAAGTTTGCAAAGAACGTGAATACACCGCGCGTATATATCTATCTCTTGCGCCAGATAGGATTGAACCGCAGTATGGATATATCGGTGCCTTTCCTGGAATTGAAGTCTTATCTCGGTTTGGTAGAGATTGATGCCGACAAGAAAGAAATTCTGAAAAACGAATTTGGCGAGCCTGTGATGAACAAATACCCCAAGTTCTCGCAGTTCCGAAAACAGGTTCTCGATGTGGTATGTAGGGATTTGCAGAGGATGGAGAAGTTATCACAGACGGACATCGTATTTGATGAGTTGAAAGACGATGACATCATCTATAAATCGGGTAAGCGAAAAGGTGATCCCGACTTTATCAGGTTTCATGTGAGACGCACGGTTGTTGGCGAGAATCATCTATCAAAGGATAAGAATATGGACGTGGCCGCCACTCTGAATGAGCGATACAAACAGAACCGCACACCGAAAAAAGGCACACCAGTAGAGGGTGATATATTCGCCCATGTGCATCAGCCTACAGAAGGTAAACTCGTTACCGAGGTAGGCGAGGGCAGCGACAAGTGGAAGGCATTCTGCAAGCTCGTTATAGGCGATGCTGAGAAATCACTGATTTCCCGCATTTCCTTCGTCGGCATGAAGAATGATAGGTTCTGCGTGGAGTGCAGTGATGATGATTTCGAGATGATCAGAAATCTTGGTATTGAAGACAAGGCAAAGGAGTTCTTCGATTGCAAAGGGTCTTTCGCTCCGGTGTTCTACCGCGGATAAAAGTAAAAAGGTAAAAAGGTTAAATCTCCTTTTTACCTTTTTTTTGTCCCACCCGTTTCCCCTTCTTTTCGTACCTTTGCACCAGAAACATTAAATAAATGAAAACGTATGAAAAGGAAAGAGATTATTCATCTACTCTTGATAGCAGTAGCGATGATGATGCTCGCGGCTTGCACTACTTCTCGACGGGTGGTTAGCGATAACCACCAGGAGGTGAAGGATAGCGTGAGGACCGAGCAGACGGATAGCGTGCATAAGCAGGTAGCGGCAAGTGATAGTGCAGCCAGGAAGCTCATCGAGGATAAACAGACCACTGTCACCTCCTCGGAATCGGGCGAGTATGAAGAAAACATCCAGGAACATATCACCGAGACTACCGATTCTTCCGGCAACAGGCAGAAGACGATCAACCGCACTACCCACCGCAAAGGCAGCCACAGCAACCAGTCATCCTACGATGAACGTTTGCGGATGCAGCTGCAGGAAATCAATCAGATGCAGAAAACCATCGACAGCCTATCCGTCCGCACCCGCAGCAACGTGAGTACTCACTGGGAAGCTACCGACAGCCTATCAGATACGCCGGAAAAAAACACCAGGGAGGCAAGAAAGGCAACCTGGCAGGAAACGGCAAGAAAGAACGCCTTTGCCCTGTTCCTGATATTAGTAGTGGTGCTGTTACTGACAACTCTCAAAAAGCATGATGACCATGGGCAAGGGAAGAAAGAACAGAAATGATTACGACCTCGTAGATAATGAGGAGCAGGCAGAAGTGACGCTGCATGATTTTGTCATTCCGGCAAAGATAGAAGCCTTCTGCAATCAGTATGAACCGCAGGATCATTGGACGGAAGGTTGCGATACCTACACCGATTACCAACTGCGAAGTTACTTCAAAGCAGTAGTCTGTCCGCTTGGTGACCCGTTGAGCCTATATCTCCTGGAGTTAGGTTATCGTGGCTTCAAAATGCGGAACGATGAAAGCGGGGAGCCAGTCATCTATTGCAAGGCGAAGATTTAAAAAGCCTTATGGCTGCGGATTTCAAATCCGCAAGGAAATATGTCGAGCCTTTTTAGACGGCGGATTTCAAATCCGCCGGAACGCCTAGCGGCCCCCCCACCTAGCAGAAAATACAATATTTCGCCGAAAATATATACTTAAAAATACAATTTTTCTCGAAAATTATATAATAGATTTAAAATACAAGGATTTATGGGTAAAGATAACAGACCTCACAACTATCTGAAGATAGCAGAGGAGAGTGAGACAGGCAAGAAGCTGAAAGCATTTCTTGCCGAATGCAGTGAAGCAAGCGAGAAGGCAAGAGCCTGGGCAGAGAAGCAGGGAGCCAATACCTACTACGAGTCACCCGAAGGCTTTGCCGGAGGTGTAGTGATGGTAGAGTTCAAGAATACCATCCACAAGGAGGGATGGAAGAACGTGCAGATGCCTACCAAAGACGGAATGCAGAGCACATCACTCTTCATTCCTGATGAGAACAGCGAACTGGAGAAAGAGATGCTATCACTTCCGATCGTAAATGAAACGGCACTCATCGCTATCCTGCAGTTCAAACCAAAAATGGCAAAGGGCAAGGATGGAAAGGAAGCGCAGCTTCCGTTCACCTTCGGCACCACAACGCCACCACTCTTCCTGCATCACGGCTTCTACTATACCGATGTGCCTTACGAGAGCACAAGCGGCGACTGCCAGGTAATCGAGGAGAAGGAGTTCCTTCGCCGCAGAATGGCAGCAACCAATGAGCAAAAGTAGTATTTCATATATAATTAAGGTTTTTATTTAAGTTTTTATTTAGGTTAACTAGTTTTTTCAAAAAGTTTAAAAGGTTATACTTTTTTGCAGCCAGCCGTCCGTGATGGATAGCTGGCTGCTTTTTTACACGCCCTGAAAGGGCAGCAGCTCCTAGCCCAGGGCACTCGCCCTGGGTAAACATCGCAGCAGGAATGCGCCCTGCAAGGGCGAAAGCCTTAACTACTCCCGATGGTGTATATCTTCCTCCACCATACCCAAGCCGTTCTGCTGAATGTTCAGTCGATGAGTCAGCTCACTGATAAGTTTCTGCTGATCGCCAATCTGCTTCTGCTGCTCGGCGATAATATCGAGCATGCGGTTAAGGGTGGCCATGCTGATGCCGGGATCAGCATCAGGAGCAGGCTCCGCAATCGGAGTAGGGGAAGTCTCATTCATAGGGGCAGCGGCATTCTCTCCCTTATACTCTTCCTTGCGTCCGAGCCTTGCCCCCTTTGCGCCCCCGTCCCCAGCGATTCCATCGCTGGTCCATCCAGGCACCACCGATTTCACTCTCTCCACATCGAGCGGATTGCGCAGGACACGCGTACCCAGTTTGCGCTTCTCGTCATTATCTATATATCCGCCATCTGGCTCAAACTGATCATCAATACCAGGCAGCACGTGCTCTATGCCCTCATCGTTCTCTCCCGTCTGAGCATCCGCATCCACAATAAAAGCCGAGAGCGGAACGTGAAACGCATTGCAGAAGCGCAGCAGGGCGATGGTAGGCAGTGGCGACTTCATTCTTACCCAACTATCCAGGCACGCATTGCTTGTGGTACCCATAGCCTTCATAATTTGCTTATTGGTGATTTTTCTGTTGGCTTCCATCCATTTGTCAAGGAAGCTGTAGTTATAAAAGTACTTCATATCTCAAGTATATTTAAAAGGTGAATAAACTCTAATCTGCTCATCTGAAAATCAATTAATATATCTTGCCTATGTTAAATTCCCCTAATTTCCGAAAGAAAATATAGGTAACATTTGGCAGTTATGATTTTATTTCCTAAATTTGCACCAAAATTAAGAAATAAAATTGAGATGACAAAGGAAATTATAGAAAAAGTTACGCAGAATAATACTCCGTTAGAGGTAAATGATATTTCTGCTGACGAAAAGAAGAACTTAGCTGAGTTTTTATCAGCCAAGGGCTTCACGATTTCGACTTTTTACCTTCGTTTCTTCCAGAAGGGTTTCGATGCCTGGGAAATCCTAGGCATCAAGAACTGCAAAAAGCAGTTCTTAGCTATACCGGAAGTAGCTAACCTATTATCCGAGTATGTGGAGACCGATGCCCTGGGTAACGAGATTGGAAAGAAAGGTTATCTGACAGAGGCTGCCAAGAGCGAGGAGCCAGGTGTATTCTACACCTGTCTGAAAAAAGCCAGCAGCGGTCTCTGCATGAAGTTCTTTGCCTTCATGGAGGAACGCGGTATGAGCCGCACCACCATCATCAAGCGGTTTACCGCCGATGACTGGAAACCGTGGGAGCAGGAAGGTATCTGGGCGCTCTTGCTGACAAGAGTAGCCTAGCTGTCACCTCCCTCTCGCTCCCGTTCCCAGCGATTCTATCGCTGGTCTTTAATGAAACATTCATAACTACAAATGATAGATGTAACTGTTGATTTTGAAACCTGTTCGCTTTCTCCCACCGCAGCCGTTATGAGTATCGGCGCGGTGGCATGGAAGCGCTACGGTAAAGAGAGTCCCTTCTTTGATGAAGGTGACGGCGTTTTGAGAAATTCCACATTCTCTGCCCACGTTGACCTGCGAAGCATGTTCCTGAATGGGTTCGCCTTTGATCAATCGACGGCAGACTGGTGGGCAAAGCAGAGTGACGAGGCAAAAGCTGCCTTGCTCGATAGCGACAGCGACGAGTCACCTTGCCAGCCTATTGATGTGGTAGTGACGTGGTTCTTCGAGTGGATACAAGATGTGAAGAAGAAACTCGGTGATGAAGACCTTTGCCTTTGGGCGCAGGGTACTGACTTTGACCCGGCTATCCTGAGATATATCTGCTACAAGCTGGGAATCAAGTTCCAGATTAAGCATACCCAGTTGAGAGATCATCGCACGTTCTATCTTGAACTTGCGAGAATCATCTGGGATGCAGCCGAGCCAAACGAGGAACGTTTCGACCTAGACAAGGCTTATGCTCTGACTACGGACTACAAGGACATCGCCGATGAAGGTGCAGCACATGACCCGCTCTTCGACTGCAAGCGAAGTATCTACAGTACCTGGCAGATGATGAAGAAGATAAGAGAAGCCTATGCCTAGGCTATTCGATTTGCCCTATATCCCTAACCGGACGGGCATACAGCAGAGGCACAGGAATCTATCCCGATATAAGATGCTCCATCGCTTCGCCTATACTGAGACGATGAGCGGACTGAGGGATGACATTCCCACACTCCTCTTCTATGCTCCCTTCGCCCTATTGAAAGATACCTGCGAGTATCTTTGCAGGATGATGGCAGGCAGCGTGAAAGATATAATCATCACGCCTTCGCATAGTTGCCGCCGCAAGAACGGTAAAATCTATTGGAGGCAGGATGTGCAGATCATCGGTTTAAATACCGATTTTCTCACGATGGAAAGTCTCTCGCAGATGATAGTACATCGTATGGAAACCATCTGCAACTGCAAGATAAGGCATTATCGCCTGGAAACATTCTTGAATTTATAAACGTGAAGATATGAAGAAATAAAAGATATTCTGCATGACATCATGCAAACTTCGGTACGATACACTCGATCCGACTTTATTTTATTAGACACCCGAGCCATCGGTTAAATGGCAGGAAGAACTGGACGGGTAATGAGTGAACGCTGCAAAGCTTCACTGATAAGTTGATACCCTCCACCGCAACCTCGGAACGATAAGTGAAAAGTCTGATTAAAAAGCCTGAGGAATACTTATCGGTGCGGTAAAAAGGCATCCTCGAAATTTAGCGGCATTACCCCGAAAGTTCTTCTTTCTTTGACAATATTGATATAAAGAGAATAGGGGAGGCATTCTGGAAACGCTCTTATGCAAGGGTAGTGTGAGTCAGTAATGCCACACGACTACGTATGCTGCATCTTTGCTGCGGGCGAGTACCACAGATTTTCAAATGCTCCGACCGCTCGCTCTGGAATATAACCTGGAAAGGTGCAAACACTTGAAGTTTTGCCTACCCTTTGCGCCCCCGTTCCCAGCGATTCCATCGCTGGTCAATGGTCAAGAGTGATGCCTTCCCCTTCTCTTTTAACTCTATAAATACTCTTGATATAAGATATGTTATTCCACCCTATATTGAACCAGCTTGCCAATCTTGACATGGCTTTCCTCGTAAAACCTGCCGATGAGCAGCGCATCGAGGGACAGACTGCCTGTTTCTGTCCGCTCTGCCAGAAAGAAGAGGCAGACGATGGCGAGCAGGGCAAGGCAAAACAGACACCACACCTCATTATATACAATAATGAGCGTGGCGGTATGTATAACGGCGTAGGGGTGGATAATAATACCAAGGCAGAGCATGGTGCCCTGCGTTGGATGTGTACTAAGACCGGTAAGTATGGCTACGGAGCCTTGGAACTCTATGCCGCAAAGCGCAAGCTGCCGATGCACGGAGCCAGTCTGCTTCGCCTTTGTCACGACCTCGTGGTAAAGGCGTATGGCGACAACGAGAAGACGAGAGCCAAATGGCCTGCGCTCTTTGCTAAGATGGACTATCGAACTATTGCCGCACAGACGATAGAGACATTCTCTTTCATGCCAAAAACTGATTTCAATCCCCAGGAGCTTGCAGCCCTGGGGTGCGAGGTTACATCAGTAAAAGGCATTCCGCAATACGGCTTCGGGAAGGACTTCAATACGAGAATGTTGAACGAAGATTTCCGTATCTACGCCGTGGACCAGGTAATGCTGCCAAATGTGGTGAGAAACGGGCAACTGGTAAGCGAAGTGATTTATGGAACGCCCTGGAACCCGTTGTTCGTTTGCTTCGCCACAGACGTGATAGCGCCGCAAGGAAGCTGCGGATGCTTCTTCCGTCCGGCTATGCAGCAAGACCCTATCGTCTTCTCCACCTGCGAGGATCACAGCGTGAGGAAGGTGAGCAAGTGGCTCATGGGCGACCCGGTGTTCATTCATGCCGCCGAAAACAGAACGGCTGAGAATACCGCCGTTTATGCGGCTATCAAGAAATATCAGCCTGATGAGGTCTATACAGAAAAAAAAGAAATTTGGGTGGAGAATCTGGATAAGAATGATAAACCGAAAGGCACTTTTCACTCCGATAAGGTAGATATTCCGCTCAATGAAATTAAGGCTCAGAACATCGTGTTCTGTCGAACGCCCGAAGATGCTCTGAGTGTTTATTACGCCATGCAATCCCTACGTAAGGATAAAGCTGGCGATAAGTTCTTTGAAAAGAATAGTTGGTACCACGTAGCCTTCTCGGTAGGAAGAGGAAACTTCTGGTATATCGAGAGAGGTCAGTGGAGGCAGGAAAAGCTGGACTTCAGCGGCGTGCAATATCAAAAGATGAAGCGATTTGCCGAAAGGGTCATTATGATCTATCCCAATGATATTACATCGCAACGCAACTGCGGAGCCATCGCCACCAAGTTCAGTGATATTTGCTATGCCATGCTTCCCGAGCCTTTCCGTGTGCGCTATAACCAGCGCTGGCAGTGGCTCTACGGCTGCACACCGAGGAGCGTAAGAGATTATATGCTCACCTATCGGATGACCGATGAAGATAACTTCCGATTCGACCACGATATTCGTCTGCCGTTATTCTCCAAGCTTCGGGGAGCCAAGAACACCGACCCTTTCGAGATAGAATATCCGAGAGACCCCCGCAGCGGTAAGCTGAAACCTTGCACCTGCAAGATTTCACCTACCAAGGTATGGCTCTTTATGACGAGCCACGGATATTACCGCAAAATCGACCCTGAGAGCAATGACCTCGTAGGTCAGTTTATCCACCTCGACCGATGCTTTGTTGAGTACATCGACGGAAAGAGCATCATACAGGCAACTAAGGAAAAGCTCTTGGAGTTCTGCGAACAGAGTTGGAGACACAATGAGCAGGAACAAAAATTGATGAGCGACTGCGCCAATCTGATAGACAAGAATTTCTCAGAGAAATCAGCCGGAGGATTGCAGAGCATCATCATCGACTTTACGGAAGGCTACAGCGAGAACGTGGAATACTTCTACTTCCGCAACGTGGCGCTGAAGATAACGCCGGAGTATATCACTCCAATCAGTTACGACCAGTGTAACTTCTTCATCCCTGCCACCGCCCGAAAGCCATACGACTTCACGATGCGCCATTTCGACCCGCCGTTCATCATCAGACAGAGCGATGAATATACACGCAGGGAAAATGAGATAGCACAGAAGGAAGCTCAGAAGAATGAGGACGGTTCGCCTGTATTCAGCATCTTTGAAATCAATCAGATGAAAAATGATCTGCGGGAATGGGGTACCATCTACCGATGGAACGTTGACTGGCGAGGCAAGAAAGACCGGGAATTGTGGCCGATGCTCCGCATCCTGCGAGGTTGCTCCAATGTGCTTTGGCAGGAAGAGATGGAAGCCGACAGAAGCAAGTCTGAATTATCTGATGAAGACAAGGCTATCATCAATGCCCATTTCGTCAATATGGTTTCCGGCATAGGCAGGGTTTGCTATAGAGACCTGACGGGTTCAGACAGTCAGAGCATTCCCTATCTGCTGGAAGATCAGATTGAAGACGAGAAGCAGGCTAGTGGCGGTTCGGGCAAATCCATGGTGGTGCGAGTGTTCGTAGGTTCTGCAGTCAATGTGCTGAATATTGATATGAAGCGATTCATCACCACTGCCGATGCCCGGTTCAGTCTGGGAGAGATACAGCATAACCCAGGAATGTATCGGACGATACACTGGGAAGACCGCCCGAAATCGTTCCCGATAGACTATTTCTATGTAATGGCAACCACCGGTGTTACACTAGAGTGCAAGGGAGCAGATATAAAAACGCTCAGTCTGAAAGATTCGCCGCTGCATATCGTATCATCCAACTTCCCATACGATGGTGGAGTGGATTCCACGTCAGGACGTTTTCCGCAGATAGCCTTCTCTAACCGCTTCGCACGAGAAAATACGTTGAAGCGCAAGATGGCAAGATCACCTGGTGACATTCTGAAGGGTTTCAATCCGGACCCCGAAAAATTACCTGATATAGCAAGAAATCAGGCTATCTACATCACTGCTCTAGCCGTGCAGTTTATGATGCGTTATCACGTAGTGAGCAAGGCTCCTCAGCTGAACCTGCGAAGACGTGATATGATTACAGAGATTACGGAGAGCTGCGTGCGCTACTTCGAGTTCTTCTTCTCACGTGAAGAAGTATATGGAGTTCCAATCTGCGCCGACGAAATGTTCAATGAGTTTATCCGTGACTGGGCTGATGCCAGTGAGGGTAAGAGCAAGGAATATAGCCGTGCCACCTTCAAGAAGAAGATATATAAGTACTGCGAGTCAGCGAATATCAAGTGCAACCCGGAACACCTCTTCGAGAACGTGAGCGATAAGCAACGCCACTGCTTCAAGATGAAGGCTTGGGTAACGCAGGAATATTTCGTAGGCAGGGAGTGGGAGAATGATAACACGATAGAACCGAAGTTCATCCGTTACGTTCAGACTTCCAAGCACGTATTCTTCTTCTATCGTCCTGGCAAGGATACGATACCGACCGACTACAAGGATTTGAAGCGTATAGCCAAGGAGTTTGTGGAAGGCCCCGACCCATTGCCATATCGTGATGATGAAGGCAATATCGTTACCCTCACCCAGGAAGATGAAGACCGCTGGAATGCCTATCAAAAACGCAAGCAGGGTAGATTTTTAGCTGCCCCAAATGCTCAGAATGACAATGCAGCAGCTATGGTATCCGGCATAGATAAGAGTGATCTCCCATTCTAACCCCCCCCGTTCCCAGCGATTCTATCGCTGGTCCATAAACAAGAAAATAGAATTTACAATAAAAAATAAAGCAAAATGAAAATACAAGCGCAATCATCTCTCTTGCTTCGTCAATCTTTGCAGAAAGCTGCGAAGTGTATTGATAGCAAGTCAACCATCGTCATCTTGAGCAACGTGCTCTTAACCCAGCGCAAGGAAGACGGTAAGTTCTTCTTTGTATCAGCTACCACTGATTCAGAACTAACCATCCCTGCCCCTCTCAGCATCGTAGAGGGCAGCTTTAAGGAAAATGTCGTTCTGCCTATCACGTCTCTGTTATCGCTCCTCTCTACACTCCCTGCTGACTGCGTAGTCACCATGGACCTCTCTGAGGATAAGAATCGCTCAATGAATATCGAGTACTGCACTCAGAATGGCGATAACGTCAAGAAGGGTAACGTCAGTCTGGTATATTTCAGCGCAGAATCATTTCCTCGTGCAGCGCAGCCCGATAATTCCAGTCTTCACATCTCCCTGCCGATGGCAACCTTCAGCAATGTGCTCTCTCATGCCGGCAAGTTTGTATCCGATTCCGAGCTTCGCCCAGTGATGAAATGCCTCTGCATCGATGTAGCCGAGGATAGAAGTGAGGTTATCTTTGTGGCATCAAACGGCCACGTCCTCATTAAACTGATCCATACCAACAATCCCGAAACGGGAGGCAGCAACTTCTTCCGTAGCGGAATACCGGGAAAGATTCTCGTATATAGCTCCTTCTTCAAGACCCTTTCCGTTTTCGACGACTGCGAGGATATTGATATTGAGGCAAACGATAAGGTGGTACGCTTCACATCAGGAGATGATATTACCTTCGTCTGCAAGAAGGCAGAGGGCCAGTACCCTAACTATAACTCCGTGATTCCTCGCAACAACCCTTATAAGGTTACAGTAGATAAGCGGGAGTTGGCAAGCGTGGTGAAGCGTGTGGCACTCTTCTCCAGTGAGAGCAGTAATATGGTTGTTCTGAAGAAGGACGGAATGTTCCTCGATATTTCCGCCCAGGACTTAGACTTCAACATGTCGGCCAACGACCAGGTGCTCATCACCGACGGCAGTTGTCCGGAAGGTCATCGCATCGGTTTCAAGGCAAGCAGTCTGCTCGATGTCCTGGCACCTATCCCAGATGATACCGTTACCCTGCACCTGGGCGATCCAAGTCGTGCAGGAGTTATCACCGCCAACGAGTCTTCACCACGAGCATTGACCCTGCTCATGCCGATGATTTTGAACGAATAATATATTCTCAGAAAAAACTGATTAGATTATGGATGATACTTTGCTCTTTATACCTCCATGCTGTGTAGATAAAAAGCTGCCCAAGGCAGTGATGCAGGCTCCACGGCGAGCATTGACCTTCTACACCCATGGCGATGTGCTGCTGGATAAATTCTTCCACGCCATCGGATATTTGGCTGATACGACACCTAACCGCACAGTGAAGAACCATTTCTGCGTGATGGTACTGGCGATGACCGTAAGCAGAACATCTGCCACCGGATATATGGTCCAGTATCTCCGTACCTGCTTCGAGCGGGAATGGATCACCCACCTGGTACTCTCCACCGACAAGAATGTGGAAGACTGGATAGATGTTCATCTGCAGGAGTATAAGGACCGCATCTTATATACCAGCCACAAGGACGTAAGCACTCAGACCTCGCACCTGGTTCTCTACAATGAGGAGAAGGCTTTCACCCTGGCAGGTCCGATGCTCGATGCCCAAAACGGCAAACTGTCGCATTATACGATGGTCCTCTATCCTGACTATTCGGCTTGCAGCAATGCCTCCGACTGGTCGAACCCGCTGCGAAATATCTGTTTGCCTGATATATTGCGACACCGGCAGCGGGTAGCCCAGAGCAAGCTGGAGGTAAAGAGTATGATCCTCGACCGATTTCTGCATGCGAACTTGCCGCCTTATCCGGAAGACAAGGAGCAGGAAAGTAATCGTGACTATCACGATTTCGGTGGAATGATGTAGGCATTTATAAACCGATAAATAAAGTGTTGTTATGGCAAAATATCATCAGTCTTATCAGAACCTCCGCCAGTTCTGCGAAAAGTGGCAATGGATAGACCCACGCAGCGGACAGCAGGTTACTGGCTATGTGCATCCGCAGACAGCGAGGAAAGTAGAGCGCAAGCCGTTCTACATCAAATTCCTCACCAAGACCGGACACGTAGATGAGGGCGAATGCGTCTGTCTGAAGGTGGATATTATGCGCCACCAAAGAAAGGTGCAGTTCGTCAAGAGCGGAGAAATCAGGGTAGTGAACGATATTCTGGTACTGGAAGTAGATGGTACCAGGTTCATCACCCATTAAAGAAGCATCTTCATGTTTTCAGAATAGATCAAAATACGGTTTCTAAACTCTAAAGTGTTCATCTTTTTTTAGGTGAAATTTTGAGAAATAAGCCTTTAGCGAAAGGCTGCATAACAAGGTAATAAAGTTTGTGTAAGGTAAAAAGCAATGCAGGGTCTAACCATGTCTCCTGCACCTCCCTGGTTCGTGAGAATAGGGCGCTTTTCTTAACTGAGTATTCATTTTAAAAACAAGATATAAACAATGTGGAATCCATTTAAGAGACATAAAGCGAAGAAAGCCCTCAAGCAACTGAGTGATCTGACCAGCGTAATTGCTACGATCAAGAAGTGGGAGAAGGCTGGATTGATTTACTGGCAGGTAAAAGGCAAGACTCTTCTAATTGAGCAGAGTTTGGCTACCGTCTTGCTGAAGCAGGAGGGTGATATATTCAAGAAGTTCCTGAATATTGCTGCTCAGATGAAAAACTCCGAACTGCTGGCTGATGCTTATGAACAGCAGCGCATCACTATCGAGACGCAGGCTGTGAGAGAGGCGCAGGAGAAAACTTCCGGCGTGTTGACCGATGCTGATATACAGCGCATCCGTCAGAATGCACGTGAGAATATGCAACACATCGATATGAAGAGCATCCTGGATGCCATCAATGAGTTTGACATCATGATTATTCTTAGCAAAGCTACCTCTTCTGCTGATGCCACTCAGGAAGGTGGCGAACTGATAGCCGTTGGTCATTTCGATGGCAAGAAGGTGGAAATGGCAATGTGGGATGATATTAAGCACGATTTGCAGTAATTATCCCGCATCATCAATTAAAGTTTTCGCCTATGAGAGCAGTTATATTCGCCAAGGGATTTTGGCTGTATAGCCAACTGAGTGTAGCCAGATATTCCGGAGGCATAGATATATCAGAACCAGGAGATGACAAGCGCCATTTCCTGATTGTGGATGAGAAAGGTCAGCCGTTTCGTGGCGACCTCTCACCTGAAAACGTCCAAGCCGATTTGGTGGATAAGGAGTTTATTCCTCTCTACAAGAAGCTGGGCAGAGATTTGTTTATCTCCATCGTTAAGGCAAATCCTTTGATGTCCCGCAAGGATTTGAAGTACCGTCTCACTGAGGCTGCCGAAGTGAAGAAAGGTTACGAGGAGAAAATGAAGGCAGCGAAAGAAGCTAAGCTGAAGGCTCAAAACCCTTCCCTCTTCGATTAAAAAGAAAGTTTTTAATACATTAAAGATTTATAGAGAAATGAGAACATTATCACAATTTCAGAAAGAAGTCCTTGCGCCGTTGCGTAAGGAGAGAGATGACAAACAGGATGCAGCAAGAGAAATCCGCTCAAAGGCAGCAGCCGATTATATGGAGGCAAAGAAAGTGATTTCCGAAAAGGAGCACGCATTCAAAGAACTGCAGGAGCAAGCCCTAGAAACTTTTCAGCGTCAGCAGCTCATCGACCGCAAGGCGTACACACTTCTAATGACCGCCGAGCGCACCGATGCCTGTGCCAAGTACGATAAAGCCAAGCACGATGAAAAGATAGCAAAACGCCGTGCCAACGAGGAATATATGGATAAGTTAGCCATAGCCTTTGCTGAGTACAACAAGGAGCGAGTAGCCGCAGGTGAGCAGCCTGTATATTACGACAACCGCCGTGAGATGTCAGCCGAGGAACATAATTCGTGCCATCAGGAGGATGGCTGGCCAGCAGACCCGGCACAAGAGGTTGAAGCATGAGTTTCAGAAATACAAAAACCCCGCTTAAACCTACCGGTAAAGCAAAGTATCAGATACCGATGATGGCAACGCCTGAGAGCAATGGAGTGAAAGCCTATGTGCTCGAAGGCGAACTGAAGGAGAAGTTCATCAAACTCTTCCCTAAGAACTCCAACCGCAGGATGATGGAATGGTTCGGCATATCTTTTGCTACCCTCCGTCGTCTCAAGGCAGAACTCGGATTGAAGAAAGATATGAAGGCCATCCGCCACCAACTGGCAATGGATGTCAAGAAAATCTGTGAAAAGAACGGCTATTATGACTCCCTCCGCGGCAAGCCGCTTAGTGAAGCCTGCCAGGAAGGTCGCCGCCGACTGCGTGAATCCGGTTTTCACCCGATGAAGGCACTCAAAGAGAAGCATCCACGTAGATACAAGAACGTCATCCGTCGTAGAGCAGAAGACCGCAAGGAACTCATCAGAAAGGAGCGTTTACGTGAAGAGTACGGCTTGAAACGAAAAACCAAACTACATCTCCCTCCGCGACCGATAGACGGTTCTTCCGCATCGTTCAAGAATATGATGATCCGCAAACGCAATTACTTCGCCGTTCCTGGTCACACCTGGTGGATAGCCTATGATAGCGAGACCGACCGCTCGGAGCGTAGCGAAGCAACCGCCCGAAAGCACGGCTTTGAGATCATCGAGGGTGAGGACGATACTACTCAATAAATGCGTGGATATCGAATGCTTCCACGAAGAGATGATAAAGAAAATCGTAGAAGAGAGTATTGATAGTTTGAATATTAGAAGATAAAATAAAGCAAAATAATATGGATGAAACAAAGTTAAAGAAACTCTTTTATGAGGTGAAAGCAACAACCTCAGATGTGATATATGCCGCATTCGTGTTCGGCATGCTTTATCTGCTTATTCATGCGCTCATCACCGATGCTAAAGGAGACGACAACCGCATAAAAGGTAGTAGCATCACCGTAACTTCAAAAGGTCACGAGTACATCATCTTTGAAACTGACAGAGGCTCCACCTGTTGCATTCACTCAGCATCCTGCCCCTGCGAAAAAATCATTTAAAGCGATAGTTATGGATAATAAAATGAATATGTTAAAAGAAACGCTAGGTGAGGACGGTTTAGATCGTCTGGCAGGTTTATCTGATAAGTGCTTTTTCATTAAAAAGGAAGACATCGAAAAAACGTTTGGTCAGAATTTGATTAATGACGGAAGTATTTTGGTAGGTGACAAGTCTCATTTCATTCCGGTTGATCTCACCAGTGATACGACAACCCTGGCAGAAGAACCAAGAAGAAGTTTCCGGTGTTCTTTCACTATAGTAGATAAGCAGGAGGAACGTTATAATGCTCAGATGTTGGTAGTCTGCGTACTGCCGGTATTCGGTAAGTCGCAGTTTCCCGTAACTCCCCCTCACCTTCCATTTCGATTGGCCGATGGCTACACAACGCTGTATCGCAACCGTCATAACTTCTTTTATGCGGCAATGAGAAATCTCTTCTCTCATTCCTTTTCTGAGAAATCTGAAGAAGAGCAGTTGTTTGAAAGGCTAGAAACAGCGCAAGAGTTTGGTAATTATGAAGTATAACCCTCGTTCCCAGCGATTCAATCGCTGGTCAGCAGGGAGAGGAGTAAAAAGAAGAGAATATGATGACAATAAACAAAGAAATAATCCGGAGGACGAGTCCTTTTCTTCAAGCAATAGTTGAAGGCAAGACTATTCAAATGAATGAAGGAGCCGTTTGGAAGGATATAGATATTGACGGGGAAGGAATAGATATTTCTATGCTCATATCGTGCCCCTACCTTTACCGCATTAAGCCGGAAGCAAAGTACCGTTCTTTTAAGAACGCAGAAGAGTGCTGGCAGGAGATGTCAAAACATCAACCATTTGGTTGGATAAAATGTAAAGAAGGTTATTTTAATATCGTTTATGTCGATGACGACTATGCAGGCTTGGCAGATTCCGATGGTAGCTCCATCCTGCTGGCTTCAAAAAATAGCTATCAAGACAACACTTTTTACGACGGGACGCCTTTTGGTATGAAAGTGGAGGAATAGTTATGGCACTTGAACAATGTTCATATTTGCAGCTTATGCTTCTCACTATATTCACAATATTTCTTATCGTGTTGATGGAGCAGGTAGCAGAGTATCGTTATTTTAAAAAAAATAGTAGTATGAAAATAAAAATTGTTTCGTTATATTTCCCAGTTTCTTTAAAGGGGATAGGCTCTCTGTTTTTGCAGATAAAATAAAGTTCTTCATCATGTATAAAAAGCATTGGTGGCAGAGATACAGATACATGAAAGATTTGTTCGGGCACCCCATGAAGTTTGACAGTCAAGAGGAAGCCGAAGAGTATCTGGAAAGGGAAGGTATAGATTATAAAGGAAAAGCATAATATTTTTGATTAGCGTATGGCAGAAAAGAAAGTATTAACCATTCATCTTACTGATGAGTGGTATCAGAAGATAGCTAACGGAGAAAAGACAGAGGAGTATCGAGAATGCTCCTTATACTGGACGGTTCGTTTGTTAAGAAAGGATGTTCCGAATAGGCCAGACGTGATAGCTGGCGTAGCCAAATATCATCGTGCTTCCGATAGAGGCCTTTTCCTACAAGGCTACCTCACCGGAGGTCTCAAGCATACTTCGGATAGTCCGGAAGATAGAACTTACCGCAAGGAGGTATTAGAGCCTTTCACTCACGTTCATTTTTTCCTCGGTTATCCGAAAGATAACCAACCGTATATTGAGAAGGAAATCGACGAGATAACGGTAGATAAACCAAAGAAGGGCATGTGCCCGGATGCGTGGTTAAAAAAGAATATGTTCGTAATCAGATTCAAATAGATAAGCGTATGGCAAAGAAAGAAGAGAAATGCTGTGGCAACTGTTTCTGGTTCGACAGTGAGGATGCCTATGGCCAAGGCTGGTGCATCGATGAGCAATGTGAAACGTCATGCGGTAGTATTTGTGGCAATCATAAAAACAAATAAGCGTATGCCCGATAACGTATATCAATTCTGCGGCAACTGCTATTGGTATGATGTCGATGATGATCACCGTTCTAGTGCCTGGTGTATGAAACGAAAATGTAAGACTTCATGTTTTGATGTCTGTAAAGATCATAAATTTTAGATAGCGTATGGAAATAAATTATAGAGATTATTACCCTCAGAGCGTCTATAAGCATCCGGAGCCTATGGAAATGATGATTCCTACTCCGAAAGACTTTGGGCAGTATTTACAGAATAAACGTAATAGGAGAAGAAAGAAATGACGTTAGAGTTATCGATGGAGGAAAAGGTAATCGTAACCGTTCTTTGGGTGTTCACGATATTCTTTTTGTTGTTGGTTTCCGGAATATTTGAAGGTGGGCATGAGCCTATAAAGCCGCCGAATATTCCGCCACCACCGCCTCCATCTCGCCCTCATCTTCTGCTATTCCGTCGCAGATCAAGATTAAGAACTAACAAAAGAAGAAGATATGTTATACGAAGCAAAAGAAGGAACAAAGGCTTACGAATACATTAAAGGTATTGTCGAAGCTGAATTGCAAGAACGTGTAAGCTACAAGAAGCGAATAGTGGAAGCTATCGGTTCTGATTTCGATAAAGATATACACGTTGAGAATAACTGGCTTCTCACTCGCCGATTTAGAATCGAGAAGATATTGGTAACGCCAGAACAACGGGTTAAATTAGATAAGAGAGCCTGGGTGAAAATCCTTACTCATCGTTTTCCGAGCGGCGTTTATCATTACTTGATTCCCAACGTAAAAACAGAGCAGGGTAGGGCTGTTTCGCAGGTGCTCGCCTCGTATAACCCTGTAGCAGGTTTCAATGATGTAAGAATAGGTTTGAACCTCACGGAGCCAGTGAATAGACCGATTGAGCCGTTTAGGCCCTATTTTTTCAGAAGCCGCGCCTTTGTCTATGTGGATGAGCCAAGCATGAGATTTAGAGAGAAAGATGAAACCTTGGAAGAATTTTCTTTGCAGCTATTTCATCTTGATTTCTATGATGAATTAAATGAAATAAACGAATTTAAACGTTAAAGATTATGGCATGTGATTGTATTAGCAGAGTAGAGAAATTGGTTAAGGCACAGACTAACGAGAGCGGTTGCCTTGATACAAGTATCGGTGTTCCATCGGGCATTGCGATGGTAAACATCTATGGTCTATTCCATAAGCAGAAGAAGGATGGTTCCTTCTGTGAAAAGTGGAACCAGGTAAATATCCTCCCCCAGTATTGCCCTTTCTGCGGCAAGAAGTATGTGGAGGATAAAAAAGAAGATGTTCAACAGAAAGAAAACAAGAAGTAGCGTATGAAGATAAATACGAAACAGATAAAGGAGAAGATTGCAGGCTTTATTTTTGACCTTATCATAGAATCTGGCAGTAAGTCTAAGTTCTTCCGTAAGTACACCAACCATCGCTTCCGTAAGCAGTACGAACGATTGACGGGTAATGCCGCTTATAGGATGTATAAACGCAACAGCGATTTGGAAAGAGAGATTATCAAGCTGCGTGAAGAGATTAATACTTTGAAGTGTAGGCTTCGTTCAGCTTATAATAAAATAAAAGTCGTAGCTACGGAGTACCCTAAGAACATCTCGTGCCCTCACGGAGAAAAAGATGAAGTAAATGATCATCCTGTTAGAACAGATTCCGTTGATTGCTGGTGCTGCCCAGGTTTCGTATGTAGAATACCTGAAGATGGTACCATTATCTGCTGGAACGAGAACTTTGAACAGAGTGAGGATTTAGAAAAGAAGGAGTAGAGTATGGAAATAAAAGATTATAAGTTTAAGGCAAAAAGTATTGAAGATTCCAGATACCATCCTGCAAAAGGCTCCTGGGTTATTGGTTGTTTCTATTATGACAATGAGAATGCTTATATCCGTCATCCTTACAAGGTAGATAAGTACGGCATATCTACGTCATATATGAGCACAAGAGTTGATCCTAATACGCTTTGTCAATATACCGGAATGAAGGATAAAAACGGTGTAGAGATATATGAGTACGATTTGTTGTCATGTGAGGATCATACTAAACTTCGCTTATTTTGTAATAAGTGTTTTCCTGGTCTAGATGATACAGTAGTCTTTTTACAGTTATCATCTGCATCAAGTGTACAAAATGCTGAGGTGTATGGTAACATCTTTGATGATCGCTACATTAGAGCGCCCCGATAGACGTTGCCCTCTCACCCCCGTTCCCTGCGATTCCATCGCAGGTCAAAAGTAAAGAGTAATAACAAAAATAAAAACAAAAAAAGATTATGGCAAAAAAAACAAAGTTACAGAATGTAGAGAATGAATCAGAAGAGGAGTATGATTGTAATGATGTTCCTCTCATTTCTCCTCCGTTAACTCCAAGAGTATTATTGCTACAAATGATACATGTTTTTATAAAGACAAAAAAGAAATAGCGTATGTTGTACGAAGCAAAACAAGAAACAAAGGCTTACGAATATATTAAAGGTATTCTCGATGCCGAATTTGAAGAGCATCAAGCCTACATGAAAAGAGTAGAAGAAGCCGTAGGCTTCGAGTTTGAAAAATATCAGGGCTATCAGCCTAACAGAACTCTCACAAGAGAGTACGAGATTACTGCTATATGGGTTCCTTCTGAGCGTTATGATACGCTAGATAAGAAGGTGTGGAAGAAGATAGACGGTGTAAAATTGGAGGATGGTTACTATGTAGCTATTGCGCCTAATAAGCGATATAAGCAAGGCAAGGCAATAGCCTCCGTTCTTCTCTCCTATAAATCAGTTGCTAACCATTTCAAGGTAATGAAAGAACTGAATATAGAAGTCCCTCAAACTAGCCGTTTCTCTATTACTCAGCTCCTCCGTCATAAAGACCGCATTTTCGTTTACTTTGATGACAGCATCCGAGCCGAGAAAAAGAATCCTGATTTCAAGGAAATCACGATAGGAGAGTATGAGGATTTCGTTAATAGCAAAGATTAGAGCGTATGGAAACAAATGATTATGTAAGCATCATCAAGAATATGCTAAAGTTTAGTAATATGGTGGAATGCGTTTATCCCGACCAATACAAGTTTGTCTGTCATCTGCATAATATTCAGGAGCGTGAAGCGATGGATATGTACGGTGATCTGCGTAAGATAGCTTCGGGTCAGTATTGGAGTATCAAAGATAAGAAGGACGGGTATCTTTATTCCATGATAAACATGGCGTTGGAAGCTAGCAAGATTCAAGTCTTCAACTCTCTCATCAAAGATACCGCAGCCATTGGCGAGGATAGAAAGCCAAATATCCTTGCATTCTTTAAAAGAGGTGATGAGCGTTTTCAGCAGGAGTTTGATTTGCAATGGCAGGTTGCATATCTTGATATAGCCGAAATGATAAAGAACGGCTATACGCTAACGGCTACCGCCCGCCAGGTAGATAATGTTGATGCCAAAGATTACGTAGGCGAGAATAATGGCAAGAAATCATATATTCCTATTTACGATGGCGATGTAATGCTTTGCTATGTAAGAAACCCGAAATGGTGGAGTTCTGATTGCGAGAACAGCGGTCTGTATCTCTGTAAAGATGGCGTTTACTATCGTCTCATTTATACCCCAGGTAAAGGTTATATCAGACACGGTGAGCCTGATACTGACGAAGCTTTCGAGTTGGACATCGAAGAGAATGCCTTTAGCAGCTATGTGATGACTCTCAGTCAGAAGTGGTATAAGCTGGGCAATATCCACGCTGGCATCGGATTCTTAATTGAAAAACCAGAAGATAAAGACGAATAGCGTATGGAAATAGAAACGAAAGAAACTCCCGTAAAGGGAGCATTAATTTATCAGCCGCAAGGTGCGGCTGGTGAATATGCTAAGTGGGCAATCAACCTATACCATGGTTGCTCTAACGGCTGCACATATTGTTATAACCGCAGAGGAGTGTTGAGTCACGTCTTCGGCGATAAGCCGGAACTGGCGGCACCTATCATCAGACAGCGAGATAAGCTGCTCTATGAATATCTGAAGAAAAACAATATGACTGCACATGATGCTATTAAGAAAGGTGTTGTAAACCATGAAAGTCTCGTTGCTGCCCGTGATCTTATCTCGAAGGATTTAGAGAAGATAGGAATAGATAAAATACGTCAGGATGGCGGTATCTTTTTCTCTTTCACCTGCGACCCATTCGATATAGAGGCAGATATGTTTATCCTGCAGCAGGTGGTTTTACATTTGCTATTTGATCGTATTCCAGTCACGATATTAACAAAAAACGTGCATTGGATGCAGACGGGTTTGTGGAAAAGTACACTTCGAGACCTTACAACAGATTATAAGGATATAGCCCGCTACCTCACCATCGGTTTTACTATCACCGGCAAAGATAAGCTGGAGCCTGGTGCTCCTTCTACAGAGAAGCGTATCGAAGCCTTGCGTAAGCTGCACGATGAATACAAGATTAAGACCTTTGTATCTTTGGAGCCGATAACTAGTATTCATACCGCATCGGAAGTAATCAAGAAAACATATCAGATTACGGACGAGATACGCATCGGTGCCCAGTCGCCTATCAAAAAAGATAGATATGATCCTAACGAGTTTGTCGGTTTTGTTATCGCGGTTAAAACCCTGGCACGCGGTCTTGATTGCCGTTTCATGGTAAAGGATAGTATGTATAAGCAGGCTGAAACTTTTGAAGGTGCTTATAGAGATTTGTGCATCGCAAAACTCGATGAGATAAGAGAAATTTATGTAACAAAAAGTAAAGAATAAAATTATGAAAAGTAAATTGAAGTATTACGCCCAGGTTATCGGTGTTAACCTGTTGGCATTTTTGGTACCCGTTTTAGCCGTTGTTCTTATTTATGGTCTCGGCAAGCTGAAGAACATCTATACCCATCCATGCGTTCTATCGCAGGAAATATACGATTGTTGCCTGGAGGCAACAATCGTGGTGCTGGCTGGTTTCTCCGTAGGCCTCTTGCTCCTTGGCTGGGCAGATAGCTGGAGAAAGGCAAAGCTATTCGTTCTAAAAAGCAGGAAAGAACGAGAGGAACGTGAGGAACGTGAACTGCTGCATATCAAGATGGAGGTAGAGCCTATCGAGGAGAGGACGGAGCAGAAGAATATACCTGCGTCTGATGATTCCGAGTTTGAGGATATTTCCGGATTGACGGTTAAAGAGATTTATCATCTCTATCACGGTCGTCAAGTTCTGATTACGGCTGGTAAGGCGAAGGGAAATTTGCTCGGCCGTCTTGCTGGCTATGACAATGAAGGTTCTATCCTTTACATAGGTTTCACTCAATCATGCCTTGGTCCTTACACCCTGGATGCAATAAACATGATGCGTGATGCAAACCCAGAGGTTAGCTATGTAGAACCAGGATATAAAGGTTACGATTGCTATATCCCTAGTCTCATCCGTATTCATAAGTAATGGTATAAAGCTTAGATTATGACAACAGCAGAAGAAGCAAGAAGAAGAACCCTTAACGCCATCAAGGAGACGTATAAAGACCAGCTCGAATTGATAGACGTAATCATCGCTCGTGCTTGTGATAAATTACAGTACGAAGATACTGTAATATTCGAGAGTGATGCAGACAGAAGTAACGTAAGGTTATATCTTGATGAACTCGGTTATGAAACCTGGTGTGCGGTAGATGGTGAGTGTAAGTTGACTATCTCATGGCGACATGAAAAAAGTAATAAAAAATAGTTATGAAGAAGAATTATTTGTTTGACGTTGATGGCTTGCTGCAGGTGCTGCAAGCCATCAAGGAGGGGAAGCCGGTGGAGTTTCGCCCATTGGAGGAACCTGATTGGCGAGACTTCGACCCAGAGAATTGCGATATTGATACCGAGAACTGCAAGTATCGCGTTAAGCCTTGCGATTATGGCGATAATATCGGGTCTATAGTTATTCGTCCGGAAGACTTGCAGGAAGGTATGATTTACCTCTTGACACACGGAGAGTACAATACGAAGGATAAAGGTTTTATCTGCGTAAAGAATAATCGATGGCGTGATGGTAAGATTGTTACCTTTCATTTCTCATGGCATAGTGATGGCGTTTGCGCTACACTTTCAGTGGGCGATGCGATTGGAGGTACCCAGCATAGCGAGCAGTCAAAAGGCTTTGCTAACATTATCGCTCCTTATATTGTTTCTAACAATTTCGATGGTGTAGAAATCCGGCTGGCATCCCTGGCTCAAGTCAAAATGCTGGAGTCTAAGCTGCGAGAAATCGGTTATGAGTTCAAGGACGGTGAAATGATAAAGATAGATGGGAACAAAGAATAAGCAAGGCAGTAGCCGGGTGTGATATTAAGGACGCATTTTAATGATTAAAAGATTTATAGATTATGGAAAAGATTGAATTTACAAAGGAACAGATAGAAAAGATAGCTGAAGGCATCAGCGTTATCTGCTTTCGTTCTAACTCGGAGGCAAAGAAATTTTTGCTTATGGAATATCCGAAGGTTAAAGATGTGTTTGATTACTCCTGTATCTGGGATGAGCCTATATATAATAAGGAACATCAAAAGGAGGTAAGAAGTGTACTGCCTAGTTTTGAGGCAGTGCATACTTTCGGCTCATCGGCTTTATTCAAACCGACCCTTGCTGAGATTATCCAGGCTTGCCCTATCAACCTTCTTGGAAACTTTAACGCTGTCACCATTCATTATAATGGTTTTATAGAGGATGCTTCCAAGCATCAGAGTATCGTGACTCCTTACGTGATTTGTGAGAAGAAGAAGCCATTTGTTCCTTGTTTCAGCGACGAAGAGGAGAAGAAGCTACACCCTTCGCCATTGAAGATAGGCGACCTTGTTGGCACTATCATCGACGAGTTCTGCCAGGTAAGCATTGATGTTATCCAGCCCGATACCCGCAACCTTCAGACATTGTTTGATGGGCCGATGAATGAAGTTCCCGAGAAATACCTGGATAAGCATTTCCGCCCGATAGAGATTATCAAGGACAGCGAATATAAGATTCATTTAATCATTAACTAAGCTTTCTAAAGCAATAGATTATGTTTGAGATATACGTTAAAATGAAGAAAAAAAAGTGCTGGAAACTTGCTATAGAGGTTCCCAACGCTTGTGGTGGGATGCCTCACCTCTGGATGTATTTGGAAAAGAAATACCTTCCATCTTACGTACCGGTAGGAGCTGATGGAAAACCGCTGGAGCTGGACTGGGTGAAGGAAAAACAGACAAAAGGTGAATATGTAAGCCGATGGATATGTGCTTCATCCAAAAAGGAGATCGAGGATTTACAGAAAGATTTCCGCCTAACTTATGAGGAAATGATGGTATTCAGATCTACCTTTGATTTTGCAAAGGTTCTAGGCGAAGATATACCAGTTTATCTTGAATGCTTAAAGGTTGTCGCTGACGAGTGTGGAGGTATATATCCACAACAATACGAAAAGTTGAGTGCCTTTATTAAGACACACAGCATAAATGACATAGAGGCAATCGCTTTCAACCAGACAAGCGTAAACTGTGCCTGTGATTTCTTTGGCAACAGATATAATGAGCCAGCAGATAACTTCTGGGACTGCATGTGTCCAAAGGATTTTTATGACAATCTTAGAAAAGATTGTGATACTAAAGACGCATTTTAATGATTTTAAATAGATATAAAAATTATGAGTTTATATACAAAACAAGAAAAGGTGAAATCCCTTTGGCATCCTATTACCGATGAGGATTTTGATATTGACTTCAGCAAACCGTTTATCGTTTGCTGCGATGATGCTTCTCTCTTCATCGTGGAAGATTTGCCAGATATGTTTTACTATCTGGACGAAGACCGCTTCTATGATGTCAAGGCGCAAGCCTTGTCTGAAGAAGGCAAAGAGGCATTTCGAGAATTTTATTTAGGCTATATGTATCTCGATGATGAGTTCTACCAGGCGATAGAATGGGCAGAAGGAAAGTATCTAGAGGACGTGAAGGGTAATAGAGAAAGACCGGACTTGTTTGTTATGGATGAAATCGGACCAAAGGTAATTGATCATTTCAGTTTCGATCCGAATGGTGATCCGGCATACGAAGGAACTCCTAAACTATGTAGGGATTTTGCAGTGAAACATCCTGAACTATACAAAGTCGAGTATATCGTTAATCTAAACTGGGTTCCTGCAACATCCATCTATGCCCTATTTACAGCACCCGTTGGTGAACCTAAAACCGCCTATGTAGTAACATCGGGCTGCTATAGCGATTATCATATCGATGGCGTATTTTCAGATAAGAAAAAAGCCGAGATATTTGCTGATAAGGATGGGGATAGAAGCATTGAGCTATACAGCTTTGACGATGAGCAGATGCTTATGCGCAAAGACTGGTATGAGGTTGATATTTCCATAGGGGCATCTTCGGAAGTAAAGGAAGTTTCTGCCCGTAATCTTGGATTCACGTATTTTGATGCAGTAAAGTTCACGAAGGAGGAAAAAGATTGTATATATTTCTCGTTCTTTGTTTCGGCCATCAGTCGTGAAAAGGCAAAAGCCATCGCGCTGGAGCGTTATCATGCTCTATTGGCAGTAGAAAAAACTCATTTCCCTATGCTCAGATGGGTGCGTATCGTTAACCCTGCTCGTAATTATAAGGTTTTTGAAAGTCTGGTATTCGGCTATTTCGATTACAAGGCATACTATCGTTCTTGCGGCACAGTAGAGCGAGTACAGGATTTGTTTATGAAGATAAAGGATTCTCTCCCGAAACCGCTATTCCTAGACGAAGATAGCATCGATTGGCAGAACCTTACAGAAGATACCTGCATGAAATTGATAAGAGACTACGGCTTTAACATCGAAAAGATGCCTAAGCTCGCCTAGTCCCGTCCCCAGCGATTCTATCGCTGGTCCTAAAAAGTGAATAATATGGTAGAAGAAATTTTCTAAATCAAACAGATATGATGATACAGATTCAAGATTGGAAATGTGACAAGAAAATCGTGGCCGTGGATGAAATCAATCATGGCACCGTGCAGGTGGAGATACCGAAGCCTGGAGAGTATAAGGATAAATATTATCAGCATGCCGATTGCGCTATCTACAACCTTTGGGTGGATGAAAAATATCGCAAGCAGGGTGTGGCACGTCTTCTGATGGAGACTGCGGAGAAGGAAGCCAAGAAATTAGGATGCAAGTCTGTGCAGTTGGAATATGATAAGGAGAGCGAGTCTTTCGTTCTTCAGTGGTACAAGCGCCTTGGCTACGTGGTGACGGCTTGTGGCATAGGCGGTCCGCTGCTGCTGGTAAAGAAGCTTTGAGGCGACTTGTCCCCACCACTCAAAAATAATTTTGTAACTTTGCAAACAGAAAATAAGATTTATAGAGAATATGACAGAACTGGAACAATATGCACTCCTGAAGGAGTTAAATGACATGGCAGGTTGGATGCGAGATAGCGCAGCCCGCTTTAATGTGCAGGAATATAAATCGCTTGAAGAGCAGATTGAAAGTCTAGAGAAAGATACGGGCGATTTCTTTGAGGTTCTCGTTGAAATTCATCTCAATAACGGCAGATACATCATTATCCGCAACCGAGCCTTTGAATCCCTGGTGCAAGATTACTATATGGGTGACGATTTGGATGTAGATACACAAGATGCCGAGCGCGTGCTGTGCTTATTCGAGACGATGGCTACGCTGAAGGAGAAGGCAGCCTTCTATGCCGAGCACCCATTGGTAAACGGTGATGAGCGTAAGGTGCTGAATCCTATGATAAGAGTGCAGTACCAAGACCCCGAGACGGGCTTTACGCAGACGAAAATACCAGTGAGTTCCATTTGTTACGTTTCCGGCTATACCAAAGAAATCAAGTGGCAGGAGCGATGGGATGCACTGAGCAGAGATAAGAAAGATGGGTTTATCTCAACCTTTGATAAAAAGTTCTTCGAGAGTCATCAAGAAAAATAGGAATTTTTCATTCTTTTAAATAATATAAGTGTTTTTAATCTTGTTTTGCAAGATTGTTTTTATTTATAATGTATTTTTTACCTAAACCCTCCTTCGTTGTGAAACGCGGGAGTTTTCTCTAAGCCAAGGTTTAAATGTGTAATAATGTAGTTTTTCTATTCTTATAGATAATTGGTTTTGTATAAAGAAGAGGGGCGGGTGTCGTGATGACATCCGCCCTTTTATCTTTAAACGTTCCTTCCGTCCGGCAGTACAAACCAGCCGATATTTCCTCGCCAGAACTTGCATCCTAGATATAGCGAGTCGAAGGCATCGGTGAAGTCGGTACGCTGCTGCAACGGCAGGTTGTCTTCCGTTTCAGGCTTCTTCTCCTGGCTCTTATCCTTGCGGAACCCCTGATAGCCGATGCTCACCTCACAGAGCTGCAGGGCGATAATCAAATCAGGGTTCTGGGGCTGATTGATACGGATGGCAGGATATTCGATACCGGCAAGACCATTATTAATGATACGGTGCTTTACCTCGTGCTTCTCCGGCACACCCATATCTATCGCCGTCACGTTCCAGCCATTGCGCTCCAACTCTTTTATGACTGCCTGGTAGAATTTCTCATCGGTCAAAGCATACGATGCACCCTGCTTTGCGGTGGCATCGTAGTAGTAAACCACATCACGGTTCACGGCCCTCTTCGGAGCATAATAATGTGAGAAATCATCTACCAACTCCCTCAGCTTGCGCTCGTTCTTTACATAGAAGCTCTTGATTACATTCACTGTCTCCACTCCGTCACGTTGATATACCTGACCTACCACCAACGTATTGATGTTGGCGTTATAGTCAAATGCGAGATAGAGAGGAAGGTCGTTCACGCAGTCGGCATCCATACGGCAGTCGTTTCTCTCGGACAGTTCCTTCAAGTCTGGCTGATAGCTCTCTGATGTAATCTTCTTGCCACCGATGATGCCCGTAGTCTTCTGAGTGCTCCAGTTGGCTTGCGAAAGGGGGTCTATCTCATCGCAGGTGTAACCGTGAACATGATCTATATCCAGGTTAGAATAGAAACCATCATTAGATTTTTTGATTTTCACGTTCAGGATGGAAACCATGAAGGTATAGTTAGGCAAATCTCGCTTCATCGTGCGGATATAGTCTTCCGTAAGCAAATCTACATTGTCGAGGGTAGAAGCACGCCTAACGAGGAATGCCGAACGGCGAAGCTCTCTCAGATAGTCGTCTCGAAACTTATCCGCCTTGTCAAACATCTGCATTTCCCACCATTCTTCTTCCGTAAACAGATATTCATAATCATAGATGAGTTCTGCATCCGCTGCATCCACCAGCTTATAGTTTACCGCCATATCCACCATGTTCTTTGTGAGCTGGTTGCCGTGGTTAGGAAGAATCTTAAACTGCCCCTCGTGCTTAATCATCTTGAGGGCGATGGCACGTATCATCAATCTCAAATCGGGTGGCACGGCATGGGGAGTATGCCCGGTCTTCTTGGCATTATAGATAAGGTCGTTATAGCGGATAATCTTGTTGGCATAGTCTTCCAACTGCTCCTGCACCCATCTGTAAGTCTTGCCTTGAAATTTACCTGATTCTATCGTAAGGTCAAGTTTCTCCTCCTCACGCTCCAGCCAACTGCCCTTGGTAGTAAGCGAAGCATCAGATAGGAATCTTGTCGATTTATAGAGCGGGTTGTAATCAGTAAAGTTGATGTTGCCCAAAGGGTGAGTCTGGCCTGACAATGCCGGCATCAACTCATCGGTTACTTTCTTGTAAGGGAAGAATCTCGCCTCGTCACCTACCATTGCCGAAAAAGTGTAACTGTTGGCACTTGCGGTCTGTGAGAGGGAGATAAGTACCCACTGGGCACCATTCGCAAACCAAATGATATTGTCATAGCTTTTCGGCTTGAAGATAGACTCACGGGCGTGCTTCGGTGGTCGCCCCCAACCGAAATGAATGCCCTGCGTAAAGCCGAACATTCGTTCCATGGCAGCCATGGTACCAGGAATAGTCTTGCCGAATCCCTGCTGTCGTGATACGGCTACCCAGGCTCCCAGCATACCGGGCATAGAGTTAGAAGCCATCCAGACGTATGGAGCCACAAGGCCGTCGGTTTTACCCACACGTCTTGCGGCAATCACCCTTTCATCCTTCGCAGCCATATACAGAGATTGCTGCTGGAATTTGGTTAGGTATATCAAATGTGGTTGTTGCATATTTTTAAATTTTGTTATCCTGAATGTATGTTGATTTAGCCGCGTCCTTGCGTCCGTTAGGCGTTCCTGCGGATCATAGCACCTATCCTTTGCAGTACTCCATCCTAAACTGTCTTGCAAGAAACTTATCGTTTTTGATAAGGTTTACGATTTCCTCCTCCGTATGACAGCCTTCCCAGAAGAGTTCGGTATGGTCTCCGACCCTGGCTTCATCTACAGAGAAAGGCACACCGTAGTTGGTGTAGGTTTCACCATGGTGTTGAACCAGGTGGCGACCTGGGTTTTTCCGGATGTTTTCTATCCAGACTTCATTATCACACTCGCACCATTTTTTGTATTCTTCTCCGGTCAGTGTCATATCAATACCGATAGGGTAGTGCCCGGAACACCCATTGGTTCCGAAATAAATAATCTTTGCCATAATTTCGCAGATTTAAAATAGGCTAGGCTGCGCCATTTCGAGCTGAATGCGTTTGCAAGCCTTGTCGTAATATTCTTTGTTCAGTTCAAAGCCGATAAAATTCCTCTTTTCCCTGATGCAGGCGATGGCGGTAGTGCCGCTGCCCATGCAGTTATCAAGAACGCACCCCCCCACATTGGTATAAGTACATATAAGATACTGGATAAGAGCTACTGGCTTTTGCGTAGGGTGGAAGGTATCGGCAGAATGTTCTTTATCAAAGCAGATAATGCTCTTTGGGAATTTTTCATCTGATACGATAGTAGGCACTTCTTTATGATCGCCATAACAACCTCGCTTTAAACTATGAGAGCCATCGCCCTTTCGATGGTTCCTTTGATGTGGTGCGCATTTTACCATCTGAGGATTGTAGATAGGTTGTTTCCGATAGAATACTGCAATATCCTCATGCGAGCGCAGAGGCATCTTGTTGGCATTCAGAAAGCCTGTTACCCGCTGCTTGCTCCAAATAAGATTATATTTCCAGAGTTTCGGCTGCGACATCATAAGTTGTGCGGTAAACATACCTTGGCAGAAAAGAATAATGGCTGCATTGGGTTTGGTTATGCGCAGATATTCCTTCCATAATGGCTCAAGCGGGATAATACTATCCCAGCCACCGCCCTCACTCTTTTTATTGAGAACGCCATACGGCAAATCGCAGATAATGCAATCCACGCTTGCGTCCGGAATCTTTTTCATTCCTTCCAGGCAATCCTCATTATATATCTTATTTAATTCCATCCTCTATAAATCTATTTTTATCAATTAAACCATTTAAGAATAGTTTCTCCTTTATACCCTTTTTCCCAGATAAACCAGGCGTAGGCTTGGGCACTACCAGCCATGGCATCGAAATCCCCATTGGCAGCACATTTTAGTCGTGAACTGCTTACCCATACCCTGCAAGGTGGCTGCGTTCTAAACAGATGTCTTCTTTTTTTTCCTTCAAGGAAAGTAAGTTTAAGGAACATAGCAACCTTTCTTCCTTTCGGAATAATCTGCAAAGCCTTTTCCACAAACTCCAACGCAAATCGGTAGGGTGGATTGGTAATAATATCTCCATCCCATTCTAAGTTGTCGATGGAAAGGAAATCTGCAACCTCACCATAACCTCTATCTATCAAGTCACGGCTGACTACATCGTAGCCATGAGCCTTTAACACTTTGCTAATATGCCCTTCTCCGCAGGAAGGTTCCAAAATTACCCCCCCCGTAAACTGCTCTATCTTACAGAGCCATTCGGTAGCTGCGGGTTCTGTGGCATAGTAGTCTTCTTTTTGGCGCTCACAATCCGTGTGATTGCTTGCGCCCAAAGTCTTAAATACGGCAGCTTTGCCGCCTACCCAGTCTTTTGCCATAAAGCCTATTAACTATAAATTATTAACTCTTAACTTTCCCACATGCCATTTCGAGCAAACCTTGCACTGATAAGCCGTATATCCGGCAGCCATGATTTTAGGGTGCAGGTGCAGGAACTCGCAGGCTTCATCCTCACTCTCGTAGGCAACCTTGGCTTTCCAGCCGTGGCTGCTTTTCCTCGTCCAGTGTTCCGGATCAGGACGGAAGGGAGGTATCTTGTTGGGATGATGATTTCCGTATCGCTTACTCATCGGCTGGCTCCTCCTTTATTTCTTTAGCCTGTTTACCAGCCTCATTCTCTTCCATCACCTCTTCCATGTAGTCGAAGTAATCAGGAGCCTTCTCCGGAGTAGCATTCAGACTCTCCTCATCGGCTATCTGCTGCATATCCTTCACCGTCAAACCGTACTTGCGAGCCATCTTGCGCTTATACTCATCAGTATAGTTGATGCGGTCGTGTTTCACGATGCTTACATCCTGCGTAATGGCAATGCGGCTCATATCTGGCATCTCATCCGTAGCATCCTTATCCTCCGCGAAGTTGCCATATACATTAGCCAGGGCTTGCATACCCTTATCCACCGCGCGGTCGTTGTTCTGCTGTTTGCCCGTGCGGATGAGCCATTCAGCGCTGCTCAGATACATCGCCTTGTGGCGAGGACTTTCATCGGTCTGGAAGAAACGGATAATGTGGTTGCAGACTGCCACATCATTATTCAGTTCCGTAACCGTGCGAGGTTTGATATTTCCTTCATCGTCAATATCAATATGCAGCGCCATCACCATTTCCTGCGCCTCTTTGTTGCCCTGTCCTGCCTGGTTCACGAAGAGCGTATAGTCGCGCCGTGCGATATTGCGGCAGGTGGTACGCGGGTCTATATCGTTGTTCTGCACCCAGCGTTTGTAGAACTCAGCACAAATCTGCATGCGGTACCGCTGTTCCAGTTTGGGGAACATCGTCTCCATGCTGAGACCATTTGATAGCCACTTGTCTATCCTCTGCAGGGTGTTTTGCGTTAATTGGCTCATTCCTTATTAATGTTTAATGTTTAATGTATAATTGGTGGGGCATCGAAAAACGAATTTTGTGTTATTCGTGTCATTCGTGTTCAAAAACCCCGAACCCCGAAACGCTATATGGTAAGGTCGATACCAAACTGACCTTCCAGGAACTTCTTGTAATTGGGTTTACCGAATAGCGGTCCGTTCACTTTTTCCCATTCTTTACTGCTTGGATAAAACGCATTATGCGTAAACCATTCATAAACGCTATCGTATCTTCTCGTTACCGAAGAATTAGGATGCGCGTCTATATATTTCTGCCCGGCACGCAGGTAAGCCTTCGCTATGCGGGGATGCTTCTGAAACTCGATAAGGCGCTTGCGTCTTGAGGCCAGCGGGCAGCACATGCAGCCGAGTCTTCGGGTAACGTCGATTTGCCCCCCCGTATCATAATATACTGGTGCCAACTTCAATCCTCTGTCGAGAATGAAATCTCTCACGTCTTCATTGGTCCACTCCAAAATAGGGTAAATCAATTCTGCATGATTTTCCTCTTTCTTTGCGCCATAATATCGGCATTCGGTAGGCTCGTTATATCTCGACTTCCGTTCTTTGCTTTCAGCTCTGCGTACACCGATAACGTTTTTACTTAGAACCTTATATTCTTTTAGAGCTTTGCAACAGAAGCGATAGGATCGTGAAGGGAAACCGTGTTTTGCGATAAGCTGAAAGAAATTCTCTTTAGGTCTGATAATTTCCACACCCATCTCCTTCACGTGGGCGATAGTGCCAGGTGGGTCGATGGTGGTATTCTTGTATATCGCCTTGTATCTGATACCAGCTTCCTTGGCAAGCTGCAGGATCACATCACTATCCTTGCCGCCCGAATAAGCCAGTTCTATCTCTCCATCGTACCTTTTCTGTACGCTTTGCAGGAGTCGGATAGACTGCTCTATCTTTTTCTGTAATTGCTCGTTTATCATTTTGCGCCTTTTTAATTTCTTTATCTGCCCACAAAATTACGAAATCTCCCCTAAATGGTTGGGACAACCCCCGAACTCCCTCATCTCGAAATAACACCCCTCTCGCCCCGTCCCTTGCGATTCCATCGCAGGTCCCTCAATCCCTTTTGTCCCCATCTCTCAATAAAAAACCGATACCTTTGTATCGTATTAAAAAACATAGGATAACAATAAAAAGAAAAAAGAAATGCAAAGTTTAATTCCAACTCTTACAAGGTTTCTTGCAGCCATCATCGGCTTAGTGTGGTGTACACTGGAACCATCTCTTAACTACATCGCCGTATGCTTCTTCGCCCTTATCTGCGACTGCTACACGGCTTGGCGCTGCAACTGCCGCATCTATTCCCGCTACCGGGAGGCTATCAAGAAAGACCCTCGATGCAGAATCGATGGGAAATTGAAATCTAAGAAAATGGCAAAGATGGTGAAAGATTTTTCTGTCCTCATCCTTGCGATATTCTTAGCCACGATGGTAGATACCGTCATACTCGATTTCCAGAACCCTCTCCATCTCGCCAACTATCTTGCCGCCATTTATTGTGGTGTGCAGCTCGTGAGCATCCTCGAAAACGAGAGCACCTGCAATGGGGCACCCTGGGCAAGAGTGATGCAGAAGATTGTGGCCGATAAAACCGAAAGGCACTTCAATGTGAAGCTGAAAGACTTGATGAAGGAAGCAACAGAAGAGGAGGATAACAAGGAAGAGGCTACTCCGGAAGAGGATAAGAAGAAAGAAGATGATAATGACAACTGGATTCCGCAGAAACCGGCAGACCCAGTAATGGGCATGTAATGTGCCAATATCTCTTAATTTCTGTACGCTATCAGTTAATAATGTGTTAATAACCCTTTGAATTATGACAATATCAAATGTTTTGGAACACTGGGCTACGATCTACAAGCCCTTATCCCACGACCCGACAAGCAAGAAGCTGGAGGATCAGAGTTTCTTCCGCATTCGTGATATTGACGAGGAAAATATCTTTTCCCGCAACGCCAATATCATTCACTCTCCCTGTATGCTCTATCGTGTAGTGAACTCCGGAGAGTTGAAATCGGATAAGCAAGCCCTGATTACTTATCAGGTCTGTTTCCTTACCCGACTGAAAGACTCCTCTGTTACGTTGGGCAGATATGATGGCAGCAAATTGCAGGCTGCATCGGATGATCTGATGGAGTATTGTGAAGACCTTGCGTCCTATCTCACTCAGCTTCGCCGCACAGGTATTTGTCCTATCACTGGCAGAAACTTCAAGACGGAAGAGCCTAAATTGGGCATAGAATTATCATCCGTCGATATAGAGAGTTTTGCCTATGGTGTAAACCCTCTTTTCCGTGGTCCGAGCTGGCTCCTTGCCGATTGTTATTGGCAGACCATTCGTCCGCTATATAACTTCCAATGTGAAAAGGAGCAGAAATATATCATTCCTGCATCGACAGAAGGCGGAAAGGAGGGATAAGCTATGCCTATCAGAACTCAACCTATCAAATCGCCCTTTGCACCCCTGAAAGAGGTGGCAGGTGTATATCTGAAACAAGCCCTTCTCGATATAGAAGTCAACTTCAATACCCAGAAGATTTATCCGGTAGAGGTATATCGTGGCTACGAGAAGGTGAACAAATACCGCGAGGAACATGGCATGTGGTACTCTACGGGTGAAGGTAAGAAATCCTTTGAGGGTACGGTATATCAGGCTGATGAAAAGACGGGTAATCTGATGGTAGGAATCCGCTATAACGATTATCTCCGCTATGTGGATATTGGTGTAGGTTTGACGGGTGATCCTCGTGACCCTGCAGCCCATATCACTGCCGACAAGGTGGACCGCTCGAAGAAAGCCAAGTTCAAAACCCGCTACATCGGCAAATGGGATAGAAGGGCTGGTAAATCTCATCGTCCTGCCATCATGCGCACGGTGAGAAGACTGAAAACGAGATACGAAAACCATCTTGCAGATTACTATGGCTATCAAGGCTTGTTGCAGATAATGAATGCCCTGGAAGGTAAAGATGAGTAACTTTATAAGTATTCATATTTAAAAACAGAAACAAAATGGCAAAGAATAAAACAGAGGCTATCATCACGCTCAATGGCCAGCAGCCGCTCCAGGTACTGAAGCAGTTGCAGGAGGCGGCCAAGGGCATATCCGACCAGATAGATGCGGCTCAGGCAAAGCTGAAAACCCTGAAGCCGAACACTGATCCATATAAAGCCCTCGATGCGACCATCAAGGATTTGAAGAAGCAGTATGATTTGCTGGCTTCTGCGCAGATTAAGGATATTTCGGCCAATGAGCGTTTGCAGAGCGTAGTAAACCAGCTTAGTAATACTTCACTTCGCAACCTGCGCCGTGCATTGGGCGACGGCAAGCGTCAGCTTGAAGGCTTGTCAGAGGCAGAACTGGAGCAGGCTAATTCCATCCGCGAGATGATGAAGACAGTAGGCGACCAGATACGTCTGCTGGAAGGAAAATACGTGAAGATACGCGAGGGATTGGCAAGCATTGGTACGCAAAGCGATCAATGGCTCAGTAAGGCTATTTCGCAGCAGAAAGACCTTATGGACTATACTCGACGCGGCACGAAGGAATATAAAGAGCAGGAGCAGGTGATGCAGATGCTCACCGCCGAGCAGAATAAGCGCAATGCTGCCATTTCTGCCGAAGCTACTGCCAAGCGTCAGGCTCAGTTCAAGCAGCAGGTAGCATCGTCAAGGCAGATGCTTTCCTCTACCGACACGATGAAGAACCATTCGCAGACTGAGATCCAGACTGCCATTAATACCCTGAAACAGGCACAAGGTCAGAGTAATATCGGTGGCAGCGAGTGGAAACAGTATGCTGATGAGATAGCTAAGGCAGAGGAGCGGCTTGCATCGCTTGCCGGCAAGGTGAAGGAGGTGAAGCAGGTAATGTCTGAAAAGGATGCCAAGGACACCATTACCTTTATGGATAGTCATACCGAAGGTGAGGTTCGTGAGGCTATCAATACCCTCAGACTTCTTCAGGCGCAGACGCATATCGGCAGCGAGGAATGGAAAAAATACGCTATTTCTATTGCAGATGCGGAGGAGGGCCTGGCTAAACTCACGGGTAAGGCAAAGGAGGTAAAGGAAGAGCTTTCGCTTACTGAGACTAATGAGCGGATGAAGACATTAGGTCAGCAGTCTGAGCAGAGTCTGCAGGATATGCTCAGAGTCCTTCAGGAAGCCAAAGGTTCAATGGAACCATTCTCTAAGGAATGGGAAGACCTGGCTGCGAAAATCGACAGCGTAAAGACCCGAATGGCAGATATTGCCAGCAACTCACCTTTTGAACGTAATTATGATACCGCTCAGAAGATGGCTCGACAGGATGGATTGTTGGATAAAGAGGGCTACCTTCGCAGTCCTACTAAAAACGACCTAGAATGGTCTAAGAGTTACCTTCAGAAGGAATTGGGCAACACTTCTCCTTTGGAGACTATCAAGATAGCGGAAATAAAGGAAGCTCTCGGCATGTTGGATGAACGCCTCAGTGTGTTCAAAGATAATGCCGATAAGTCTGCCATGTCTGCCGAGAAACTGAATGAGGTTCTTAGCAATATGAAGACTGCATCCCTCGATGATTTGAAAGCCGCGTCTGCCGAACTGAATAAGCAACTCGGCAAGCTGGCTCCGTCTTCCGATGCAGCCAAGCAGGTAAAGCAGCAACTGCAAGCCCTGGATAAGGAAATCAAGCAGGTGGAGGATGATGTTGTTGATGTGAATGATGTCATCGCCCGCAGTAAGAAGGGTAAGGCTTCTATCGAGGAAATGAAGAAGGCTTACAGCCAGCTCGAAGCAGAACTGAAAAAGGTAGAGACTACTAGTAAGGATTTCTTTGATAAGCAAAAAGAGTTAAAAACACTGCAAGCAAATATTGATAAGGCGACAGGCTCAATTAAGATTCAAAGTAGCGCTTGGCAGACCGCATTAAAGAACTTGACGGCGTATATGGGTCTTTTCCAAGCAGCAGGCAAACTGAAAGACGTTATGACCTCGGCCATTAAAAAGAATTTTGAGTTTTCAGGTTCTTTGACTGATATTCGTAAGGTCAGCGGCTTGGTTATGGAAGATGTCAATAAACTGGCCAAAGAGTTGGCTAAGATTGATACCCGAACCTCTATTGATGGTCTTGCCCAGCTTGCCTATCAGGGTGCAAAACTCGGCATGGGTAAGTACGGCGTGGATGGTATGGCTCAGTTTGTTAAAGCCGCTGATAAGATCAATGTAGCCATTGGCGAGGAAATGGGAGAGGAGGCGCTGCCGGCTCTTTCTAAAATGGTAGAAACGATGGGTCTTATCCCGAAGATGGGTATCGAAAAAGCGATGCTTGCTACGGGTTCGGCTATGTTCAAGCTGTCTTCTACTTCTACCTCTACATCTACCAATATCGTAGAGTTTGCCAAGCGATTGACCGGTGTAAGCCGTACTGCGGGTATCACTACCGACCAGTTGTTGGCCCTTGGTTCTGCATCTGATTCTCTCTTCCTGATGCCGGAGGTGAGTGCCACGGCGATGTCTAAGTTCATCGTAGCCTTGCAGAAGAACCATAACCTTATCGAAAAGGATTTGGGCATTCAGCAGGGCACTATCAAGAATATGTATGCTGCCGGGCACGCTATGGATGCTATCGTCTTGGTACTTGAGAAGATGCGTGACAAGGGTAACATGAATGCTCTGGGCAGTATCTTTAAAGACCTTGGTTCCGATGGTCAGCGACTCGTTACCGCTATGGTAACTATGTCGAAAAACGTAGATGTACTGAAGGATCATCTCTACGAGTCTAGGGAGGCATTCGAGGAAGCTACAGCTGTAACCGATGAGTACAAGATGCAGCAGCAAAGTGCCATTGGTGTTCTCGAAAGAGCCAATAATCTTTGGGAAAAAGCGTTTGTCAGTCCGGAAGGAGTAGATAGCGTAAAAGCTCTTGCTGACGCCTGGTATAGCGCATCTCAAACGATATTGCAGAGCCCTTTGTTCAACAAATCTATGGAGGCTTCCATTGGAGCAGTTGTAAAATCAGTTCAGCTTCTCGTATGGGCTTTGCCTTCTCTGATGTATTACTTGGCGGGTCTGGGTGTATATAAAACGGCAATATTCTTCTGGGAAATGGGCAAGGCGATTAAGGCAGCCGCAAAAGCGCAGGCTGGTTTTAACGCTGTAACGAAAGCCAATCCTTATGCTCTTATCGTAAGCCTTATTGCTACCGTGATAGGTTACACTTGGGCATTTGTCAGTGCAAAAAAAGCGGAAGCTGAAGCTACAGCGGAGGCAGCACGCAAAGCCAATGCCTGGAAAGATAAGTTGAAAGAAGCGCAATCTCAAACTGATACGCTTACCCGAAAACTCCATTCTTATAAAACTACACTCGAAGCCCTGAATGTGTCGCAGAATGCCCGAAATACGCAGATAGCCCGATTTAATCGTGATTTTCGCCAGTATATCTCTAAGTTGGGTATCGAGATCAAGAGCGTGAGCGATTTGAAGAAGCATTATTCAGAGTTGGCGCAGGAAATTCAGCGTGCTACCTATTATCGCCTTCGTGAGGAAGCTAAACAAAGCGTAATGCCTTCCTATCAGATGGATCGTCTGAATGCGGCTAACCGTATCAAGAAGGAACTTGATAAGCTTGGTCTGTATGCGGGTGGTTTTACCCAGAAGAACGTGATGGACATGTTCAATAAGGGTGCAAGTGCAGGTTGGATATGGCAGAAGATTATCCAGGCAAACGAAAAAGATGCCAAGCAGAATAGTTTCCGTTTCAACATGAAGACCGGAAATTATACCTATATAGATAAAAATGGAAAGACTGTTAAGGTTAACCCTACTGGCTACAAAGGATTGCTGTCTTCGCTCGCTCATTTTCAGAACGCAACCAAGCGTGAAACGAATAAGGATAAGGAAATCAATGATTATTTCAATCAAGTAGTTAATCTTGATGGCTATACTCCTTGGGTAGAAGATACTCCTGGTACACTCGAAAATGAGGCACCCGATAAGGATGCCATCGCTGCTGCGAAGCGGGAGGCACGTGAACAGAAGCAGGCACTACGCGACCAGCAGCGCTCCTGGCGTGATGAGCTGAAACAGAAGCAGGACGAGGCGAGTGCTATCATGGATAACGTTCGCAACTTCTATGAGCGACAAATTAACGAGAAGCTATCCCAGGCAGTAAGCCTCGGAAGGGATGAGACAGAGCAGAAATTCTATATAGAACCGATAAAGAGACGTATGAATGAAGCTCTTGCTCAGGTGCGCCTTGCTATCGCTGGTCAGGCTAACACCTGGGAGGAGTTCAAGAAGACGATGCATAATGATCTTGTTGAGAAGACCGATGAGACTGGAGTGAATCTTTCTCAAAACCTCCTCACTTCCATCCAAAAGAATAACGTTGATGCACTTCGTGAGAAGATGGGTCAGTTGGGTAACAGCCTGAACCGACCGATGAACTCCATCACGTCTGAAATCTTTGCCAAGGCTACCAAGAATCAGCAGGATAATGTGAAGTTGGAGGCTCAACAGGCAGAAGCCAGACGGAAGATAGCCCGAGAGAACAACTATACGGGTGCCGTGCAGCAGGGCGTGTACGATGATTTCAATCAGATGGGCTTCGCTAACCCAACCGATTTTGAGTTGGCTGATGAAGAATCTGCAGAAAGGCGCAAGAAACACATCATTGCCATGTACGAGCAGGCAAGGAAGCAAATCGCCAACCTTTATACTGTTGATGTCAGCAAGAAAGAGGGTAGGGGATTGCTGATGCAGATACTCTTTGGTGATGATCCTTATGCGCTCGGTGCCCGTATTCAGAATATGTTGGGCGATAATGCGGAGGACTGGCATGTGTTCTATAATAAACTCATCCAGTATTCCGATGAATATACCGAGGCTCAGAAAAAGACCTACGACCAGGCAAAAAAGATTGCCGAGCAGATGTGGAAGGTTAACCAGCGCAACCTCGCCAACCAGGAAACTCTTCGCAAGATGCAGCAGGAAAGTGCGCTCTTCGGCAAGCGAACCAATATGTGGTCGAACCTCGGTCTTGGTGATCTCACCGCCGACCCAGAGGTGGAGCTGATGAAGATGAAGATGCAGATGGCAGAAGATTATTATGCTTTCGTTTTCAAAAACTCACGCAATAAGCAGCTCCTCGATGAAGCTGACAAGGCTCGGCAGGAGGCAGAACTTGCCTATGTCAACCAAATGGCTACGGCGATGAAGAACCGCCTCTCACAGATGCAGCAGCTTGTGCAGCCTATTGAAACTTTTGGCGCAGAGGTAGGTAAGGCATTTGCCGAAATGCGCTACGATGTAAGCAGCGCACAGGAAGCTATCAAGAACGCTCTGAAGTCTATGCTTGAGTCATGGGCTAATATGGCGCTCAACGATGTGAATACGCAGATGTGGAAGGCTATCAACGATGCAGGTGCCAAGCGAGCCAAGAAAAAAGCGCAGCCTGGCATTGAAGCAGCAAGAGCCAATGCTAATGCCAATGCCGTGAAGGAAGATTTCTCTAATCTCGGTACAAAGGCGAATCCGATGTATGTGCGACTGGTAGATGAGGGAGCATCTTATCTTACTCAACAGCCGCAGTCTAACTTCGAGAATCTGCCTCCTCAGCAGCCGTCTCTCGGTTGGAATCCTGATGGTTCGCCTATCAACCCTAACAGTCCGGCTGTTGTGCCTCCATACGCGCCCCCTGCAACCCCCGAGCAGGCGAATAAGCAAGAGCAGGGCAATGGTGCTCCTCATGCGTGGGAACATCGCAACCGAGACAATGCCAATGCGTTCTATCAGGATGCCGCAACGCAAACGGGTGCGGCAGCAGCCGATGCTATCGCAGGTGGCGGTTCCTGGTCCGATGTCGCAGCAGGTATCGGTGGTTCTTTCATCGGTGGTGTGATGAATACCGAGTTCAAGACTGGCGGCGGCAAATCTAAGGAAGACAAGGAGAAAGCCGAGCAGTTGAAGAAAGAAAAGAAGCACCAGAAGGAACTGAGCAAAGAGGTAAAGAAGGGCAATAAGGATCGCGAGAAGGCAACTACCCAGGGTGTTAAGAATATCACAGATGTAACTGCTGCCGGAAACAAGGAGCAGAACGAGGGCACTAAGGTGGCTTTGAATGCAGGTATGGCTATGACTCAAACGGCGCTCACTACCAACCTTGCCAATACTCAGGCTAATAATGAGGCTATGGCTCAGTCTGATGCAGCCCGTACCCAGTCGGAAGTAACCTTCTCTATTGCTGGTGCGATGGCTAAGTGTTTTGAGTTCCTAGGTCCTATCGCTGGTCCTATCGCAGCCGCGGGTGTGATGGCTACCCTCATGGGCTTACTCCAGTGGGCACTCAATTCTGCCTTCAGCGGCGGCAAGAAGAAGAGTAATACCAATACCGCCAACACCAAGCTTGTAACTGGTATGCTTACCTATGATAGCGGTAACGTGCAGGATTTGAAGCCATTTGTGGCTGATAATGGTGAAGTATATTGGGCAAAGGAAGATGATGGCAAGCAGATGCAGGGTGTGAAGATGCTCACGTCTCCAACCGCCACCACCGTTAATGGTCAGCCGTCTCTCGTAGCCGAAAGAGGACCGGAAATCGTGATTGGTAGGGAAACTACTCACGCCATGATGATGAATAACCCAGGCTTGCTAAAAGCACTGGTGAACTACGACCGCAACTACTCAGGAAGAAACTCAGCAAGAAGGGCATTTGATAACGGCAACGTGGGTGATGTTTTTGCAGCAGGCACGCAAGCAGGCAATGGTAATCTTTCGTCTGGCGCGTCAGCGGCAGACGACCTGGTTTCCGCAAGCATTGCAAGTAATGCGGCGCTCCTGCAAGCCGTGAATGCGCTCATTCAGCGCCTGAATGAGCCTATCAACGCCAAGATCAATATGTTTGGTCGTGGCGAGCTGTATGATAGCCTGAATAAGGCTAATCAGTTTATGAAGAATAAATAGAAGAAGGTTTTGTTGATTATTAGTTGTTAGTTTTTAGGTTAATTAGTTATTTGTTTAGTAAGGCTGTTTCGCTGTGAAGCGAGGCAGCCTTTTTGCGTATTTTTCGGTCTGAGGTGTTTTTCTCTCTAATTCCCTGATTTTTTGAACTTTTAGGGGTGAATTAGGGCAAAAAGTTCAAAAACTACTCCGTTTTCACTACTACCCTACAAATTTTTCGTGTATTTTTTATTCCCCTAAAAAGTAAAAACCCTTTAACCCTAAGAAGAAGTTGGTAGCATCAACGGCTTTGCCGTAAACATCAGACCGATAAGTACTTAGATTGGGATATGGAAAGGCAACTATGCGGCGAAATCCCCCAAAAATAGCGAAAAATGCGTATAAATCTCTTTTCTAATATTTTTTTTTCACCATTTCTTACGTATAGAGTAGAAGAAAATCAATAAATTTTTGGTCTAAATGTAGCAAATCGGCTGATTCAGCAGAAGTTAGGCAAAAATAGAAAATCACCTTTTAACGGACTATAACAGGTCTGTGCATGGTCAATTTATATTTGTTAACAAAACATGGTCCAACCCATTTTTCTGTTTACCCTTAGATTTTTGGACTTTTTGATGCGTTTTTGAACTTTTTGAAGGAAATGGTCAAAAACTGGTCCATTTTTGAAAAACACCCTCTGTGCCCCCGTCCCCAGCAATTCCATCGCTGGTTCTTCCTCTCAAACCTATATTAAATGTTAAAAATATAACTTATTTCAAATATTATATAGCTTACCTATACTATTTTCGATTTATTTTTGTATCTTTGCAACAGATTTTATATAATATAATATATGTAAGGTATGTTTGATGAGATATGTTCCATCTATCGGGATGCGAAAGATGCACTCGGAAGATACGTCGATATGGAGACGGGCGAGTGCATCACGCAGATGTTTATCCGTGAGTTCTGTCTTACGGATAGGTGGAAGCCGTATGTAGAGAAGCTGAGAGCCATGCGGCAGGAATTTGGCAGCAAGGCGAAGAAGATGTCGGAGTACATCGAAACAAAAAAGATGCTTCCGGGAGCCACACTGAGCGGTCTCTTCCGTCTTTACGAAGACGAAAGCCTTACCCACCCAGGTCAGCGAGTGATGGTTTCCCGAAGAGAAACCCACCTTCAGCAGCATACTGGATGGCTCGCCATCGACATCGACCTTCAGGACAATCAGCAGCTTACCAATTTCGAGAATATCCGTATGGTGACTCGCTTCCGTCCGGAGATAGGTCTGTTGATGCGTTCCTGTTCGGGTACCGGATATTTCGGACTGGTTCGCCTGGCTTATCCCGATAGGCACAAGGAGCAGTTCAAGGCTATCCTCAAGGAATACGCAGCCCTGGGCATTGTGCTCGACAAGCAATGCGGCAATATCGGACGTGTGCGCTTCGCCTCATGGGATGATGCCGACCACATCTATATTAATACTCATGTACAGCCATACCAAGGCTTGCAGATGGAAGAACCGCAGGTGATACCACAAGCAAGACCGATGTATCAGCAGCGAAGTTCGCAATCTCCGAGTAACGCCTCCAGTGTTTACGGCAATGGCTACGACAATAAAGCCTTCTGGAATGATCCTCGCACGCAAGACCGCATCATCGAACTCATCGTAAAAGCCTTGGTGAGCCGAAACATCAACATCACGGAAAGCTACGATGAGTGGACCAAGGCAGGTTGGGCATTGAAGGCGCATCCCTATGGCGAACGTCTGTTTCACGAGCTTTCGGCATGCAGTCAGAAATACAATGCTGCTCAAGCATCGCAGAAGTGGCGACAGTTGGGCAGAAGCACCACCGTGAGTTACAATTACCTCATCCACGCCTGCAAGGAGAATTTAGGCCAAGGAGAATATCACTCTATCCTGCAGCAGGTATGGAGGGAAAGAGGCTAATAAGAAAAGTTTTTTAAATACGTATAAGATTATGGCAAAGAGAAATGTAAAAATCCCGAAGGGGTCATGGCTCGACCAGAAAGGTCAGCGATGGATGAAAGTAATATTCGATGTAATGTCCGGTTTCGGGGGGGTGAAAAGTTCATCCGTCAGATCAATTTGGACTTCACCTGCAACTTCGATTTCGGACTGAAAAGATATGTAGTTAATATGGATGATTATGGTAATCTGCGAAACGTTGTGTTGCAGAAATACCCATCGCTGGCGAGGTATGGAGCCTTCCGACTGGTGATGACAACTCATCAAGTAAAATGATAAGATTATGAAATTGATAACGATTATTGGTCCCTCTGGGGCTGGCAAAGACACGGTAGCACTTATGCTGTCTGCCATCCTGGGATATGAAGTGCTTTGTTCCTATACCACCCGACCTATGCGTGAAGGTGAAGTGGACGGCAAGGAGCATCATTTTGTCAAGGAATGCAACGTCCCTAAAAGCGAAATGCTCGCCTATACCCGATACGGAAACTATGAGTATTGGACGGAGAAGAAGCAGGTAGATGGTGCAGCCATTTACGTCATCGACGAGAAAGGACTGATGGAGCTGATGGAGCGCTGCCCGAAAGCCAAGATCATCACCGTCTATGTTTCGGCAAAGCCGGAAACTTTGAAGAAGCGCGGTATCTCCGAGGAACGTACCGACAGAGACCAGTATCGTGTTCAGATTGATTTCAACAGCTATGACTATGTGATACCCAACAACCGCACGATGTTCCATCTTTGGGACTACGTTGCTTTCGTGGCCAAGAAAATAAGAGAGCAGGAATTGGGCATTCCTAACCATGCTGTAAAGTAAGTTCAAAGTGAATATCCAGTACCGTTACAATACAGACTGAGTACAGACTGAGCATAGATAGAATAATATATAAACATCAAATAAAGAAACAATATGAAAATGATAATTCCTGGTGTTGAGTGGTGGCCTCAGAAGACCGCCGCTCAACAGATTGCTCGAGTAGGCAGAGTTTGCTACAAGAGCAAAGGTAAGCAGCCTGACGAGAATCTTCCTGAAGACAAGAAAGAAGATTTTCTGGAGAAACAGGCAGTAAAGTTGGCCAACCGATTCTGGGAGAGCGGTCACCGCTCCATGTACCGACATGGCACCCTCTATTTCTTCGTGAAGAACGACAGCAAACTGCCGAAGCATCTTTGGTCTTTCCTCATTGCATCGCCATATATCAGCTATGCAGTGCAGGAAAAGAAGGTATGGATCAGCAGCAATATGCAGTTCCTTTGCGAGTACGGCAATATACTCGAAATGCTATCCCCATTCAATGTGAAGGAAGCCGAGTTTATCGAAAAGGCGCAGAAATATGATTGCAAGGAAGCACTCAATCTCCTCCGAATGACGCTGGTGGTGACTACGCAGATCAGCACCAGCCGTGAGTTGAACCGCACATCACCTAATAGCATCAGTGAGCAGAGTACACGCTATGTGAACCTTGAGAAGAAAGGTGGCGTGCAGATTGCCCGTCCCCATTGGTTGTTGTACGAGGGCACCCGCTGGCAGAAGTTCCTCTATTTCACCGGCTGCAAGATTTCCGACTGGCTCTATCGTCGATTGCTGAAATCGGGCATGAAGCCGCAGGATGCAAGAGGCATTCTTCCTCTCGATACCTATACGGTAGTAGCTTACACCTACACCATCACCGAGTGGCAGCATATCCTCGACCTCCGCTTCAGAGAAACCACCGGCAAGGCGCATCCTAACGCCAAGGAAATAGGTTTTGAGATCAACCGCATCATCAGTGAGAGAATGGAAATGTTCGAGGCTCAAAAGAAATAAGATAATCGCCCAATAAGGGAGATTATGATTAATAGAGCCTCTTATGTCTCTGTTTTATGACGGTTTCCCAAATTGCAACTGTCATAAATGGAGCCTCCGTTCCCAGCGATTCCGTCGCTGGTTCGTACAGAAAAAAGTAAAAAAGCAATAAAAAGCAATGGGAACAAAAAACAAGAAACAACAGCAGCAGGCATTTGCCAAGCGTGAGCAGCAGATCAGAAATCTGCCGACCATCTATACTTTCAACTTCAAGGATGTGCCTGCAGAGCAATATGTCAAACCATTGGAAACTCTCTTTTCCAATGCCGATTTCTATAATTTGATGGAGAATCGTAACGAGATGGTACGTTCTGCTTGCCGCATTCCTCAGAACTCTCCTAAGATGCCCCTGCTTATCAAGGCTATCCAGGATAAGGATCTGAAACTTGCCAAGTAGGTATATGCCGCACTCGTACAGATAAACCTGCACAGCAAGGTAACTTTCGATTTCCTCAATTTCGGTCAGTTGCTCCGTTATTACGTAGATTATTCCAAGCCTGGCATCCGTGAGACGGTTTCCCGCCTTTCCGTCAATCTCGACAAGATAACTTTCTATGCCGATAGTCTGGAAGACCTTCTTAACCAGGCAAGAGCGGATATGAGAGAAATTTTCAATGGCACTACCGAGTTCAAGCAGTTTGATGGTGTAGTGGAAAGCCTGAAGCAGTTGGAAGGTTTCTTTAATTATTCTCGCACCAAAGACATCAACAGCAAAGATAATGACCTTTACTGCGAGTATGCCGACAGCATCAATGCCTATATGGAGAAGCGAATGCAGACTTATTCGGCAAAATACCGCAAGCTGCATCCTCAGCTCCCTGGCTTCACCCAGGATCAGATGATAGAAGCCCTCAACCTCTTCTTCGAGGAGAACGGTAAGTTCAATGAGAGCTTCATCAGTACTACCGAGAGTGGAGGCAAGTATATCGATGCCGTAAAGCTCTCCTTCAACATCGACGAAGAGCAGACCAAGAAGCTCGATAAGCTGGTACAAAAGCCGAAGGAAGGCAACTCCATCCAGAAGTATTGCCTGAACGTTACCGATGCAATAATGCTCTACTATGCCCAGCAGAAAGGCATCGCCTTCGCCTAATCAATAAAGTAAAAAAACAATGCCAAATATCTATCTCCGTCTCCCAACCTCCCGCTGCCAGTTCTTCCGGCATCGCGATCCCAAGCTCACCCTGGCAAAGGATGAGCCGGTAGTGTTCAGCAACTACTCGCACGAGCACTTCATCATGCGCAACTCCCTCATTAATGCCCCAGCCCGCAGCAGCCGTATCGACCTCGGCTGTTTCTCCCAGCAGCAATGGTGCAATATGCTCACGGGCAGGCACCCTGCCGGAGGCAAGGTGATGATGCGCCGTGATGCCGGAAGCTGGCTCACCTTCCGAGAGGTTCAGCAGCTCAACGGTCGCCTGACCGACGGCAAGGGAGCCAATGATGATTACCTCTGCATCCGCTTACCCAGCGAAGTAGAGATTGTCGATACCGTTTATTCCGTAAAGCCTACCTTTACACTCGATACGAACGGCATGCGTGCGCTGGCGGTCTCACTCAACAATGATTTCAAGCGCAGCCTCGTAGAATGGTCGCTATCCACCTTCGACTTTTGTACGTCCAAAGGCAGGGTTATCGCCCGCTCCCATAATGCCATGCTGGAGCGGTACTTAATGCGATATGGTATAGAAGCCAGCGAGGAAGAGAAAGACGTATTGCGCCGCATCATCGGCAGGTGGTTCCGCACGGAGCACTGCTTCTTCAAGAGCTATTCCTGTGTGGATATGCAGTATAAAGATAGCCGTGATAAGCCCAATCGCATCGATGAAGTGCAGTGGCTATGATTTTACACCTTATATAATAGGTGTTAATTCATAATATAATAAACGTTAAATAATAGATAAATCAAGGAAACGATATGAAATTACCCGATAGTTGCAGAGAGTTATTTCTTGAGGGAGTAACCGATGCTTATTTTTATGCCGTAAGGGATAGTTCCGTCCCTATTCCCTTCCTCATACCGCTGATATTGCAGATAAACGGATGCAAGTTTGCCGGCGAAGCACTCCATGTTGCCACCAGTGAGGGCAATAATTATGTAATATCTGATGGCATCACCGCCAAGCAGACTTCTTCAGAGGGTGGCAACGGTACCGTCTTCAAGTTCGAGATTACCGCCAATATCCGTGACGGAAAGGGGAATATACCCGAAATCATCAAGAATATGCACGGAAAGGACTATTATATAGTCTTGCGCAAGCAGGATGACTCGCTTTATCTGTGCCATACGCTGCCTGGCACCTTCGGTATCACCGATTCCGTAACCAGTCAGAACGATGCTGAGACCCGTAGTATTACGGCTATCTGTCAGGCGATGTCGGAGTTTATTCCGATAACGATTTCTTAATTAGTTACAGAAAAATCAGTATCTAATTATCTTCTAGTTTTTTTTAAAAAGCTTATATTCATAATAATGTTAAATTAGATTTGAGTTTCAGCCCTGCCGTCCGTGAGGATAGCAGGGTTTTTTATTTTCCCCTAAATCATAGCTATTTCGGCGTATAGGCTTATTTTGTCCCTATACGCCCACGCATTTCCATTACCTTTGCCCTCAGAAAATATCAATAGTCTTCTAGCATAATAACAAGGTAAGGAGATTTGTTTTCAGGATAACGATAACATACATTAATTTTTAAAATTCTATTACCCACAATGAAAGGTCTTTATGAAATTCTGACCGAAAAGAAGTGGATGATTTCGCCTGACTTTGTTCACGGAATTAGAAAGGCATTGGAGCAGAATTTGAATGCGCATGCCGTATATGAACGCCCAGCACCTACTTGCGGCTTCGTAACCGTGAAGGTAGCCGATGGCTCCATCTATTACCCGGAGGAATATCAGATTTCCGAGGATGGAAAGAAAGTGAGAAGTCAGTGGGCATTGGAGGATGAGAACGAGCAGACCTTCCCGTTTGTTTCTGTGCTCACCGTCGATGGTCCTATCACCCGAAATGGTGGCGGTTGCTCGTATGGTTCTATCGACCATCGCAACATGATGATCAATGCGGCCAATCATCCCCTCTGTCGAGGTCACATCTTCATTATCAACACTCCTGGAGGTTCCGCTTGGGCAAAGAACGATTATGAGCAGGCTATCAATTATGCCCGTTCGCAGGGTCAGCCAGTCATCGCCTTCATCGATGGCATGTGTGCATCAGCAGGTATGTATCTCGCTTCTCTCTGCGATGAGCGTTACTACATGCACCCGAAGGACGAAATCGGTTGCATCGGCGTGATGGCATCCTTCTACACGCAGGCCGATGGTAGCAAAAACCAGTTTACCGATGAAACTTATCACGAGTTGTACGACCCTGAGAGTTTTGATAAGAACCGAGAGTTCCGTGATATTGCCAATGATGGCGATAGCGAGAAGCTGGTAAAAGAACTTGCCGAGTTAGGCGTGGAGTTCAGAGCTGACATCAAGAAAGCCTGTCCTGCTGCAAAGGATGAGCACCTTCATGGTAAGGTATTCGATGCCGAGGAAGTGAAGGGAATCCTGATGGATGATCAGAGTGATTTCTTCTCTTGCGTAAAGCGTTGCTTCGACCTTTACAATGGCGCAGCCGAGCCTATCGTCAGAAAGCCATCTGATGATGATGATGAAACCCAAGGCAGTTTGAACGAGCCATCCGACCATCCGGCACATGACCCTCAGTTGGAGCCAGACAAGGATTCTTCAGCAAAACAAGAAAATCATCAACATACAAACACCAAAAATCAAATCAATATGGCAAAGTATTCAAAGATCAACGCCGCTTGCGGTATGCAGGATGGTCAGCAGATTGAGGTGAAGGAGGAAGGCGCATTCATGAATGCCCCATTGCTCGACACCCTCGAAGCTCATCTCGCATCGCAGGAGCAGGCTGTGGCTGATGCCAAGCAGAAAGCCACCACAGCAGAGCAGAGTCTTGCCGATCTCCAGGCAAAGCACGACGCACTCGCTGAGACCATCGCCCAGAAGGACGAGGAAATCAAGAATCTGAAAGAGGCAAAGGCTAAGGCAGATGAGGACATCAAAGCTCTCAACGACGCTAAGGCAAAGACTGATGAGGAGAAGGCAAAGGTAGATGAGGAGTTGAAGACTGCCCAGGCTTCACTCGCTACCGCCCAGCAGACCATCGCCGACAAGGACGCTCAGATTGCCGAGCTGAACGAGAACCCAGGTGAGGAGCCAGCACAGGGTGCAGCACCTCAGAATAACGGTGAGGGTGCAAAGGCTCAGAACCTCCGTGAGTTTGACCCATCGAAGTATAAGACCAATGCCGAGCGCAAGGCAGCTTTCGAGCGTTTCAAGCGAGGCGAGGAGTAATCTTCATTTTTTCATTTAATTTCATTTCATCTTATTTAAATTTTAATTATTATGGCAAATCTTCCTAAAGATTTTATCGGCACATCAGCTCTTGAGCATGTAGCCGAGCAGGTGGGCAAGGAAATCCTCATGGGCCCAGGCTACACCGATGCAGAGGAAATGGATCGCCTCGGCATTCAGGTTATCAGCGGTGTGCAGTTCAAGCGCACCTTTAACATCTTCCTTCGTAAGGGTGGTACCACTCGCCGTAAGGACGTTCACACTCAGGTGAGCAGCCAGGCTGGTTTCATCAAGGAGCGTACATTGACAGTGAAGCTTACTTGGGACCACTTTGACGATAACATCGATAAGTACTGCGAGACACCTTTCGGTACAGACGCACAGGGTCAGTATCCTCTCGCTACCCAGGCAGTAGAGGCAATCCTGAAGGATTACGCAGACAACCTTACTGCTTGCTTGTGGTTCGGTAATATTGACCTCGATAACGGTGACAAAACCGTTCCGGCAAAGGATCAGGCTCTTGCGCTTTACGACGGCTTCCATACCTGCGTACAGCATGATATTGAGGACGGTCTTATCTCTGAGGCTAACGGCAACCTTATCCAGTGCGATGCCATCGAGGAGCCAGCCGACAACAATGACTCTACTCCATTCGACAACTTCATCGACTGGTATTTCAAGTGGGATGCCCGCCTGCGTAAGCAGAAGGTGAAGGTCTATATGAACGAGGCTACTGCCCGCAACATCGCTGCCGGTTATGCTAACAAGTATCACGGCAACTTCAAGGTAGAGACTGAGGCAGGTGACAATTTCAAGTTGCCAGGTTACTCTAAGGTAACCATCTGTCCTGTATCTGACTTTGGTAATGGCGACCGTATGTACGCTACCGTAGAGGGTAATTTCGTCTATGGTGTTGATACACTCAGCAACAAGACTTTTGTAAGTGTTCGTGTAGGCTCTAAGACAGACCACAGAGACATCTCATTCCAGATTCAAAGTATTCAGGGAGCAGGTTTGTTGGTGCCATTTTCTAGCAGCCTGGCCGTCAGCCCAGGTAAGCTTGAGAACCCAGGCTACAAGGCTGGTGATTACACCGACTCTAACCTTACCATCACCATCGCGAAGAATAGCACAGCTGATGCAGGCGAGATTGATGGTAGCGTGAAGGTTAACGGTAAGCCTTACACCGATCCTGTTGACACCAACGCCAACGACGTGCTGACTCTTGAGGCGGTAGATGGCGAAACTAACTTCGCCTTCGACCACTGGAGCAACGGCAGCAAGGATAAGAAGATTCAGGTAATCGCCACCGGCATGAGCCAGGCCTTCACCGCCTTCTTCAAGAAGAAGGGTTAACCCTCCTGCCCCGCCCCCAGCGATTCCATCGCTGGTCCAACAGGCAAAAAGGCAGTCCTCTATAAATCCTCGGCGGCGGTCTCCTGACCTGGCGGAATATGGCTTCCGTCGCCATTTCGTTTAATCATCAAAAAAGATACAATTATGGCAGAAACTGTAACATGCCCAGAGATCAAAGATTTGCTTTCCGAGAACGATTGCTTGGAAAACTTCGGCGGTCTTGGCGTAAACGTATATGTCTTTATCAAGAGTGAGCTTGCTGCTCCTCTCTCACCAGAGAAAGGTAAGAACACCTATGCAGCGCTGACTGCTGCGTCCTTCAAGAAAGGTAAGGGTCTCTACAAGTTTGAGTGCCAGGATGGCGGTCAGGGTCACACCTGGGAGAACCTCGGTTTTCAGAAGGGTTTCAAGCAGACCTTGGACTACGTTCTTGAGAGCGTAAATGCCGATACTGCTTATGTGGCTCGTGGTCTCAATAACCTCAAGTGTGGTTATATCATCGAGGATGGTGATAAATCAATCATCGTTTACGACAAGCAGCACGACTTCAAGTACGACTCCGGTAATATTAAAGGAGACACGGGCAAAAAACCAGAAGATGATCGTGTAGTTACACTGAGCGGTTCCATCAGTCCGACAACTTTCGGCCGTTATGAGATTGCCGCACCAGAAAGTGGCTGGGATTCTCTCTGCAACGGTGCAGGCACAGCGGGGGAAATGTAAGCGGAACTGACAAGAGCGATACCAATTCCGCTTCCCGGCAGTCATCTAAGCGGAGCAAGCAGGTAGCATCTATCAATGATGAAACCGCTATGCTTGGCGAGAATGATGAATAATCGCTCACCTATCCAATGAGTTCCATTGGCAATTTACTCTATAAATCAAAGCCTCGGTATTGATCCTTAGTAAAATAAGGCAAGATACCGGGGCTTTTCGCATTTAAAACTGCACATATCTTTCATTTTTTAATATCTTATCCCATAATTAGATTTTTTTATGCAAAATGCGTTTCCGCATAGAATATTTTTCTTATTTTTGCAGCATAAAATTTTAATTTATATAGTGTAACTAAAATAGTAAGAGATTATGGAGCTAAGACATTTACGTTCGTTTGTGTATGTGGCAGAGACGCTTTCTTTCAGTATCGCCGCCTCCCGATGTTTTGTCACCCAATCCGCCATCAGTCAGCACATCAAGGCTCTGGAGGATGAACTGGGATGCAAGCTGCTGATACGCACATCGCACAGCATCATGCTCACCGAGAACGGGGAGGCACTTCTGCCACGTGCCAAGGAAATACTGAAGTTGGCGGAAGACTGCAAGGAGCATATCAATGCACTCAACAACTGCATGACTGGAGAACTGCGCATCGGTGTAGGTTCCTTTATCGCACCCTATATCCGTGTGGCTGCACTTATATTCATGGAGCGATACCCTAACGTAAGGGTGAATGCCGAATTTTCCAAGGCAACGAGCCTGAACCGCCTGTTGCGAGACCACATGCTGGATCTCGCTTTTACGATGAACGAAGCCTATACCAACGAGGGCATCGAGAGCCATCCCTGCATCCCATTCAGCATTTGTGCCATCATGCGAAACACACACCCTCTTGCCAGGAAAGATAAGGTAGCATACGATGACCTGCTGAAGCACGGCATCATCATGCCCGATGTAGGCGAACGTGTTTTCAACACTTTTCAGCAATATTTGCAGAATGATCTCACCAAATTAAGCGTAAAGTGTATCCTCAGCGACCCCGACGAAGACCTTGCCATCATAGAAGATACTCACCTGGTTACTTTTATGCCGAAGCTGTATCTGAAGAACCACCCTACCCTCATATCCCGTCCTATCCAGGGCATAGGAGAAGAACTAATGAGCAATGCCCACTGGATGAAGGATGTACCTATCAAACGTTCGGCACAACTCTTCCTCGACATTATCAGGGACGAAGCCATTCCGTATATCAAGGCTTTGGAAGAAACCATGTAGTTTGGTACCAAAGTACATTTGTACTTATGTACTTCTGCACGTTTGTACTTTTTCTTATTTGTCTATTAGTGTTCCTGCTTCATGATTTATCCGCAAGAACATCTAATGAAAATCACTTTTCTGTTTACTTCATTCCTATTACCTTTGCATGTGATTCCGATATTGGAAGAATTTAAACACAAAAACTATGCAGGTAAAAACGAATGATGGCAACTATGATGTTGCCAGCAAGGGATTGGGTAATACCGCCCTTGGACTTGGTATCGCAGGTTTGGCTACAAGTTTGCTGGGTGGCGGTGCATCCTTGTTTAACCTCGGTAGAGGCAACAATGGCATGACTGCCAATCCGAGTGATCCGGATGCACGCTTCGTAACCAAGGGTGAGGCCAACCTTATGCAGGAGAACTCTACATTGAAGACTGAACTGGCTATCCAGAAGAGCGAGAACTATGCCGACAAGAAGATGGTAGAGATAACTCAGTATCTCGATGGTAAGCTGCGCCAGCTCGAAAACAAGGTGGATGCCAACAAGGATGCACAGCAGGCGGTCAACGCAGAGCAGATGGCATACAATGCCGCTGCCAACGCCAATATCGACGTGCTGAAATCGCAGGTGGCTTCACTTTTGAATGTTACCAAGATGATGATTCCATCGGGCAATGTTTGCCAGATGGGGTGTGGATGCGCTTGTAACCAGTAACCGTATTTTCGGATAAAAGGAAGAAACGATATGGATTACAAGAACTCGCAAATCCTGGCAGCGGTGGTGTCCGAATGGGCACGCCCTGCCATCTCTCAGATAGCGGCTGGCAATCTGATGCACTTGCCTATGCTCCAGTCTCTCCAGGCTACCATCGGCAGCATGGGACTGGTGAGCGGCAACTATTCTCTGCAAGCCGATATAGAACCGATGATTCAGCCTGTGGTCAATGCGCTTGTCACTCCGATGCTCGCCAAGTATTTCGGGAACATTCCAGAAGAGAGCATTCCGCAGATGGCGCACGATGTGGTAGAGCAGCTTCGCTACAAAGGACCGCTCTCTATCCTGGAGGGTGTGATAACCTTTGACGAGGAGGATCTTGACGAACTCGCCGACCTTCTTCAGAAGAACCTTCCGGTAGAGAAGACCCAGGGCTATCAGGTGAAGCATTAATGCGGCGGTGAAGTCGTCGCTCTATTAAAACAGAAAAGATTATGAACAAAAGAACAATTCCAGCCTGCATCATGGCTACGCTTGCAGTAGGTGCAACCGCCACTGCTCCCTATTATGATGTAAATATCACGCAGCAGCTCTGTGCTCCTTCATGCGTGGACGAGACTCCGGTTTTCAACCCTCAGTTCTCTGTAAAGAGTATTGACAACGTGGGTACTTCGCAATATCTCATAACCATTCACGTAGAGGGTGTTATCAGTTACGTGCCTTGCAACTGTGGCTCCTGCTGCACCCGCTCGCAGGTAGTAAGTCAGGATTTCACCATTCCTGTCTTCTCTGCTACGGCAATCACGAACGTTACCACATCTCTTGGCAGCGTGAAAAACCGTCTTGTCAAGGTAGCCTGCTGCTCCTGCAGCAAGACTTTCGTGTGCGATGCTCCGTTAACACTCACCATCGCATGACTATCCACCAACAAAAGGAAAGGTAAGAGACGATGAAGTATATTCAGTTGATAGATCAGGCCCGCGCTCACGGCGTGGCTACTGAGAAGAAGATGATGGAGGCGATGGAGCAGTTGAGCTGCGACCTCGCCTCCCTGGAGGAAACAAATCCGGAATTGTACTGGTGCATCCTCCGTCACCAGCACGCAGTGTTCTATGATCGTCATTACAGTGAGAAAATGGCCAACCATGATGTCTGCCATCTTGTGTACAGCAAGAAAGGTGAGAATGGTGAGTTGATAGGATCCGGCGCGCATTGGACAAAATCGCAGATAGTGAATGCCACCAAGAGCATGAAGTTCCGTGAAAAGGTGAACGATTGGGATAAATATGTTGCCTTTAATGCCATGTACGCTGACCTGTGCAGCGATATGACAGAAGATGAAATCATCAAGGCAGCTTATCTCTTCTATTTCCAGGATGCAGATTGGCAACCCGAAGAAGACGATTGTACCAAGATATGGGACTATATGTCCGCTCACGCTACGATGTAGTTTGTTTTGATATAGGTAATATGGATTTCGCACTAGCGAGTGCAAGTATTTAAAGTAAAAAGATTGGGATAACATTTTTTGAAGCCTCTTTGCGCCTGTAAAAGCCGCAGGGAGGCTTTCTTTGTCCCCTCGAATAAAATCGAAACCCCTATCTTTGCCTTCAGAAGAAATAAAAACTATAAAACAGAAAAGATATGGCAAAGATTCAACCTCTTGCAGATTTCATTCTCTCCTTCGAGGGAGGTTACGTGAACCACCCAAACGATAAGGGCGGTCCTACCAACATGGGCGTAACCCTCAAAACCTGGCAGACCCAAGGTTACGACAAGAATAACGATGGGCGCATAGACGCAAAGGACGTGAAGCTTATCACCAAAGCCGATGCTATCTCCATCCTTCGCCGTTGCTACTGGAACCGATGGAAAGCCGATGGCATCAAAGACCAGAGCATCGCCAATATCCTGGTAGATTGGGTATGGCTTAGTGGTACCCCAGGCATCACCCTCGTACAGGCAATGCTAGGAGTAACCGCCGATGGTATCGTGGGCAGCAAAACCCTCAAAGCGCTCAATGCCCAGCCCCCTAAGCAGTTCTTCGAGCGCATCAAGGCACGCCGCAAGCAGTATATCGCACGCGTCTTCGCCAAGCGTCCTAGCCAGAAAGAATTTGAGGCAGGCTGGCTCCGTCGCCTCAATGCCATCAATTACGGCAGTCTCATCACCAATGGTGGAATGGAAATAAGTTTTTAACAATAAATAGATAAAAGATTTATGGCAAGTTACAATGGAAACATTGACCTTTTGGCTCTGAATGGAGCAAAGGTCTTAGTAGGTATCGATGAGAAGAATGCGCAGCGTCCTTACGTCTGCATTCCTATCGATGTGAACGAAATTCGAGTAGATACATCAAAGAATGATGCAAGTAAAACTCAGGCAAAACTGAGAGTTAACATCTGGCCTTTCAATGAGGCGTATAAGAATAAGATTCGCCAGAGTGCTGCCGAGCGTGGCGATACCCAGGTGAGTGTACCAACCCACGAAATGCAGCTCTCGTTCTCCACCGAGTACGTCAAAGCAGTAGCCAAGGCATTCCCGAAACTCGTAGAACAGGTGAAGGAAGCCAACAAGGAGCGAGACCCAGAAATCGTAAATCAGGATTTCAACGATGAGAACTCTCACCTCTTCAAGGCAATCCGCACCCGCATGAATAAGCGTATCGCCAGCCTCTATCAGCCACAGACCGCTACCCAGCAGCAGACGTACCCACAGCAAGCCTACGGAGCCGCTGGCAACGCTACCGCCTATGTACCGCCAGCAGATGGAGGCTATGATTACTCTTCAATGCCAGGTTACGATGATCCTAACAGCGACCTGCCGTTCTAAAGGTAAAAAGGTAAAAAGAACCTTAACCCCACACGCCCTGAAAGGGCAGAAGCTCCTAGCCCAGGGCAGCACCCTGGGTATAATAGCAATCAGTAAGTCGCCCTGTAAGGGCAAAAGCTTTTTTACCTTTAAAAATTAAGAATATGCAAGAACAAATAAATCTTACAATTCCAAAGGGCTGGAACCAATGCACCCCTTCCCAGCTAGAGCAGATTGCCCTCATCATGCTGGAGCAGATAGAGAAATCCAAGGCAGACCGCTATCACCCCTTCGATATGCAGAAGGTGAAGATAGCCGTCTTCTTCCTTTTTGCGGGGATAAGCATCAATGCCTACCCCGACCCTCGTCTGCCCATCAATGAGCAGCACTACCTGGTAAGCATAGAGCCGCAGAAGAAGAGCCTCCTGAAGAAGCTCCTCTCCCTCTGTGCCCCCGTTCCCAGCGATTCTATCGCTGGTCCCCAGTCGGCTAGCCATTTCCCCCTCTACCTCTGGCAGCTCAACTATTGGCTCTCCCCGAAAGCCAAGACCGATGATAAGACCTCTCCTGAGTATATCGCCCAGGGCGCAGGTCTTCTCGACTGGCTGGATGCAGATAGCGGCAATTTCCTTACCCGCTTCCCCTATCCGATTATCGGACAGAAAGCCAAGTGGTACCGTCGCGCAAAAGCCTTCCGTGGTCCTAACCCCGACCTCGATGGTTTCTCCTGGCAGCAATACCGTTTCGCTAGCGATATGATGCAGACCTATACCAAGTTAAGCAACAACCTGGTCAAGATGAAGCAGATGAATAAGTTCACCGAGGAACAACTCCAGACGCAAGCTCAGAGTGTAGCAAGTGCAAGAAACATGTTCCTTGCCACCATCTTTAACACCACCACCCAGTACGTCGATCCGACAACAGGCATCACGAAGTACGATTTTCATTATGAGTCGAAGCAGTTCACCGAGAACGCAGGTTATTTCGCCAAATACCCGGAAGCAAACTGGCAGGTCATCCTCTTCTGGTGGAGCGGCATCATGCACACCCTAGCCCATCGCTACCCTCACGTTTTTAAGGTGCAGAAGGTAGATAATAAAAAGCCGCAAACCCCGATGGAAATCTACACCGCTACCACCGCCACGATGCAGAAGTATGCTGGCCTAACGGAAGATCAGGTCAATACTCAGTCCTATTCCCTCGTTCTCGAACATCTCGAAAGGTTGTCGAAAGAGAATGAGGAAATGGAAAAGATGAGGAGAGGAAAATGATGATTATAAAAACAATAAGATTATGGAAAGAAACAACAGACTGCCTAACGTGATATTCTTATCATCAAAGGCTCTTGAAATGATAGAAAGTCAGACAACAGAAGATGTAGTTTGTCTTGAGAATGAAGCAAATGGAATAAGCATCAAAAATGCGTCCTTGTGTGATGCCGACACGGATGAAACTGCAGAATATCGCAACATTGCTCAACTGAGGCACCCAGCCGAAGAAAAACCGCATTGCATAGGGTCGCTTCTCTGTTGGCGACGCGGGGGCGCAGCGTTTGTGCATGAACATTTCGACCACGACGAACAGAATTGGCGAATGTTTATTAGCAAATACGACGTGCAGTATTATTGTTATATTGCCAACTTGGAGCCTGACTCGTTCTTTTGATTTATATATATATGGTTAGACAACAACCTTTGAATGTTTGTATGGGTGGGGTGGCCGTAACACTAAATACTCGATACGAACGTTTGTGTGTAGAGCATTTGATGTCTTTGGCTCATTTCCCAAGGACAGGAGTATTCATTGAGTATGATTAAAGATTTATGAGTCATAATACATTAAAAATAGAGAAGGATAAATTCAGAGAACACTCTGTAATTTTATCTCGTTCAACCGTAAGTGATACGGTTGTAATTAAGTGTGGTTCAAAAAGCGTGTGTTTTGAGCAAGACGAATTTAAAGCGCTGGCACATCTCATGTGCTACGATTTCTATACACGAGGTATGATCGAGGAAGCTCAAGAACATAGCCGGAATGATGTTCGTCCATACGATATATATTCTACTTACGATATAGAAGGTTACGACGAGAAGATTAATTGGGATTTGGCTGTAGAAAATAACAGCAAATAAAATTTTCCAAGGACAGGAGTCTTCATTGAGTATGATTAAAGATTTATAGAGCAAAAACAAAGATGATAACAAAATTCAATTTCAAGGATAAGACCATTAAGTCTTATGCCATCCGAAAGCTGACACCTTTCGAGTGTTTCCGATTGATGGGTGTGCGAGATGATGTAATCCGCACGATGCAGAGTACCAATGCCGAGGCAGCCGAGCGTGTGCCCGGCTATAAGAGCAAGGGGAAGGCAGAAGATATGGCAGTATCAGCCAGTCAGCAATACAAGCAGGCAGGCAACTCCATCGTGGTAGATGTGCTCACAGCAATCTATCAGCAACTCTGGTACCCGAAAGAGCCAAAGCGTGAGGCGCAGACCTCTTTCTTTGCCGATTTCTTCCCAGAAGACCAACTCCCTACCTATCCGGTAGATAAGAACCACGGTGAAAAACTTATTCTCACCACCTTCTCCGGTTACGACTCGCAGTTGATGGCAGCCGATGTGCTCGCCCAGCAGCATCCTGATTTCCACTGGACGTGCGTAGGCTGGAGCGATATAGATAAGTATGCCTGTCAGATGCACAACCTCATCTTTCCGCAGTTTGCTGACAAAGCCTTGGGCGATATAACCAAAATCGACTGGCAACAGGTAAAGAATAATGTGGGGGGGCAAGAAATCGATCTTTTTACCTATTCTTCACCTTGTCAGGATATATCGCAAGCCGGCAAGCAGATGGGGTTGAAGGAAGGTTCCGATACCCGCTCGGCATTATTGTGGCGAGTAGCCGATGCCGTGGAGGTATTGCGTCCGAAGTATCTGCTTCAAGAGAATGTGGCAGCCCTGGTAAGCGAAAAGTTTATGCCAGATTTTCTGAAGTGGCTTGATAAACTTTCTTCTCTCGGCTACGTAAGCCGATGGGCAAGACTCAATGCCAAAGACTATGGTGTTCCGCAGAACCGAGACCGAGTTTTCTGCCTTTCAATGAGAAAAGATGTAGCCTTCGATTACCAGTTTCCCGACCCAGTTCCGCTGAAAAGAAAGCTGGAAGATGTGTTGCAGGAAGAAGTAGATACAAGGTTCTTCCTGAAAGATGAAGCCGTCAGCAAGTTCCTCCAGGCAAACGATAAAGACACCTGCGTCTTCCATCAGTTCGAGATAGAGCCGAGCCACAAGAATGCAATGGCATTGAAAGCCATCCTCACTCTTTTTGTAGAGGAATATGATTGCTGGAACCGCAAGCCTAAGAGAATGCAGGAGCTACTTGTTTCTTCTCACAAGGACATCATCATGCCGCTATTTAACGACTGGAAAGAGAACGGCAAGTTCGCAAATCCTAAGTTGGAAAGTATGTATCATCAGTTTTTGGAGAAAAAATGATTTACAGTCTTACCCATGTTGCAAAACCTTCGCCTATGATTAGAGGAGGGTATCAGCAGGCAGTAAACGTAACAGACGGAGAATGTGCAGCCACCTTAACAACTCGCTATGAGTCGATAGGTCCCACCAATATCTTAACGCTTGCACATTATCCCATGACAGTAGTGTTATATGAGTTTGAATAAAAAAGCTATCAATCCAGTATATGGGGGTATTTCGCTATCTCATACTATAAAAGCTAATTACTTTAAAATGGGTGTTCGCAATTTTCTCTTCACAAAACGTGATGGATTTGATGCGACAGGTATTATACTTGAGTATGCTTAAAAAGAACGTTCGCTTAGAACTGATGTATAAACGCGGTTTTCGTCCTTCTCACGCCCTATGGGTTGATACCTACAACAAGCAATTCGGGCAGGGTATCATCTATACCATTCTCGCAGGAGTGAGCAGCCGAAACCATTATTACGTAGCAGTAGAACTATGAATAGTAATCGCCCTATCATCCTCGGCTCTTATAGTCCATCCCAAAATGGCATTATCGTTTCCCCTAGCGGTATCGATTTATGCCTATGTGGAGGGGGCAAAGGGCATGATGTAGATAAACCGAAAATATTATTAGAGTATGATTAGAAAGTATGGTTAGCATCATAACAATCAACACTCCTCCTGGTATTCTGAATGTTATCACGGCTCACTACTCCAAGGATGGAGAGTCGAATATTCTTCCAAATACAAACTCGCAGACGAAGGCTGCGGCAATATTATTAGAGTATGAATAAGGTTATAATAGATAAAGGCAGCATTCCCCCTTCCGAAGAGGAGGAGGATGATCCTAATGATATGCCACCCCTCGTATTGATAGAATATGATTAAGATATTAGCCATTCACGAGGCGAGAACAGAGCACGCCAAGGAAGTACGCAAGCAGACTGGCACCAACGATTATCGTGATAAAGCCATCTTCTTTCGTGACAGCTTCCTGATGCAGTGCATCGGTACCTTCCACACGAAGGATAATCTCCTTGCCTTCAGATATGAATAAAGAAAAGTTATGAAAGAAATACATCCGATAGTAGTAGGCTTGCTGAATACGCCTCCATTTGACAAGCGCTTCGCCCAGATAAGGCGAGTGTTCGCTATCTCAGGTCTAGCACTTACTTGTGATACTTGTGGGGGGGTGGAACTCAGCCCAAGATACTGGTGGAGTATGATTAGACGAGTAACTGCATTTCCACCGTAACAAAAGATAATCTTTTATGGCAACAATACGAATAAGAACCTGCGCAAGCAGAGGCAGAGCCGATGGTGATTGGTATTCCAACCCTCACTCTCAAAGGCTCGAAATCGGAGACTGCATCAGTAACGCTATTTCCTCCATCGCCAAGGATTTTATGATCATTATCAATTATGAATAAGAAGAGGAGCATCCGTTCCCAGCGATTCCATCGCTGGTCAGCCTCCCTCTTTGTCCCCACTAAAACCATAAAAAGCCCTAACTTTACACTCAGAAACAAGAGAAAAAGCGGGTGTGCGTATATCGCCACCCTTCTCTCTTCCATCACATTCAGGATAACATATAAAAAAGAAACGCAAAAAATGGCAAGCAAAAACAGAAACAGAGTAACCAACCTGCAGCAGCTCCAAAATCGTAGTGAGGAACTGAAAAATGCAGGCTATGTAGCCGTTCGGCCCGATGCTTTTACGTCGCCTAAGAACGGCGGCAATAAGGTCTTTTCCTGGAATGACTACGTTCACAGTATGCTCCTTACCACAGCCGGAATGTCGGCAAGTGGTGGCGACGCAGGCGGTTCCGCAGCACGTCAGCAAGTCTCCACTATCTTTGCATCAAGCGGCGGCGAGAACCTGGGCAAACCGAAAGGCGTAGGTACCGAAGGCTTAGGCTTTATGGAATGGGGTATGGCAAACCGACTGCCAAACCTTATCTGGATGCTCTCTCGCATGTCGCCTTTCACAGCAGCAGGAGTAGATTACATCAAAAAAATACTGGTAGGTCGCGGTCCCGCAGCCAAGTATCATTACACCCAGTACGTTGGCGGCAACATCACAGAGAAATATATCTCCTACAAGAGTGCGGGAGTCCTGCTCCGTGGTCAGATAGCTGACCTGAAAGCCAAGGAAGAGGCAGCCGCCGAAGCCAAGCGCCAGAATGAGCAGCAGAGCCAGAACGGGCAGTCTCAGCAGGAGGAGTCACCGTTCTCTGCGGTTCAATCGCAGGTCTTATCCTCCGATGAAGAGGAAAGCGAGGAGATGAAATCCCTGAAAGAAGCCCTCCACAAATGGGAAGAAACCAATGCGCAGCTTCGTGATTTCCTGAAAAACAACGACCTGATGCAGACCTTTCTCGACCTGGCAGGCGATATGGCTCTGATGTCTCAGTGCTTTGTAGAACTCCAGCTCAATCAGCGTTCCCTCGACGAGAACGGCAAAGCTGTTCCTACTGCCCAATGGACCCCGAAGGTAATCGGTCTGAAGCATCGCAGCATCTTCACCACCCGACTGGAGCGCATGGACGAGAACTACCGCATCAACTATGCCTACGTCAGCAATCAGTGGCTCGACCCTTCCCAAAACGGCATTGTCGTGCAGAAAGAGGAAGACCGCAAGATAGCGGCTATCCCTTATCTCCCTACCACATCAGCCGTAAAGGATTTGCAGCGCAATATCCGTGAGGCACGTCAGAAGCAGGTAAGCCGCAAGAAACGCCCTACCCGCTTCATCATGTCGCCACGAGATTTTGGTGGTCCATACTATGCCGATGCCCTTTGGCATTCCATCTTTGCCGGCAGCATTTTTGAGTATGCCTTCACCATCGTAGATGATCGCCTCACCCGAAAGCGCAACAGCAATATCATCGGTAGAGTTATCTATATCCATCAAGACTATATCAGCAGGCTCTATCAGCAACAGGGCGAGCAGAAAAAGAAGACCCACGGCGAGATTCAGAATGAAATCTTTACTTCTATCAATACATGGCTCGCCAATCCCGATAATGCAGGTCAGGCGCTCATTTCCTCTGCCTTCACGGGCAGCGATGGAAAGGAACACAAGGCTTGGGAAATCGTGGAAATCGAAACCAAGGCAAATGATCAGGCAAATGCCGATAAGACCGAGCTGCAGGAAATAAGTAGTATCATCTTCTTTGCCATGGGTCTTGATGCAAAGCTCATCGGTAATACTCCTGGCGATACGGCATCATCGGGCGGTACCGACCTGAGAGAACGTTTCCTGGTAAAGCAAATCCAGTTTGCCCCCTTGCAGCAGTTAATGATACGCCCGCTGGAAGTTTTGAGCCGCTTCAACGATTGGGATGAGCACCTGGTGTGGCAGATAGACCGAGAGGTATTAACCACCCTCGATAACTCGAAGACCGGAGTGGCGAAACAAGAAGCCTCTTAACCCGCCCCCGTTCCCAGCGATTCTATCGCTGGGCCCATATATAATAACGTAAAAGCAAAAAAAATGATACTCTTTACGAATCAAGAACTCAGGCTTCACCTCCCCAGCAATGCCGTGGACGAGGTAGCCAACCTGCAGGGTATGCTCGACAATAGCGAAAAGGACTTCTTGAAGCCTCGCCTGGGAGCATCCCTATACGACCGTCTCTGCAAGCAGTATGCAAGCATAGAACCCTTAATATTCTGCGATGCGGTTGCTGATGGTACCTACGTCAACGACCCATGGAATGAGCTTCTGCTTTATGCGCAGCGCATGATTGTGAATGATGCGATGGCGCAAAACATCGAGAAGCAAGCACTTTCTGTGAATGGCTCCGGCATCAACGTAGCTTCCAGCAACGACTATGCCGTAGCCACCGACAAGCAGATAGCGCAGGGCAAGGAAAGCTACCGCCAGTCGGCCATGACCTCGCTCAATAACCTGCTTTCCCTCTTGGAGGGATGGGCAAAGGAAGTGAATACTCCTATGCCCATCGAGGCAGCGGGCGATGGTACAGAAGGAACAGATGAAGGAACCGATAGCGGCAAAGATGATGCAGACGAAGCCGAGAAGAAACGGCATGAAGCGATAGAGGAAATCGTAACCCTTTGGCAGGAGAGTAAGTACTATTACTACCATCGGGATCTGCTTTTCCCTACCTGCGAGTCTTTGCAGCCGTATCTCGATATTTACGGCAACAGAGATAAGTTTGTGCGTCTCATCCCTGATATGCTTTTCATCCAGAGTGAGTATCTGGAAGAGGCATTTGGCGAAGATTTCATTCCTCGCCTCTTGCAGGCTGATGAGAACGACAAGATGCTGAAGAAGGCACGTCAACTTGTAGCCGCCTATCTCAAGGAACGTACATCAGTTATCAGTTTTGATAAGCTTACCCGCTCCACCGCGCACAATGATGCCATTACCGTAAGGGAAAGCATTCATCGGTTGCTGAAGAAAGAGGAAGCCGAAGCGCAAGCGAAACTCGATGCAGCCAAAGCTGATAGCGCCACAGAAGGCGGCTCCTCCTCATCGACGAGTTACGCCTCCAGTGCTTCATCATCGAATGACAAGGGAGGCAGCGAAGGCTACGACAACAACCAAAAAGGTTCTCGTATCTTCGTAACCCCTATTCTGTGCTAAAAATATTCGTAATTTTCAAATAAACAACAAAAACAAGGATTTATGGAAAATTTATCATTACAGGAAATCATCAACATTTTGAAACCTGCCATCGGTGCAAGAATGCTTACCCAGGAGCAGAAAGATGCCTATGAGCAGGGATTGTCTCTCCTGGAAGGTGCAAGTAATGCACGCTCGTTTATCGAGAACTCACGTAAGTTTAAAGACTATCATCGCCGTACCCGACAGATGATCGCCTATCTGAATAGCTACAGCAGCTCTCAAGCCAACGCTGCATCATCATCTGCTGCCGACAAGCGACGTGTGGGCAGACCAACCAAGGAGGAGCAGGCAGCCTATGCCGAACTTCAGAAGCAGAAAGCCATGGAAGAGGCGAAGCAGTCTCTCTTCCCTAATCTGAAACCGGACACCACCGTACAGCCGCTTACCTATAATGGTATCGTAGCCAACCCTAATGGCGAAAGTATCGCTGCCACCATGCCAAACCTGATGCAGCTTCGTCCATTCCTCTCTACTGCCCTTCAGGAGCAGGTGAACACCGTGCGTGACCTTCGTAGCGAGATGGCAAGCAAGGCAGAGCAGGCCAAGACAATGGCAGAAGCCAATGAGAAAGCTATCTCACAGGGTAAGAGCGCCATCTACACCGAGGATGAGATTGCCGCTCTCGCCACAAGAGCCGTAGAAATCGAAAGCGATATTCTTCCGGAAATCTTTAAGGCTGTAGATAGAGAGATGGGCGAATGCTATCTGAGACTGAGCGAGAAGACTGGAGACCCAGAATACATCGCTTACGCAAAGAAGGCCTTCACCATCGACCCTCAGACTCTCCGCACTCAGTTTAAGCCATTCTATGAAAAGGCATTAGCACGCGACCCTCTTTTTGCTGAGCAGGTAGCCGAGAAGATTGCCAACGACCGCCCAGAAGTAAAGGCAGCTCGTGATGCAGCCGCCAAGCACAAGGCTGAAGCCGATGCTCGCATCAAGTATATCCTTCGTAAGGATAAGCTATCTACCCAGACGAGAGTGAAAGGCATCAAGGAGCGCATAGACCAACTTCGCCAGGATTACTCTGACATCGTGACCGAAGAGGAGCTTTCCGGCTATGAAGCTATTCTCACAAAAACTATAGAAGAAGCCAAAGAGGATGCCGAAGCATAAAAAAATGACAAAGAATAAAGAAACCCCCGAACAGCGCACGCAGCGTTTCAAGACCCTTTGCGTTAATATCCTCGCCCAGAGCGGCAACTGCCAGGAATCCCAGCATGCTTTCAAGAGCACGCAGAGCATTCCCGAAATGTGCGAGGCATGGCGCAAGTACTGGCACGGCTTAATCACCGAGGTACCGCAGCAGGTAATCGATGCTTTCAAAGCCGTATATCCGGAGTTTAAGGCAGATATTAACCAGGGCGGTATCTTCTATAATGAAGACTCGCCTACAGGTACCGTCCTTGTGGGTGATACAGACGAGGAAATCCACCTCTACTCTTCCCGAAAGATATACGTCCTCGGCAAGGCGCACGTCATTCTCCATAATGCGGCTACCGCCCTCGTGATGAATGAAGGCTGTAAGATAGAGTTATTGGATGGCAGCAAGGCAACCATCAAGGCAGGTTACGGAATCGCCCGGAATTATGCCCATCTGGTAACTTGCCAGGAAGCGGAATGCTACGACCAGAGTGTAGCCTTCATTACCGATGGCACCCTTCACGACCATGGGCATCAGAAGATCAATGCCTTTGGTACGGCAATGATAGATACCTTTACCCATCGCCTCATAGATTTATATGATAGCGCCAGGATAGAAATCAGAAAGTAAATATCAGAAAATAGAAATCAGAAAATGAACTCACATCTCTCTATATTAATCAATGATAAGCCTGTGGCGCTCCCCGATGATTTCTCTATAGATATAGAGGATCAGAACCCGGTATTCAACGATACGGAAATGTTCTCCTATCCCTTCTCTATCCCGCTAGACGGTAACCGCTGGCTCGTCAAAAATATAGAAGACGTGCATTCTGCCGTGAGAGCCGCGAACATGGAGCACCTGCCTACCCGTATCTATGCCGATGGATTGCCATTCCGTAGCGGTCCACTGATTATGCAGGATGGTGAGGAGATAACCAATTCTCTCTCTATGAGCATCAATGCCAGTACGCAGAGTTTCAGCGAGCTTATCAGCGACCTGCAGTGCCGAGATATTCCGGTGAAGGACCAGATTATCATCGGCGAGAAAATTGGTAATGTGAGGGTGGATATTTGGAGTAACCCGGTAGTAAAAGTCAACCTGCATTCCGATGGTAAGAAAGGTGGAAAGAATGCCACCGCCACCGTTACGACCGACCCATTGAGAGCTAGTAAGGTGCTGGAACCCCAGGCACTCGGTTTCTCCTATCCCGCAAGCTGCAAGGAATATACCTCTACTGATACGGCACACTATATCGGCGATGCCTACAACAAGAGTAAGAAATCTTATTCTTCTGGTGCGATAACAATCAATGTACCGCAAGAGACTGCCAACGGCAACTATATTAATACCTCGGCAGCCTATGACGAGACGGATGGCGCTGGCAGACCTGCTACCTACTGCAATGCCCGAATCTGTTACAAGCATCATGCCCTGGATGATGAAGGGAATACATCGAGTGACCTCATCAAAATGGATAAGTGCTCATGGACGAATGAAGACCTCTATCCTTACTGGGTGTTGGATGCCAAACGTCCGCAATCGGGCATCTGCTTCTATGTACTCTATTTCCTCGACTGTCTCTTTGCCTATTTGGGTGTCACCTTCGATAAGGATGCGCTGATGGAGATAGAAGACTTGAAGCATCTCTGTTTTTTCACTACCGTTTGCAGTTATGATACCCTCGAGCATCCACACCACGGTAGTTATTACACTGCGAGTGAAATTCAGAAAGCAAAGGACATCGTGAATAAAGAGGGCTACGTAAAAGGCTCGAATCCTGAGATGGAAATCGTGGCTGCTAAATCCGTAGGCGAAATCAAGACGGGCTTCTTTAAGGATCAGAAGCATATCAATTCCTGGTTGGAGAGCCGTGGCTGCGGCGGTCAGATTGAAATCACCAAGGCAGAAGATAAGGACGTGCAGGAACTCGACCTTACGCTGACTGAAAACGGTGTGGCTACCACCCGCCATATCCAGGTGGGCGAGGTAGTTGCTTTTCCTCCTGGCAAGGGAATGAAAGTAACAGGTATCACCATCGAATCGAATATCAAGAAGTTTGAGGTGCAGGCAAATGTGCTCTATATGGTTGCCAACAGCGAGAATTTCCCTGACGAGAGCGTAAGCACCGTTATCTCTTCTCTAGAAAACGCATTCGGCATCAAGTTCTCCTACGATTACGAGCAGAAGAAGGTCACTGCTTATCTCACCCGCGACGTGATGCGAAAGAGCGGCAGAAAGACTAGGGATTTCCACTGCGAAATCCATTCGATGATTCCGGTGACCGAGAAGATTACTGGTGTGCGTATGCGCTACTCTGCCGAAGCTGATGCCAAGGAACAGAAGAGTTATGTGCGCAATGCCAAGGGCGAATTGAAGGATTCCAGCTACGATACCGATTACAACTTCATCGACTATCCACTGCCCGATGGCGACACCAGCAAGATGGGTAGAACCGTCACCGATATGAAGTACATTGAGTTCTTCCATAACATCCATAACCCTGGTGATAAAAACTGCTACATCGACCGCAACACCGGCAATGCCTATTGTGTAAAGGTTAACAAGGAGGCAAAGACTTCCAACGAGTTAAAGCCAGTACTCTTCGAGGTAGGTCAGTTCAAGGGCGTGGAATATGGAGATTGCAGTGAGGAGAATGAAGACTTTATCCACGATATTTCCATTGATTTCACTCCGGTACCTTTCAACGATGTAAACTATTTCAAGGAGGTAAAGGCAGCCTATGGTTCGCATACCGCTGATGTGACTGACTTTGAAGGCAAGCCTTTGCTAAAAAGTGTAGTGCAGATTACAGAGGCTCAACAACCTATCCTCTGCGCTTATGTAGATGAGGATATGGAGCATGAGTTTGTATTGCAAGAGATTAACCAGGTTATCTCTTCTTCTTTCTGTGATTTCTACATGAAACAGAAATTAAAGCTCGTGGAAAGCTACGACCCTTCGGGCACGGATGATGGCAACTCACCCTTGCAGGATAAGTCACGATGGGGCTTTGCCATGGCATTAATGCGTGGTGGCGGTAGTGATGCCACCCTGCAACCCTACGATTATAACTACGACCATTTCGGCACATCCAAATGGCGAACCAATGCAGGACAGTATGCCCTGGCTTGCGATTCACTGGATATGATGGGCAATGTGTTTGATTATAATGGTGTGCAGGAAGGTGTAGGCACCGGCGAACGTTTCTCGCTGAAGATACGTGCCTTCAAGGAACCATCGTGGCTGAAAGATCCGAAGTATAAGGATTTGGTACTCTGCAATGCCGATGAGGTAGATGAAACGGGCAAGGTGGTAACTAAAATCCGCTCCCGTGGCTTGTTTGATACCTTTATTCTTCCATACGCCTATTTCCTTCTGAATAGGAAGAAGTTTATGGTGAGATGCACCACCACCGTCGCGCAAGTTGCCGATATACCGAATCACTGGCAGGATTGGTGGAATATAGGCGGCATGAAGTGCCTTATTGACAAGGTGAATACCACCATTGATGCCAAGACGGGTATGGGCGAAGTAGAGTTAACTGTGTACGCTTTGTAAAAGTAAAAAGGTAAAAAGACCCTTAGCCCCTTTGCGCCACCATCCCCAGCGATTCTATCGCTGGTCCAATAGTACGCCCTGAAAGGGCAGAAGCTCCTAGCCCAGGGCAACACCCTGGGTATATGGAATGTGGTTTATGTCGCCCTGTAAGGGCAAAAGCTTTCAGATAAAAAAATATGTTTTATAACATAAAAAGAATAATAAAATGGATAAAAAGATATTAATTACCGGAACCGGTATTATTTCTGCCATGGGCAAAAATACCAGAGAAGTTGCCATGAACCTTTACAAGGGCAAATGCGGACTATATCACGACAAAATCAGAGAGCATTATCTTTCAGAGTTGTGCGGTCGTGTGACTGGTTGGAAAGGAGACTACTCGAAAAAGTTAACTCGGACACAATTCAATAGTATGCCCTTGCATGGTTTTTTTGCCCTTGATGCCGTCTTTGAAGCTTTGAAGGAAGCAAAAGTAAGTGATGATTTCCTTCAGAACCATAATGTTTCCGTCATCGTTAGTAACGACTCTGAGTGTTACGAAACAAAAGAGGTAGTTCATCACGTAGATTATGATCTCAATAATAGATACCTGGAGGCAGAAACTCTGTTCAAAACCCTCAATTCCGCTATCAGTATGAACCTGGCAACCATTCTTGGCATTCATGGCTTATCACTTACCGTAAGCGCTGCCTGTGCTGGAGGTGGTCATGCCATCGGACTAGCAAAGATGCTTCTTGATAGCAAACAGACCGAGATGGTTATTGTGGTTGGTACCCAGGAAGCTACATCGCAATATAGCATGGAGGCATTCGATGCACTCCGTGTCTTCTCACCCGATAAGGTGCAGCCGTTTGGCAAAGGTAGAAACGGATTGGCACCATCTGGTGGCGCAGCCTGCATCATCCTCGAACCCTCGGATAGCCTTCGCCTGAAAGAAGAGAAGGTGCATTCCTTCGCTTCCCTTTCCGGTTATGGCTTTTCTTCTAACGGCAAGGCTATCACTACCCCTGATAGCTATCAGGAAGAAGTATCTATGCTGAATGCTATCGAGAACGCAGGTTTGGACGAAGGTATGATAGACGTAGTTCTTGCCCACGCCACCGGTACTCCGATGGGTGATGAAGCCGAGGCAAAGGCAATAGAGAGGATTTTCCCCATCTGCCCGAACGTAGTAGCCACAAAAGGCTTAACGGGTCACGAGTGCTGGATGGCAGGCGTATCGCAAGCCGTGCAAGCCGTGATGATGCTCACCTACGGTCGTCTTTTTGGCGCTGTAACCACCGAGGAGAATGCCTTCCCATCCCTCAATCTGGTGATGCGCCCGAAGTCCTATGCTCCTCACCATATTCTCTGTAACGCCTTCGGTTTTGGCGGTACCAATTCATCCTTTATCATCTCAAAAGCATAGTCATGAAAAAAGAAGAAATAACTCCTCGCATTATCGCCATCGTAAACAGACTGAAAACCTCGTGGGTTAACCACGAGGTAACTCCCTCTTCTAATCTCCGTGATGAGGTTCAGCTAGAATCCATCGATTTCCTCGATCTCATTCAGCAGGTAGAAATGATGTTCCACATCAAGATTACCCCCGAAGAGGCGAAAGATTGCAAGCTTGTTTCGGATGTAGTCAATCTCGTAATTAAAAAGAAAGAATAACATGGCAAAGAAAATTAATCTCACGTCGGGTTCCCTTTTTGCCGGAAACCCAATCACCTTCACCATCCAGCCCGAAACGCTGGATAGCCCCTCCTTCCATCGTGTCATCATAGAAGTAAACTTTGATAACGGAGGAAGCTACGAAACCGTGAAGCTCACGGTACCCGTCACCACCGAAGGCAATAATGTAGTCCTGGATGTCTCCTCTGCACTTCGCATCCCCCTCGACAATTTCCCGTACACCGCCACCACAAAAACCTTCCCGCTCGTAAGATGGTACATAAAAGCCTACGATGAGTATATGAACAAAAACGGCGAAGTGCATACCGGTGTAGGCGAGGTCTATTATCCCCAGAAGCCTGTCGCAGGTACCGATACTGACCTTCGCTGCATAGCAGGAGCTATGTCGGATATGGAGCGCATTCTATCCAATCCATCCCCAGCAGTAAAAGACTTCTCCCGAAAGCCAACTTCTATCCCCGAAGTCACCGTTGTAGGCGAATCCTTCTCCTACCCAGTCTCCTATGCCTCTTCACAGATGTTGGCATCCAGTACCGCACTCACCGCTCCTACCTCTTCCGAACAGAAAATCACAAAGGAAGGTTCGCAGACTATTGGCGGTCACGCCCTCTATGCCCTGCCATCCTCGGAAGCAGAAAACCGCAGTACCTTCCGCTTCATCAATGCCCGTGGCTGCCTGGAGAGCATCAATATCCCGAAAGCCTACAGCAAGAAGCTTTCGGTAGAAACCACCCCCTATACGATAGCAGTGCAGGAAACCTTCAACACCTTCTCCCGGTCCGCTATCAAGAAGCAGAATAACCGTGAGTCGTGGCTTTATCAGAGTGACCCCCTCGATACCGCCTGGCTCTACTGGTATCTTCACGAGTTTCTGATGAGTGAGCACGTATGGCTGAAGGTAAAAGATACCTGGCTCTCCTGCACCATCACCCAGGAAGACGAGATAACGATCAGCGATAATACCACGCAGAATATGTACTCCGTTTCCTTCACAGCCAAGCTCGACATCAACGGAAGTCCCTACCTCTAGCCAGTACGCCCTGCAGTCCTTATCATCGTCTATACGCCCTGCAGTCCTTATCATCGTCTATACGCCCTGCAGCCCTTATCGTCGTCTATACGCCCTGCTGCCCCTATCGTCGCCTATACGCCCTGAAGGGGCAGCAGCTCCTAGCCCAGGGTAACACCCTGGGTAATAGCAGCAGCATCAATGCGCCCTGAAAGGGCAAAAGCTTTTTTGTCCCCCCTAAAACCGCAAAAACCTTTATCTTTGCCCTATAAATGAATAAAAATCCAAACAAAAAAAATGGCAACAGAAGCAAAGAATACGAACTATTGGATTTCGAGCAGTGCGCTCTACATCCAGCTTAATGCGATGGGTGAGCCAGATTACATCCAGTGTAGCGTAGTCTCCGGCGCATCCATCCTCTGCTATATGCAGGGCATTCCGGGTCTGGAGTATGATGCCGGTCACAACTACCAGCGCTGGCCTCTTGCTGCCTACCCTTCCGTCTTCCCTGATTCCGAGCGGAAGTACATCTATGCAGCCATCCCCCGCACGAGCACCGCCGACAACAATACCGCCGTAGTGGTATATCCGAGCGAGCGCATCGACCTGTACGGCTACTCTATCGCCAATCCCGACAAGCTGGTAGGCGACGAGAGATTCTACTACATCTATCTGCAGGGCATCATCTCTGAAGTGAAGACGGATGCAGATGGCAAGACCCGCAAGCGTGACTGGCTCCAGCACGTGGATTGTGGAAAACTGAATACCGACGAATCCCTGTCGAGCGGTATCGATGGCACCTGGTGGAAGTATAATTCCGTCACCGATTCCATCTCCTTCCTCAAAACCATCCTCTCTGCCACCTTTGATACGCTGACTGCCAATGTCGCGAAAATCACGAAGCTATTCCTCGGAGGTAGCGAGTTGAATGGCGTAGCCGATGATTCCAGCCTGGAAACGGATAACACGAAGGTGGTTACTCCTCTATATCTGGGTCAGTTTGGCGTGAAGCATTTCCTGGCGAAAGACAAGGATGATGTAGCCCATGGCGTGATTACCTTTGAAAAGGTACAGAAGTTTCTGGCAGGTCTGAATGTGGGTGATTCCAACTCAGAGAACGGCGGCTCGTGGACTCCCGATGCAGAAGGTCGCTCTCATCTTATTACCGACTACCTGGAGGTGAGAATGAAGGCTATCTTCGAGGAGCTTGTAATCAAGAAAACCTCCACCATCGGTGGCAAGGAGATTATCTCTCCTGCTGGTGGCGTGGTGGCTCACAAGGTGGAAGAGGTTACTGTGACATATAATAATGTGTCACAGAAGGCTTATCGTTGCTATT